TGCTTCTCGTATGTATGTATGGGACGAGGCAAATCAGTGCGCATATTTTCTGTACGAAAATCCGGAAGAAAATCATATCGATGCATTCTTCACAGAAACAGATCGAACAGAAGAACAGAACTGGTTTTCCTTCCTGATGGATTTCAGATATTATAGAGATATTGGACTGCTGACATTCGATGCTTTGCAGACGATTGCAAAGTATCAGATACAAGCGCCAGTTCAAATGGCGCTTGTAAACGAGAAAGCTGCGGAATATGCAGACGAAACAAGCGTGTTGACTGAAACAATTGGTTCTGTAGACTTTTGCCGGCTTTCCTGTACAATCAGTAAGCCAAAGAATGGATATGTAACATTGAATCTGTTGACAGATGAATATCCGAAAGGTGTCATATACAGAACTGACTACGATAAGAAAGAAGATAAGCAATTCAAGTGGCGTGTCGCTACCGAATTGAAATCTAACGGTGATCCAGTACATGATGTCGCGTCTATTGTTTACATTGTATACGAAGGTGAACCGCTTATTTGCGAGAAATCATACTTAAAAGCAATAGATGACGAAGACAATCCGACGAAGATTACATTATGGATGCCCTCAACTGTAACAAAATACGTTGCGCAAAATTTCAGAGTATATCTTTTTGCGCAGCACAATATAAACGGTTTATTGGGCGCTTATGAAACTGCTGACGAAGCTACGCAGACAGCAATAGAATCAACTACGAAAAATGTAACAGTCAAACATCCTGTATACTACGAACGCGAAGAGCCTAAACCGTCGCTGACGATGCTTAACGGCTACGGCTGGTGGTGGAAATGGTACGACGACGATACACCTTCTAAAATGTATTTCAGATGGTCTGACGAAGGCGACACCAAATGGCAGCTTGTTACAGTGTCAAGCGAGGATATAAACAGTACGGAAGGTTGGTACTGGTACAATTGGAAGAAAGGTCTTCTGTGGCGTAAGGATTCAGGCATCTGGAGAAAGCGCAACGAGACTGCTGCGGACAAACGTCTTGCTGCGTTGTTCGGCGCAGTGTACGCAGCCGGACAAACAAGAGATAAATATAATAAAGGGTTGCACCAAAACTATACGTACACGGCGCCTACTGTTCTTCTTGCCGGCAACTATGCTTTTGAAAATGGATACGGTAGTTATTGGGTATTTACTACTACCGATACATTAAGCATAGGGGATACGCTGGTATACGACAGCACATTATCAACTGTTACGCAGACGGTTAATGGTGTAGAAACCATACTTGAAACCAAAGCTTACCGTTTTGATAACGTGACGTACCACGTTCAGAATTTGTTTGCCGATACAACGTTAGAACAAGGAACATTGAACCGTGAAACCGGCGCTGAAGTTGACAGCGTTTACTATCGCACTGGTTTTATGCGGGCTTATCCAAACACGCTATACGTGTGCACCGGGTACTCAGGAGATTTAAACGTCTATTACTATGATGAGAACAGACGATATCTTGGCTACGATGAAATAGACGGAGCTGGAGGTACGTGTACTTCTCCTGAAAACACAAAGTTTATTCGCGTCGTCAGCGAGCACAGTTATGTCAGCAATAATGTGAGCATGCATACGCTTGATGTTGCTGACAAAATTATCACTAAAGAAGACGATACGTATACTGTGTTGCATGGAATTGTAGGCAGCGGCGAACTAAAAGGCATTACTCCGCTTTCAAAGAAGTTTGCCGATACAGCTGACCAGGTGTATGGCGTTTTATATCCGGAGTTAAAAGCAGCTCAAGATCGTGTGACAGAGTTGCAAAACGAAATGACAAACGCTCTTGGCGATTTGTATCGCGAAGGGTATTGGCAAAAGAATGATTATGTTGACGGCGACGAACATAAACTGTATGATGACGCTCTTGACAATCTTGAAAAGTTATCTAAGCCTGAAGCTAAATATGATATAACATATCTTGATCTGTATGGCGCAGACAGAGACAATGCTGATAACAGTGCGGCTTGTGACAATAATAAGATTGTTTGGCCGGACATATTGACAACAAGCGCGGCTCATTTGATCGATCCGGAAATTGGAATCAATACCTGGGCTTTCGTCGACAAGACAGAAAAGTGCTATGACCAGCCCTGGAAGACAAAAATTTCAATTAACACAAATCTGACGACAATCAGTCAACACAGCTTCACTGATGTTATGACACATATTGCAGAAGTAGCAAGTGAAGCCAAAGGCAAGATGTCTTTATACGACAGAGCAAGCGCTATTACTGAGAACGGTTCTCTTGCCGCCGAACGCCTGGAAGGCAAAATAGACGCGAACAAAACGATGATTACAGGCGGGTCTTCTACTTGGTGGACGGATGACCGCGGCAATATGGTGTTCGTTTCCGCCGATGGCAACAGCGCGATGACATTGACTGGCAATGGTTTTGCGATAGCCAACAGCAAAGACGAATGGGGAGACTGGAACTGGAGGACCTTTGGTACAGGGGAAGGTTTCAGCGCCGACGAGATTGTTGCTGGTTATTTGAGTGCAGAGCGTATCCTTGCTGGCAGTATTACTGCCGCTCATTTGGATGCCGGTGTCGCCGGTGAACTTGATTTGACGGCAAACAAAAGCCTGAAGCTGATGGTTTCAAATCTTATTCAAGATACAGAAACAAAAATAGCTCAGGCGTTTATTAATATAACACCTGAGCAGATCGTCAGTAAGGTTGAAGAGTCGGAAACATTTACAAGTAAATACGCGACAAAGACAGATGTTGACGACGTGCAGATTGGCAGTAGAAATTATATAAGAAATTCACGGAACCTTATTTTTGAAGGCGTACATGAGGCAATTGCCGTCGATGACGCAGCAAGAGTTGGTACGGCCATCGTTGGCGTATCTAAGGTTGCCAGCGAAAATTGAGATTAAGGAGGCGTGAATATGAGTAACGAAAGAACTGTATGGGTTACTGGTGATAAAATTATTGCCAGTAAATTAAATAACACAGGCGACAATATTGAAGCGTTGAAAGAGGAGACAGAAGAGAACTTTGAGAAAATACGCCATGAGTTAGATACACAAAAGGCGGACAAAACTGAGCTCGCTGATTTATATATTCAAACAGATTACTTGACAAGGCTCGCTAAAGAAAATAAGAAAATTAACGACGAGCTTAACGAAGAGTACTCAATGAGAGACGAAAAGATAGCTGCGCTGTTTGTCGATAACGATCGAATAACGAGAACGTTTGATGGGATACAATCTGATATAGCGGAGTTACGCGATCACGTATATGAGCATGAAGGCGAATTAAACGAGGAGTCTGAAAGTTTTATCAGAGATCTCGCTGACGTAAAAGCAAACAATGTTGAAGTTGAAAATATAGCTATAGACGTCGATAAAGCGAAGCGCAACATAGAAGCTTTGACAGAAGAGGTGCGAAGAAAAGTTGACAATGAGCCTTTCTCTGCGCTTGATGCCGAAGTAGATATAATACAAAAAGACGTTGAAGATCTGAAACACGTTAATGATAACATCAGTATTGAACGCTTGAATGTAGCTGTTGATCAAATAGAGACAGCGCTTGAAAACAAGGCAGACAAAATGGAAGTAGGCGCCAGCAGATATGGAGAAGTTGGTCAATTATATCTGCAGGTTGATGAAAATAAACGAGATATAAAGCGTAAGGTAGGCGTAGATCATTTAGCTGCAGAGATCGGCGCATTACATGTAGAAGCTGATGAATTAAAACGAAGCAACCTAAGTCAAGATTCTCTTATCAGCTACGTTAGAGAAGGTTTGTTGACGGCTAACGACAACATTGCAGCAAAAGTGTCTAAGCCTTTTGTCGAAGGGCAGAGTGGCCAATTACTCAGCACAAACGGCGACGGAACAACAACATGGATCACTCCTTCTCCAGCTTCTGACGAACAGATTGGCACAGCTGTTTCAGATTGGCTCGACGATCATCCTGACGCTACAACGACAGTGCAAGATGGTTCAATCACTATAGATAAACTGAGCCCAGAATTGATTGACACAATCGAAACATCTTCTGAAGCCAGAGACGCCAGCATATTGATAAACAGTATTCAATCAGAACTAATCGCGCAGAGAAGCATTGAAGATGAAATTCAGAAATACCTATTGACATTTGAAGGTCTACACGGAAAGCTTGAACAATATGCTGGAATGTTTAACGGCGGCGAGGGGATTGGCTTTATATTTTTTACAGATCCGCATTGTATTGATATAACGTTTAACAAAAGCAATGAATATATGTTGAAGAATTTGCGAGAAATTCGTACGGTGTTTGAAAACAGCCCTGCAAGATATATATTATGCGGAGGGGACTGGATAAACGAAAAGTATACATATAATCAGGCGAAGTTATATAGTGGCCGCATTGTAAACCTAATGCGCGGGTGGCTCGGCGAACGTTCTTACACATGTGTTGGCAATCACGATCTTGGTTTTACAACCGGCTCTTCGAGATATAATGCGTCTGATGAAAAAGAGTTGGCCAACATGTGGTATGGAAAGAATGTTGGGTACTTTGTAATAGAAGACGGTAATGCAGACTGTTATGTTTTAGACAGTGGCATTGATAACGTCGATGGTACTAATCATGTTGTGCTGATGTACGAGTATAGATGGATACAGCTTGATTGGTTCGCAAACAAATTATTGACAAACACATCCAAACATTTATTCGGCGCGATACATATTCCGCCAATTTTCCCAGATACATCCGGTGAAACCGAAAACCCAATGACTATTAATGTTTGCGCAATAGCTGACGCATTCAATCGTAGAGCAAGCATTACTATAAACGAAAACACATATGACTTCTCAGATGCGACAGGTACTTTTCATTTTATGGTATGCGGGCACATACATAGTGATAGGAATTGGACATGCAACAATATTCCTGTGTTTTCGTCACGAGCGCATCTTGATGAACAACCGATAGATTGTTGCTACGCTGACTTTGACGCGAGCGTGTTGCATATGTTACGCATCGGAGGAGGAAACAGCAGAGATTTTAATATTATCCCTAGTGGGCAGTATCAGGTTGCCGCAGGGTAAGAAAGGAAGATGTAATAATGAGCGATGCTCTTGAAAAATATTATGGTTCACTACATAATGTGGTGTTGCGTGATGATAACGGTAACCCGAGCATCTTTGTGCGGCACCCTAAAATAAAAAGCAGCGATTTATTTAGCATACTGCCTGATCGTACACACCCCGCGTTTATTGTGAATGATGTTGAAGATCCGGCCTTACTGATCGGTAAATATATGGGTAGTACTTTAGTTAAAGATGGCACAATTTATTCTTTACCTTATGCAAAGCCAGACGTAGTTGATGACTATCGAACATATACACATTCTGTCTTGTTAAATCGTGTTCGTATGTTTAAAGGTGCGACAGGAATAACAATCGCAGACTATGGGCTCATGTCATTGCTTGGTCAAAAGTATATATCTCAGGGCAACGGAACGCCGTGTTACGGCAACATAAACGTTTTTTCGTCGTATGAAGCCGGCAAGCATTTCGGACAAGATATTAACCACGGATGGGTTTACCCAAGTGTTACGGTCGGCGACAGATACATATATCTCGGATGGCTTTATGAATGTGTAAAAAATCATCAGACATCTGCAAATTTGCCGCCGTCTATGCACCCTGAATTGTGGAAACCTTTGTATCGTGTTGGCGGGGTACCTGTGGATGAAAGTTGGTACAAATCGCAAACAGCTGTTTACCGCGGAAATTCACTTACAGGCAGTGGCCCTATTGACTGGTATTTTATGCATGATATTTGCAATGAAGCAGACTTCTTTGGAAACGGAGAAGAATTAGTATACGGTGTACGTATTGCGCAAGGCGAGCTTCAAATACTTGCCAACAACAATGCGGCAGATCCAAACGCGATCGTCATAGGTGACGAAGCTAACTGGCGGGCAATACTTCCTAATCAAAACAATTCTGAATATACATTGGTTAATCCAGGAGAAACTGGAACAATTAAAGTTCTTGTTGGAAGTAACACAGTACAATTTGTTACTCGAGATCTTACGGAAAATGATTTTGCTGCAGACGATGCTATGACAAGCGTTTATTTCAATGCGATCACTGTAAACAGTGCTGAAATACCTTATGTGCCGTCTATTCTTTACGAACTTGGACTTCTTGCAATTCCAGGGTCGGGAGTAACTGGTGGAATGTGTATGTTCAGACGTAAGCTTGGTCGAACTTATTACTGTTCTCACGGTACATATTTTACACTAACAACTCAAAGAGTTGTTTTCCCTATATACAATTTTAATATGGAGGAAAACAACGGAGTGTATAAAGGCAACACGCGTCCTCGCGCAAGAGAAACTGAATAATAAATTTGATAGGTGGGGTGATACCCATGGTTTATACAGAAGATACAATTGAAGTGTATGACGGATCGATGGATGCTACCCTACTGTTAAGTGAAATGGATGGATACATTTACCGTGTACGCACCGTGCCTTTGCCGCACGGTGCGTATACATTTACAGTATGGGCAAAAGCTGATAGCAACATGCAGCTGAGCATAGATGTTCTTGGAAAGAATGAGATATTTGATCTTGAGGCCGGACGTTGGACGAGACTTCATATTCTCAACGAAAATCCGACAGAAGATGAGAACGGCGATATTATCACATACGTAGACTTTCTTCCAGTATACGGATCAAACAGCGCTGACTTACATTTGTATAAGGCTATGCTTGAACAGAGCAATCATGCCTCGGACTGGAAACCAGCGCCGGAAGATACAGAAGAAAGTATTCTTGAATTAACGGAGCGAATCAAATCCGCTGAGATACAGATCAACAGCGATAGCATTGTTTCTCGCGTGTTTGAAAGCCAGAAGTACCAGAGCGACCAGGAAGAGCTCAGAAACGAGATGCAATCAACTGTTACGCAACAGATTGATTCAGTTGTGATGGAGTTCTCGCAGGTTGAGGAGATGGCGTCTGAAGCCAAGAGCTATGTAGACGAGGCGACAACATGGCAGCGCTTTGACGCTGAAGGTATTCATCTCGGTAAAGATCAGGCTGAGGATGGGCATAAGTTTACGATGGACCTGTCAAACAAAGAGCTGGCTTTCAACGACGATGGTACAAAGGTTGCGTATATTAATAACCAAACAATGCACATTACGAACGCGGAAATTATTTCAAAACTTACGCTTGGTAAGTTTGCCTTTATCCCGACGGAGACAGGCATGGCACTTATCTACGTGGGATAAGGTGGTGATTTTGTGGCGACTAAAACAATCAGTATAGATAGTTTCAACTTAAAAAGTTCGTGGACATACAAAACAAGAACGATTGACCAAAATGGCTGGAGCCACTTTAGTAATCCATACGCTTCTACGGCTACGAAAAAAGTTACAGTTGATTTATCTTCGATTCCAACTGGAAGCAGAATTACTTCCGCTACGCTGGCCGGTCAAGCCAGCTATGGATCAAGCCGGGCCGCCTATAACGGCGTGAGCGTAAACGTCGATGGTACGCAAAATGTAACATCGTGGTTTACAACACTTGCTTCAAGTATAACGATTCAGTTTTCATTTCAGTATAACGATCCGCAGCCGCCGATCGTTCAGCAAATGAGCCCGTCGTCTCCAACTTACAGCAGGACAAGCTATTTCCAGAACCTTGTATTGACCATTAACTATGAGCTTCCAAATTCTACCGGTAAGCTGAATAAAACCAGTGTCGTCGCACAGGACGGAGAGTCAATTAAGTTGACAATCACGCCGACAAACGCGTCTTATAAACACAAGGTAACGTGGAAGCTTGAAGGTGCTACGGCGGCAACGACGCATACGACAACGACTACGCTGAACGCTGGGGTCACAGAGAATACATGGAACCTCTCGTCCAGTTTCGTGGACGCTATTCCGTCTGCCGCGAGCAAGACAGCTTCGGTTATTCTGGAAACGCTTAACGGTGGAAATACTTTAGGCAGCGTTACGTATACGTTTACTGTCACGGTGCCGAGTACGATCAAGCCTTCTGTGAATATACAGACAGGGACGCTTACATGGACGAATCCAAACAACGACACGTTCAGCGGTGAACTTGTCCAGGGTATCAGCACCGCAAGGTTGAGGCTAAAGATTTCTGACGTCAGCGCCGGCGCGGGCAGCACAATCAAAAGCGTTGTGTTTTCCGGCTGGGGCGGAAGCAAGACGGCGACGAAGGATGATACGTACTATTATGCTGATACAGGGCTGCTGACATCCAGCGGCTATAAGACAATTAAAGTTGTTATTACAGATAACCGTGGAAGAAACCTGACGATTGAAAAAGGCAACAACACAACTGATCGATTTTTTGCGGTGCGCACATACAAAGAACCGACGATTGATGGTATCTCAGTGAAACGCTGTACGGATCAGACCGGACAGACGCTTGACGATGTCGGTACTTATATGCGCATATCGGCAGACTTTACTTATCACAGGATCAACAACAACAATGCTGCCGCGCAGAACTCTGTTACAATCAAAGCAAAATATAAAAGGAATACCGTTAGCAGCTATGGCGACGGCGAGTATAGTCTAAACTGGACGTCAAGCCAGGAAGCCATTTCCGGCAACGTAAGGAACGTAGTCAACGGCGCGTACGTAGTAGTCGGCCCGATCAGCACAGACTACGCGTACGATATTTCTGTAACGCTAAAAGACGCTTTAAACAAACAATCTACGGCAACCGCCGTGATACAGACAACGACGTACGTATTGCACTTTAAGAATGGCGGCACTGCCGTAGGCATAGGGCAGGCCGCTGGAAGCGCGAAGAGCGTAGTTGTGAACCCGGACTGGAACTTCAACATGTATGGCGGAAGAGCCGGAGAACATACAATATATAAAGCAGAAATTGTCGCAACTGAAACCTCGCGCAAAGACTTGAACGACTATGTTGACTACGGTTATTACGCGATACACAGTAGCAGCGCGCCATACATAGACAACTGTCCAGTAGATGCAACTGCCGGTGTGTTGATCGTTATGTCCGCGTGCGACGACGAACGAAGTAAAACATCGGCTTATTCTTACTGGTCTGCCATGCAGGTCTTTATATCGAGAAACGCGAGTATCTTTAAGCGATACATTAGAACAAACAGCGAGCCAGCTGTCATTGACGCAGGTACTTGGCAAAAGTTAATGACCGCGTCAGACACGATTGAGATCGGAAATACAACAGGTACGCTGGCCGTAAGCAGAGGCGGAACAGGCGTTGCGGCAAACAGCCAAAACGCTTTAAAGACAAGCCTTGGAATCGCGCTTGGCGCCGGATCAACAATAACGTTCCCTGCAAACACCGTGTTCCCAGGCATGAAGACAAATAGCAATGGCAACATTCTTGTCACCTTTAATCTTGGCCGGCCGCTCATAGGAAATCTGAACGCGACGATCTCCGGAAGCGGTTGGCTATTGACAACGAGCGGCAAGACCAGCGAAACCGCTGAAACGATTGCCAGCATGGGAACGGCTAGAACGATTACATGTGATCCATCCGGCATCGTTAATTTAAATATTCAAGGTTCATTTGGCGGCACAAACAACACGCCGGTTTCTTTGCTTACGTCAACGGCGGTTGGAATTACCTTCGCTGCCGCATCCTGATAACGAAGTAGGTGATTTCATGTACACTATATCAATGCCACGCGGCGATATAAAGGAGGTGACGGAAATTGGCACAAACTATTTCATGGACAACCGGTGAAAAAATAACAGCAAACAAATTAAATGCTATCAGTGAAAAAGTGTCTATGGAGATGCGTGATACGTTGATTGCTTTACTGCAACATGTGGCATATACAACTCCAGAAGCACATGAATACTTTGAATCATTCAGACAAGCATGGGAACTTGACGATACAATTTCTCGTATCACCGCAGTATATACTCAGAATGGCAATGTGTACAGTACAGACACGTTATCCTCATTGAGGAACAATCTCGTTGTCACAGCATATTATGAAAATAATATCAGTAATATAGTAGATACATACAATCTTTCCGGAGAACTTCAAGCTGGCATAAGTACAATTACCGTCACTTACGCTGGCGTATCAACTACGTTTAATGTAACCGTGACAAGCGGATCTTCACCCTCTTAAACTTGGAGGTGAAAGTATGCAGATATATGATGTTAACGGAAATGTTTACGATGGATACAGCTTTAGCGGAAAATCTATTATTACTTTTGGCGACGGTATTACTTCGGAAGATGGTAAAACATACGCCGGCGAAACAGTCAAAGGATATCAGGGATATTTAAGAGATGCCGGCTTTACAGTTACAAACGCCGGTATTAGCAATGCTTGTATAACGTATCATGCTGGTGATCCTACAGATATATGTGAAACAGTACATGATACAAGTTGTACTGGGTATGATTATGTAATGATTGCCGGCGGGGTCAATGACTTTCGCTTGGCGTCGAGCCCGATGGGGGAGCTGACGGACTCTGATTTTGACAGCGGCACCTTTATCGGTGCGCTGCAATTTATTATCGAAAAGATTGTCAATGACAATGCTGACGCAAAAATATTTTTTGTAACACCGCTTCTTTGCGATGGGTGGAATACGCCAAACAGTTTAGGTTATACGTTGACAAATTATTCAGACGCCATCAAATATGTGGCAGCAAAGTATGCGATACCTGTATTGGATTTTACTTCTGTAGCTGGAATAAACGACAAGAATATAGGTGTTTTAACTCGTGATGGGGTTCACCCCAAAAACACAGGATTCCAGTTACTCTCAAGTAAGCTTATGTCTTTTGTCAATAGTTTGAATACTGGATCTGAAAATACGGAAAGAGGAATTGCTACGTTTGACGAGTTGATGGAAACGCTGAATGCTGAAGATAACAATATTGCTTCTACTTTTGAAGTTATGATTGCTTTAGGAATTGAAGAAGACGAGGAAGAGTGATATGGATTTAGTTACTGTTGGTACTGCTCTCGCTCTTATGCGAGAGCAGGTTTCTGAAATGATCAGCGAAGAAGTTCAGAAAATAGAGCATGAAGATTTTACTATTGCTTCTATCGATAAGGTTTGAGAAGCACCGGATATTCATATGCATATTTCAAATTAAGGAGGAATGAATAAATGACGGTTGGAAAAAAAGCAGTATCAGTAGATGGTCTTAAAACTGTTTATGATTTACAAAATTCTAATATTGCTTCAAAGTTTAATATTGATACAAATTATGCCGTAGGAGATTATGTCATATATCAAGGCCGTTTATATCGTTTTGTCATTACACACGCGGCTGGCGAATGGAATAATACTCATGTTGTTAGCGTTGATGTAACTAGCGAAATTGACGCCGCCAATGGTTTAGTTGGCAATATAAACATGGGTACAATAGCTACGACTGTAACTGGGGCCATCGCAGAACATGAAAGCGATATTAATGCTTTAAATACGAAGCTTGGCAACATCGCGATGGGCACGACGGCTACCACCGTGACCGGTGCCATCGCAGAACATGAAGGCGATCTCAGTGCACTAAATAGTTCTATTGATCTAACCAAAGCAGAAGCACTGGCGGCTTTCTCGGAATCCTCCGCAGGCCCTGCCGACATGCTGACAGTAACGGACGGCGCTGACAATATCCCGCTGAAAAGCCTGACCGTGGCGATTGAGCCGAAGCAGGACTTACACGGCTACGACCATCCGTGGGTCGGTGGAGCTGGGAAGAATTTGGTTTGCAGCACAATCGCGAAAATCAAGGAAGTAAATACTCAAGGTACGTGGACGAGTGATACTGCTTACAAACATAACGGCATTACGTTTACAATTACTTCGCATGACGGCGTCAGCATCGATGCCGTAAAAATCGGAGGTATGGCAAATAGTGATGCCTATTTCCGTTTAGACAGTCCTCGCACCGATTTCCCGACTGGCAATTTAATCGCGAATGCTGGTGTGGTAATCCCACAGGGCGGAGGAGTTTACATGGGCACCAGCTGTGTCTTCGCAGACATTTATAGCGGTAAATTCAATAATGTCACGAACACAACTGATAAGCAATTTACGAATGATGGCAGCGGTAAAATAGAGCCAGCGCTTAAAGTACCAAATGGATCTATAGAATCCGGTGGTGTTTTAAGACCGATGATTCGTTTGGCCACAGAAGCAAGTTCAGCTTACGAGCCCTACTCCAACATCTGCCCGATCACCGGCTGGGACGAGGCGACCGTGACGAGGACGGGGAAGAATCTGCTGAATCCGAACGCCATTGGCGATGTTACTACTGGCAATGGAACGAGACAAGGCGTAGAGTTTACAATTCCAGGAGATTACACAATTAGTGCACAAGCCGCATACACTTCAAACGCTGGAAATATTTACGTTACAAAATATGACGGTAGCACGTATAGCAATGGTGCGGCTATTGTGAATGGCTCTACTAAAAACAATCCGTTTACAAATACAATTACAGAAGGACAGAAGCTGATCGTTCATGGCGGTTCTGGAATCAGTGCAGCAATCGCTGAAGATGTAATCGAAAAATGTTCTATTCAACTCGAATATGGTTCTGCTGCAACCGCCTACGAACCCTACACGGACAACACCCTCCCCATTTCCATGAAATCCATCTCCGGCTCTACGGTCTACGGCGGCACAGTCACTGTCAACGAGGACGGCACAGGGACGCTGGTGGTGGATAGGGCGAAGGTTACACTGACTGGTAATGAATCGCTGGCGTACTCTACCAACACAAAATCCTTCTATCATGACGCGGCAGACACTGTTCCTGGTATCGCTGGGAAGGAATACACGGTTGCCTTTGATGGCGTATGCGACCGCTTCGCTCCGTATGATGGCGTGACTGCTTGGGCGAATCTGGCCATCGCTTGTGTCGGCTATGTGAACGCGGCCAGCCCGCGTCTGAGGTTCTCGATCCCTGGCGAAACGGAAGTCACGGAGGCGGTCAGAGCGAAACTCGCCGGAACTGAAGTGGCCTATAAACTCGCTGCGCCAGTCACTTACCCCCTCACCGCTACCCAGCTCCGCACCCTTCTCGGCAACAACATCCTCTGGTGCGATGCGGGTCATGTGACGATCACGTACAGGCAGGATACCGGGCTAGCGATTGACGCAAAGGCCGATCTTCTTCCAATAGAAGAAGGAAGCGGGAGCGACGCGATTCAATCACCGACTTGTACGGCTTCTGGCGATTACTCGAAAGCATTTGGTAAAGACAGTACAGCGAGTGGCACGTATGCCAGTGCTATAGGATATGATGTTATCGCGTCTGGTTATGCAAGCCATGCGGAGGGCCATCACGTAACAGCGTCTGGAAATTATAGCCACGCTGAAGGCAGTTCCCAGATGGCCGGAAACATTGTACAAGTGCGCACAACCTCATCCGGTTCCGGCAGTCATGCAGAAGGTTTGGGCACAACCGCAACGCAAAATGGTTCACATGCTGAAGGTGTAGCAACGCAGGCGCTTGGTAATTGCAGCCATGCTGAAGGCGAGCGTACGATAGCAAGAAGAGAATCGCAGCATGTATTCGGAAAGTATAACATAGAAGATACGAGTGGCACTGGCATGGGGCTTGGCCAATACGTGGAAATCGTTGGCAACGGCGACTACCAAACCCGTTCCAACGCCCGCACCCTTGACTGGAGCGGCAACGAGTCCTTGCAGGGCAGTCTGACGCTGGGCAAAGGGACAGCAGATGAAGCGACGGTCACCGCCGCGCAGTTGAAGGCGCTGCTGGCGTTGCTGAGTTAAACAGAAGATATGACGATGGATTCTTAGCAAGTTATAGCTTAAATAAGTAATTTGAAGTTATTATTCAACTGAAAAATCAACATAAATTGACTTAGAATGGAGGAATGTGTAATGCCTATCGACAAACTAACACTTGGCGCCGCTATGGCTTTATGTGGAGGCGGAGGTGGAGAAGGTGGCGGCACCGTAGATTATGAAGCGAGAAATATGGCGCAAGATGCTTTGAATGAAGCAACGTCCGCAGCGAACAAAATAAATTTTTTAAATATTGAAAATGGTTCTGGATCAGGTTCTATTCAAGCAAATGGCGCTACATCTACTGGCCTTTATAGCTTTGCAGAAGGTGAATCAACATCTAGCGGTTATTGCAGCCACTCCGAAGGATTTGCGTTGGCTGAAGGCGCATATTCGCATGCCGAAGGTTCAAAAACAGTAGCATCTAAAAACAATGCTCACGCAGAAGGATTTTGGGCGGAAGCACAAGGTAAAAATAGTCATGCCGAAGGATATGGTGCAAAAGCAATTGGCGACCATGCTCATGCAGAAGGGTTTACGACGGAAGCACAAGGTAATGATAGTCATGCTGAAGGATTTTGTACAAAAGCAATTGGCGATGATAGCCATGCGGAAGGTTATATAACGGAAGCACAAGGTATTGCTAGTCATGCTGAAGGAGAAAATACAAAAGCAATTGGTCTGTATAGTCATGCTGAAGGACTGTATACCAAAGCAAATGGAGATGCTCAGCATGTGTTCGGAAAAAACAACATACCGGATGAATATGATCCAGACAATAACCAGCGTGGTAGATATGTGGAAATTGTTGGAAATGGTCAAAGTGATGAAAAGCGTAGTAACGCACGAACTCTTGATTGGTCCGGTAACGAAGTGCTTGCTGGCTCTTTAACTATTGGTGGAAACGAACAACTTACTAAGGAACAGCTTCAAGAAACGAAGAGCGCTACTGCAGAAGTAGGTAATTTAAAGAGCGCTGTTAGCATCGGCGAATACATCTATTTTACGGATGGTTTTTTATGGAGTTCCAGCGGGGCATTATCGGCCAATGCCAGTTATTGTGCATCTAAACAGCTAATGACCATAGACCCGGAAAAACCGTGGCTGAAACTGACGAACTACGAATCTGACCGAGTGGATTTGGTATTTTTCGATGCAAGCGGAACGTTTATTTCCCCTCGCCAATCACTATATAATGATAGTCCACTATTTATCAATGTAGTTGATAAAGCACCGGAAGGAGCGGCATATTTTTCCGTTTCTATTCGTAAAACAACAAATAAACCGTATGCCAAACTGATTACCGCTGAAGAATGGGTTGGTGAGTACAACGGTTATGTTGATACGAACGGGAAAATTTGTATCGGCATTGTTGGCAGTAATGTTTATAAAATGAAAATTTTGCCTGTGCATTCCGGGGATGTTGTCTCCGCTGAATCATCCGCTAACAGTAACATTGATGTTATTGCATTTTATGATTATAATTTCGGTTTCATAAACGGTATACAATACCTTGCGGCTGATATAACGAATTACAAGGCCATCGCGCCAGTTGACGGATATGCTATAGCATCCAGCACGACTGCGTCCTTTAATGATTTTGCATTGTCAATAGAGCCAGTCAACAATAATGATACAGATATAGTTCCTGACAACCATTATCCATATTATATCAATAACGGGACAGTCACAGCCACAGAGACTTATTATTTGTCAAACTGTATTGTTGTACCAGCAGGAAAAGTGCTGATGGTAAGCGCAAACTGTGGCACAGCGGCGGCGGTGCTGTCTGATGGGCAAACAAACACTAATATAGCGACCGGGTATGGGACTACCTATGATTATTGGGTCTCCTGTTATGCCCCGGAAACAAAAATAGTGCGTATCTGCTGGCGGCCGGGATACGGTGACGGACTCAAAGCGTATACAACCACCCCGAACAAACGTCTGAACGGTAAAAGTCTATATTGTATCGGTGACAGCTATTTTGCTGGTAATAACCTCGTTTCCGATGCATATGCAAGAAATCATGTGTGGCCGAATCTGCTGGCGCTTAGAAACAACATGACCATAAATAACTATGGAGTAAACGGCACAACGATCGCTGAATGCTCCGCGATGAGTACAGCAACAGGCCCTGCGAATTTTGCAGCGGTATCTGACCGCATTGATTTTGTTGATAGTAACTTTGATGTGTTCGTTTTTGAGGGCGGTAGCAATGACTATAGTAACGCTGTGCCGCTGGGCGATGAACTATTGAGCAATACTGACCGCGAAACGTTCCACGGGGCGATGCAGTATATTATTAACAAGGTGTATACGCTAAATCCGTCCGCGCTTATTTTTGCTCATCCGTGCTGGGTATCATCTAACGGAGCGAGTAACACTACTACCGGGCTGACGAAAAATGCATATCAGGCGGCATTTATGAGTGCGTGCGCGAGAAACGGCGTGCCGTGTGTCCCGTCCAATAACAACGGCGTGGCAGTAACACAAGCGTCATATCGCGCGGAATTTATGATGGCATCAAATGATGCGTCCCATTTTAATATAGTTGGACACGCTAAGTATGTGCTGTTTGTCGAGAAGTGGCTGGATCGTTTTTGTGACTAATATAACACCTTTAGCTACTTAAACAAACATAACAATGTTAAACGCGAGCGCGGCTTTTGAGGCCGCGCTCGCATACTATTTATCGGAGGTGCAGGCATGGCAATTGAAGTAAAGATTGTTTTGCTGAGTGAACTTGAACGAGCGTTATCAGATAAGCTAATGTTGCCAATGCGTCAACTGTACTCAGTATCTTATCTGATAAGCTAACTAAATTCAATATAGAAATATGCGTAAAGGATGTGGTTGCAATGGGCCCATCTGAACTATATCCAATTGAAGAATATTTTATGACAAACAACCGATGTTTTAAAGCAAACAAACGTAGACGGCCAACAGGCATTCAGGTTCACAGCGTCGGGTGTAAAGGCACAAACAGAGAACGATGGCGAAGATGGAATGATCCGGCGTACGAAAAATGCCCGAACGCTTTTATCGACACGGCTGGCATTATGCAATGCTTAGATTGGGATGTGCGGCCCTGGCTTTCTGGCAAAGGGAGTAAAGGTAATGCGAATGATTGGTGCGTCGGTTTTGAAATCTGCGAGCCGTCTACAAAGAAAGATACACCTGAAGCTGCCGCATATTTATATAACTGTGTGTTGTGGTTATGTACTGAACTATGCAAAGAATATGGCATAGATCCAGAAGAAATCAAGTGCCACTCAGAGCTTCACAAAATGAAGTGCGCCAGCAATCACGTTGATGTAAACCACTGGTGGGGGAAGAAGCACACGGCTTGGGAAGAATATACGATGACTCGACTCAGGGCCGATGTTAAAGCAGCGCTTGATTACGAGGGCTATGTCATCCCCATGATCAAGCCGTTTCGACAGACAGTACGTAAAGGCAACAAAGGATCTGACGTATCTTTATTACAAACAATTCTTAATTCTATCGGTTATTCCTGCGGACCTGTCGACGGATCCTTCGGGAAGAACACGCTGAAGGCAGTTAAAAAGTTTCAGAAAGATTCCGCTCTTGTCGCTGACGGCATCGTCGGAACAAAGACATGGGCGGCATTAGAAGAAATATACAAAGAAGGAGTTGGTTAACGTGAGAGAAATTACAGAAGAAGAATTTGAAAATATGACACTCAAACAAAAACGCGCGTTATTGAAGGAAATTAATGAGTACATTGATTTTCCGGACGAAATGTTTGAATCTGTTCCGCTTGAAGATCTTCTTGATTTAGAAGGCGTTTGTGTGCTTACTGCGATTGGAGAACCTTTTTCAAATTTCGGTTATGCTCATAAAGAATTCATGGTTGATGATCCGCAAATAGTTGAATGCATTAAGAAGGATGGCTTAGCTCCTGGAAGCATTGTGTATACATCTGACTTGACTTATATATGGTTGTTAGACGGACATAGAGAATGGATTATGCTCGGTTCTGGTGGCGGCATCCCCGGCGGCGGTGGCGGCGAAATTGGCGACGGCGGTGTCCTAAAGTAATTTCAAATAATAGGAGGCAATATTATGGATACATTTTTTACTTGGGAGTATTTACTTTCTTTTGCCGGCTGCGTTGCTGGTACCGGTCTGCTGACTGAATTCACTAAGCCTTTGCTTGCCAAAGTACCGACGCAGTGGGTCAGCTATGTGTTTGCGTTAGTTATTATGATCGTCGGCCAGATTGCCACAGGTCAGCTGACTGGCTGGGACGTAGCTGCACTTGATATACTCAATGCCGCTGTTATTTCTTTGGCGGCTAACGGCGGCTATGACGTAATCAACCGTATCTTCGGCAAGAAAACCGATGCTGAAACTGAACTCAAAGACGAAGACGACGAGTAATCGACAACGCTCTGTTGTCGATAGAAAGGAGACGACACAATGGAAAACATCAAAGTGATATTTGAAGAGAACAACCTTCTGATATTCATGCTTGTTTTAGCTGCCATCATGGGTTTCTATATCCTCGTCGGCAACGTGATCAAAATTACAAGAGACATTCGTAAACCTCATGGAGATATAAGCAAAGAAATCAAAGAACTGAAGATCACTGTCGATACGCACAGCACTGAAATTGATAACATCCGGGAAATGAATCGTGTGCAATGCCAGGCTACCAAAGCTCTGCTGAATCATGCGATCCACAATGGCAATACAGGTGAAATGGAAGAAGCAACTGAAGCGTTAGACAAGTATCTTATGAAGAAAATCTGAAAAAAGGGGCGCCCTTTTGATGGGGCGCCCCTTTAAATATGCTTTGCGATTATGTGATAAACCATGCTTTGATGTAAACATAAGTTAAAAATCTTAGTCTTCTTGTGCTTACATCGAAGTATGACAACGCTATTAAAACTTGCTCTGACTGTAGTTCGAGTCTCCTATGCTCCACGTTTAGAAAGTCCTTGTAAATCAAGGGCTTTCTTCTTTTGTGCAGGGGCTCAGATGGGTAAAAACAGCGATTTAGTGACATTTTAGTGCCAAAACGGGTGAAAAAATGCTGCGATTAGCTCAGTGGTAGCAAGTAATTTTGCGGTATGATGAAAATGATATTTTAGTGTCATTTAGGCGAAAAGTAAGTTGTGTATATCTGCGCCGGCTTTGTCTATTTTTTCCTGCCGGGCATGTTCATAAATTGACATTGTCGTACGGATGTCTTTGTGACCGGCCATGGCCTGAATGGTTTTGGGAGAGGCGTCGGTGTACTCGCTCAACAGGGTCGTGTATGTGTGTCTGAAGCTGTGAGCCGAGTATGGTTTAAGCTCGGGGATTGCTTTGACGATGCGGTGCCAGGTGTTGTTGTACATCGTCATCGTCATGGGCTTATCAGGCGTCTCGCCGTCGAGGATGTATGCGTCTTTTGGCTTATCTGTGGGGTCAATGACGGGACGAATCGCCGGTTCGTACGGGACATCGCGAAAGCCGGCCGATGTTTTTGGCGTGCCGACGATAGGCACGTTGCCGTTGGCGTGGGTCACATTGCGGCGGATATGGATGACGTTTTTTTCGGTGTCAATATCACCCCATTGCAAGCCAAGCACTTCGCCCCGGCGGCCTCCGGTGGTGATCAGAAGAAGCAGGAGACGCTTGCTTTTCTCATCCAGCTGTGCGGATTTTTGTATAGCGGCGCGGACAATGTCAAGAGGGATCGCTTCGCGGGTTTCAACCTTGTCTGAAGGTATCACGAGGCGTCTGCTTTTGGCCGGGTTGGTTTGAATATAGCCGTCTTCCTTCGCGCTCTCCATGATCTGAGCGATTCTCGCAAGGCGTTCTTTCAGAGTTTTCTTGGACAGCTCTTTGTTTTTGTTCAGGTATTCCTGAATATCGTTTGTTGTGATGGCGGAAAGGACCATCTCTCCAAAATCCGGCTCGATAGCTTTCAGGATCTTCTTATATGTGGCGACAGTGTTTGGCTTCTTGATGACGATGTATGTGTTAAACCATTTGCGTGCATATTCCTTGAACGAGATGGAGGTCTTTCTTTCCTTGACGTCAAGAAATTCTTTAATCCTGCCGCTCAGTATGTATTCTTCGACGATTCGGTCGTTCATATCGTAGACGCTGGCGGCGGTTAAGCGCTTGAAAATGGGCGTGCCGTCATCATTGAACCCGATGATGACGCGACGGATTTCTTTTGACATATCTTCTCCTTCAGATATGTCAGAAGCAAGTTGTATAGCGTTGTCAAGCTTCTCCGCCCGGAAGATGCGCACAGCGATTTCCGCTGCGTTGTGCGCAACCAGCTCCAAGTCAGCCTCAGTATAGGCGAGAGGAGGGGTCTTGTCAAGCGCCGAATGACTGACAGGAAGAAGGATAGACTGTTCAAGCTTAGATTCGGAAATAAGATCACGCTCCTTGTGTATTGTTTGATCTTTGCTCAAATTTCCTGATAAGTTATGCGGAAACTTTTGGATGCAAGATCACGGTGGATAACTTGGTAGGGTAAAAAATAAGGCTATATTTCGTACAGAAATTCTGTATAAAATATAGCCTATTTTATTGACGTGCGATATTGAGAATGTTAAGATGAGGCACCCTGCCCCGTCGCATGGTGACATGCGAACCTGTCGTCAGCGTTTCAGGAAACGTTTTGGGGGATGTTGTTTACATGTATACTCATTTTTACAATGGCGTACAGGATACGAGGATAGGTGGTGCTTATGGCAAAGGTTGATTTTGTAAATTTGATGGCAAGCGTAATAACCGTCACTGAGTTTATAAGCGGCTCATGCTGTAACATCCTATTCCTCGGAACGAGGGTCAATATCGCAAACGTTCATCAATAGAATGATTGAGCCTTCTTGGACACCAGTTCGGCGCCTCAAGTCTTCTGGTCAGCGGTTCAACTTCATAATGTCTGCTGCCTTCCTGCGTCAGGCATGCTGTGACGACGAAGCCTTGAAGGAGATACACATACAGATACGGGCAATTATGACATGAAATCTTGCTGGTTTCTTGCGTCATAACTATTACTTGTAATAGATAACCAACCGCCAGCCCCAGCTTAATGTTTCAGCTGTGGCGGCGAAGGAATACGTGGCGCTGGTTGCGCCGGGCATGTCTTCAAAGCCGTTGCCTTTGTCGCATTGCCACTGATAGTGAACTTCGCACCCTTCAAAGCCTTCGAGCTTGCTGGATAAGGTAACCGGCGCGCCTTCTTTCATAACAGGTTTACGATCGGAGGCGATGGTAACCTTCTTGGGAACCGGCGTAGGCTCTGGAGTGGGCACCGGCGTTGGCGTTAAAAGCTCGATAGAAGGATCAGGCTTGATGACGTTAGACACCGTCTGCTCTTCCGCGATCGCGACGCGCGTGAAGAGCAGACAAAGCATTAAAACAATACAGAGTTTCTTCATTGTTTCTCCTTGTTATCTTTTTCGTTACAACCTCGCTGGATGCTGTGGCTCAGCGGTTTTAAAGCCTAATGCAACGTATGCTCTCAAGTGGTGCGCTAAAAACAGAGGCGTATGAGGGTCAAGCGTAACATGTATCTGCCAGTTTTGACCAAGCTGCCCATATTTCCGCATCCGGTGTTATTATTTCAGCAGGATAAATCGTATCGGAATCGTCATATTCTTCCTTATAAAGAACTTGACCGGTTTGCAATTTGCATTGCGTACAAATTATATTTCTTAAATAATATCGCATACAAGCCCATTTGTGATCTCTTCTTCCGTGATATATGATTTGCTCCTGAATTGCTGGAGAGCCACCGCAAACAGGACACTTTTGCTTGTTATTATATGTGCCATTACTGTCTTTTATGATGCATGGTTCTTCTATTTCTTCGATCCAATCCCATCTATCTGTATCTTTGTTTATGATCATTCAATATTCCTCGTTTCTAAAACAAGATTTGTTTATTGTTGAATACGGCTTCATGAATTAAACGTGAGATTAAGTCCAGCAGTGTGCATTCGCTCTCGCTGAGAACCAGACACCATATCATTTATGTTATGTCCATTGAACATTGCTGTTTGCAGAAAACGGGAGGCGGTTATTACGCATTACAGATACGTCAACATCAAACCCGGCATCTTCAAGTGCTTGTTCAGCATAATATCTCAACGTTTCCTCTGAAGCTTCATCGTCGTAGAACTCGCCAGTGATAACAATCTTCAAAGTTGTAGTCACTTTGTTTGGCTTGTCCTTTGTTACCATAATAAAACTCCTACGTTCTCAAACGCAAGATTTGATCGCCGTTACAATATAATCGATGAGTTCTTTAATGCTATCAATCGACATGCCGACGTTTTCAAACGTAGCGGTTTTGGCAATCAACATTTCGATGCTTGTTGTTTTTCCTGGAACGAAGATGGCGGCAATGATGAATATCACTGAGACTACGGATAATATTCTGCCGCGCTTAATCCATTTCAAAGCCTTCTGCATTTCTTTATGATCAATAACGTAATCATACTTTTTGGCTGCGCTGTCGTATTCTCTATCGTAGGCGTCCGATTTTACACTCCATCCGTATATTAGTGCGATAATCCCGCCAACAAAGCCAAAACTGCCGAGAACAGCGAGCGCGATCTGCAATGTCCCGAGCACGTTGATCCAATAGAATACAGACGGGTCAATAATATAAGTCATTTTATAGTCTCCTTTACTCATCCTCAACTTCAGAACCATTCCACGCATAGCATGTGATTCCATGTTCCTCTAACGTATCAAGCAGACGATCTTCAGCTTGTTCCTGAGTCTCACCATCTTTCACTTCTATGCGCAAACTGGCTCCGCTGATTCTAAGAACTTTCATGTTTTCTCCTTTATCGTGTCCTTTAGTGATGTTCGAGGTTGGGGCTTGCCGCCGTTGACAAGCCCCGTACCCTCTATCACGCCGACAGCTTTCAGAGGCTAGGTATCCTGCCACCCTCTCACACCAGCATGGCTGTCGGTTACTCACAATGTTATTTTTTGTACCTACAATCGTCGCAGTTAAACTCTTGACAATCTTCGCACGGTGAATGCTTTCTCAAAAGATTCAAAACCCCGTAGTAAAACATATAATTTGTTTGCGGTTCGCCAGAATCTATGGATTGTTTGCACCGTTCGATGATCTCTTCTGCGTCCATATGTTAAGCTCCTATTTAATGTGTCCGATTGGTAACCTCTAATCTTCTATCAGCGGACAATGGTCTGAGCGTCTATCTGTGCATTCCACTATCTCTGCTTGCCATGCTGGTACACCAGGAACGAACCGGCAATAATGTGCTTCGTCTTGAAATGGGCAATCTTTACATGATTTTGGCATATCAATATCAATCATTATCTTTACCATGCTGTTCTCCTATTGCGTTATTAAATAAATAATGCACTACCCTTCTTTTACCATTCATTAAAATCCCATCCAATCGGATCTCCTGTATTATTATCAAAATTTAAATATTCATCCGATTCATAGCACTCTTTACAAAGCCACCCATTTTTGCTATACGTAGTTCTCTTCATCTCTTTCTGTTCATATCTTTTCCCGCAAATTCCACACATACGATAATACTTTCTACCCTTTTTCAATCCCAGCTTCATAGCCTCTCTTCGCTCCTATCTAAGTTATGTCCATATAAACATCATCTTCGCTGGTGCTTTCTGGACATATTGAATAATCTCGGTTTTCTTCTGTGATGGTGCATGTTTTGAGGCATTCTTCTGTGGCCTGAAACCCTAAATACCAAGGACAATCCATTTTATTTATCCTCCTATTTTAAGTATGGTCATTGGCCGTCCATTCTTGCTGTTTTTTCATAGTGGTCTTGACATCGTAGTAAGTATCATACGCACCTTGTCTGCGGCACATTGGACACTCCCATGTCCACTGCCCATTTGAAAACTTTATGTCCCACGGTCGCTTATGAAGTTCACAATATCCATCCATGATTAAACTCCTATTTAGATTACGGTTGACCGATATACGTTAGCGTCACGGATAGCCACGGAGTCGAACCGAACCACCGAAAGTCACCACTACGCCACCCAATGGCATCCGGCGTATACCAGCAAATTAAACTCCTATTGACAGCCCCATCTTTATTTGATAACAACTATCTTATCAACTAATGATTCAACCAACGGGCAACTATCCATTCGCTTATTTAGCACATTGAAGGCGTATCCGCGCTGGTCGTGAGTAATACGGCACATTGGATAATCGCCATTGTCATCAAGAGCGAAGCACTCATCACAGCACGATGGCATTTTGATATCTTTAATCGCTATCATCTCAGCCCCGTTTCCGGGGCGATGCTAATCCAATGGGTAATTGCCGCCCACGTCCATAGCATCACCCCCTTTGTTGTTTGTGTCAGAGTTTGTAGTAGTGTGTAAAAGTGTACGCCTTCTACCGAAGGCAGCGATTGGATCCAAATGATCAGCCTTCTTATGTCAGCATGTTCAGAAACTCAGCCTCGCCGACCTCGACAGCCAGGCCTTTGAAACAGGCGTTGTTCCAGCACCATTTATGATTGTCTTCTTTGATTATGTAGCGCGGATCCGGATTATAATGATCAAAGAGGCCATCTATTGTAACGACAGCACCCAGATAGCGGTCCATCAGGCCCTCCGGGTTTTGACACGCGGCTCTGTTCGCAGGCCAGTGATCGACAACCTGCACACGATCTCCAGGCTTATAAACATAAGACATCATGTTTTCCTCTGCGCGATTCTGGCGACGACGCTGGAGGTATCATAGGTTTCAACGCGCGTCGAACCGTCCGGCAGCCAGATTTCTACCTGGCGCTGCGGTTCAAAGGGCGGCAGATCCTTAGCGTTTTCAGGTGCGCAGCGACAGCATAGAGGATAGATCCAGCCGGCGGTCTCTTTGTCAGCCGGGAAGGCTCCGCATTTGGCACAGGTCCAGGCGCTAACATGGGTGTAATCGTCGATCAGACGTTCCGTTTCAGAATATCCGCTGTCAGCCGAGAAATACAGCCGCAGCGTGCCGAACTTTTCTTTCAGCTGCTCGACATGAAAGTTTTTGACGACGCCGTCGTCGACCAACTGCTGAATATCGCTGTCCAGGCTGACACAAAGATCTTTCCAGCCGACCGGAAGATCGTCCGGATCAAGATATTTCAACATGTCACGCGCCTCCGTTCAGAATCTCTATTGCTTTTTGCACGTCCTCTTCGCTCAGGCCGTTTTCATAGAACTGCGTATTGACAAAATGCTGATTGAACTCGGGCTCGTCGAAGCCTTCAAAGATATCGTCGTCCAGGACACACCAATGGGACACCGGTTGCCCGTTCTGGCGGTATTCAGCGATCAATTCTTCGATCTGCTCTTTTCTGTGACCGTCGTTCTCATCAACAGAAGTCATATCATAGATTTTCAGACCCTCGGCTTTCAGCTTTGACATCAGCTCGATCGCGAACGGGTCTTCCTGAAGCTCCAGGGGCATACCGACAAGTATACTCCGCCGCCATGTAGAGGACAGAACGATCTTTGCACCGGTTGCGTCGATGATTTTACGCAGAAGCTTCACCTTTTCCGGGTCGACGCCGTAGTAAATGCCGACACTGTATTTACATCGATCATAATTCAGTACGCCGTCGACGTCGAGAAATAACAGTTTCACAGGCATCACCCTTTCAGTATGTCGTAGAAGTCATACGCGTTCGGCGCGGGCTGATCGAGCTCCTGAATGCAAGCATTGTTCCAGAACCAGCCGCCAAAGAAGGGGCCTTCGCCTCTGTCTTCTACCATTCTGTATTCCGGCCTGGCAGGATCGCCGCCAAGAAGCTTGACAGACTCGATGGTCATGACGGTGCCAAGATACTTGTCCATCTCTCCTCTTTCGTTTTCATAGCACGCGCCGCCAGGATCCCAGCGATCTACGATTCGCACTCTGTCGCCGAGCTCGTAGACTATATTGCCTTCAATCGTTGTCATATCGTATCTCCAAAGTAGTATTTTGTGACGCGGTCATCGTTGATCCAGCGGGAGAAGCTGTCTTCCATCCAGTTTGCGAGACCGGCGGGTACGACAATGATGCAAGGAACAGACCTTCTTTTCATATCGTCTTTACTGAAGGAGGAGTTGCCGCAAAAACGCCAGTCCTCGCTTGGCTCAAGTACCAGATCGTCGAAAGGGAATGTGACATCCTTCACGTCGGAGACGTATTCAGCGTAAACCGCGCCCGCGTTGTGCTCATAGGGGACGTCATTCCAATCATCCCCGGTCCAATCGGCCAGACCGTCTTCGCCCAAATAGAAGCGAACGGTCTGGCCTTTCTTTTTGAAATCAATAATTTTCATGTCTATACACCTGTAATACACTGACGGCGCTTTCTACGCGCTTTTGTTCAGATATGGCAATCCACAAAGCTGACGTACGGATTGGTTGTCTCATCCGTGATATAAGCGTCCCATTCGTCGAGGTAAGCCTGGTTTGAATCGGCGTTCGTATCGTCTACGGCGAACCAGCCGACAGTTCCGGGGGCGTGCCATTGGCCGTCCGGCGTGACGAACGCGAACGGAGCCATTGATTTGCAGCGCCTGAGGTACTGATCAAAGGTCCCGTAGCGTTTGATATAGTATTCGGGTTTCCATAACTGCGGCGGATCTTGCTCTATTCCGTCAATGACATAATTTTGCCAGAAGGCTCTGCGTTCTTCCTCGTCGCAGAGCGGATCCTCGTAGATATACTGATTTTTTCTGTGAAAACCGCGCGCGTCCTCGGTTTCTCCGGGTTTCAGCTTGTATAAATACTCGCGTGCGTCCAGCGTATACCAGTCCCATTTAGCGTTCGGATTGCACATATAACCCGTTTGGCCGTTTTCATCAAGACAATAGCCTGTTTTCTTAAGCCACGTTTCAAAATCGCAATCCTTCGGATCTTTTTTGTAGTCTTCGATGAGCGAGTTTCTGCCGACAGGATGAAATTCGAAATAAGCTTCATCAGATTCGTTGTATGGCGCGAGAAGACGATCGAAATCGCGCGGGTCATCGGCGAACACCGCAACAGTGTAATGACTCATAGTGTTCCTTTCCCTTTGCCAGCGCAAAGCGTTTGTTTATTTTTGCCGTATCGCGGCGAGGCGCTCTGTCAGCGCCCGCCGCTGCTCCTCTGTGATTTGACGCTTCTTCTTTGGACGGATTGTAACCCAGCTGATCGGCAGAGCCGCCTCAAAACCGCCCTCGTCACAGCGAACAACCTCGGTTTCATCCTGATGCTGTGTACACAGGTCAGCCAGAGATCTGGCGACAGATATTTTGCTCGTATACACGTATGCCTTTTTGTCGGCATAGCTCAGGTTGATCGTTGTCTCCTGTTCTTCGATGGCGGTCGGCATGAGCGTAATGTGTTCATCCTTCATCGAAAGACCTCGTTGAGACGACGGCGAGCAGAACGACGCCAGTGAAGAGACCGATAAAGAATATGGCCACTACTCCAAGCATGCTCATTCTTCGTCCTCCTTCGCTGTTTCGTAGATCAGGTCATAGGTTTTGTTGGCGTTTGAACGTATTTCGAAGTTCTCGAGACCGCATTCTTTCTTCGCCGCCTCGACAGCGTCCTGAAAATTGGAAAATGTCTTTTTGCAAATCATGAATTCACCTGACTTGTCTCTCGATTGGGCCAGCCATTTCTTGGCGACAGCTTCAAGAACATCGTCTTCAGCATAAAAGCTGTCCCACGCGCCGGCATCCCTGGCCAAATTGCAGATCAGCTGACCGAGCCGCCAGTCTGGCACGAGATACCAGACGCGGCGGATGGTTTCGATAACGCTATGGATTCTGTTTGGATCTCTCATTTTCTTTCTCCGTGGCGATTGGTAAATCAGATTGATCGTTGAGCCAATACCATGTGCAGCGAGCCGGCATGCCCTCTTCTTTTTTGTCTTTGAACCAGCAGGTTTCGCACTTGTTGATCGAGCACAGCCATTCAGCCATCACTGGCAAAGGCATCTGGCGAAGCACTTCAAAATTGGTCATTTTTCAAGCGCCTGAATTTCGTGGTCAAGATACCACCGGGCCTTCTTCAGGTCCTGCAGTTTATTGCCTTTATGATCGGCGCGGGAGATGTATTTGACGACGTTGCCGAGGCAGAAATCCAGGCCTTTTGCTTCGATGAAATCGATGGTTTCGATGCCGCCGACGTTGTAATGATCCGGATGATTGACGGCTTCCTTCTTCGGCTTTTCGGCGGCCTCCGCTTTTGCCTTCGTTTTCTCAAGCGTGTCGGCCAGCCACTTATCGAAGCTGTTGTCTTTCTCGGATTCGGATTTCTTTTCCTTCGCGGCTTCCTCATCTTCGAGGAGCGACGCGAGGAAATCGAACGGGCCTACTTTTTCGCCCTGCGGGCGGGGAACATAGCTTGTAATCATTTTATACCTCCTGTAGAACCGAAGCCGCCGTCGCGGCCTGCCATCAGAATATGATCGTTCGTAGCGATGCCGTACGGCAAAATGATGCCTTGCGCGAAACGGTCTCCCGCGCTCAGCTCAACGGGCGTATCAGCCACCATTTTGATGGCGATATGCCCTTCGTTTTTCGCGCTGAAGTAATCGCTGTCAACAATGCCGACCGTGTTTAGCAAACGCAGCCCGTACTTGAAGCCCAAGCCGGAGCGGGGGAACAGCGCCAACATCCAGCCCTTGTCGAGCCGGACACGGATGCCTGTGTGGATCAGCACAGGTTTGTTGGCTATGACCAGCGATTGCGGCAGATAAAAATCATACCCCGCCGAGCCGGTTGTGGCCCGGCTCGGCATGTGGATATCTGCGTATTCGAGTGGCTCCGCGTCGGCGGAACCGTAAACATCCAAGGCGTACTGCTCCTTGGACACTTTCATGAAAGTAGCTACATTCAAGACTTTTCTTCCTCCAAAACAACGGGAAAACGCTCGTATTCGGCGAACAGTTTGGCGGCCGTCTCTTCATCGAGATGGCTGATGGTGACCGTATAGAGGGGCTGAGGAATTTCAGGAGACACAGAATCATCTTCTTTCTGCGCAAGCAGGGCGGCAATGGCAAGGTCCTGCGTGATAGAGCCGGCGATACCGTCGGCAACGAGTTGACAATCCAGCTGGAATTCAGTGACGGCGCGTTTTGTTTCGGAGCCGTACTTGCCGTTCGCGCCGTCTTTTGGCAGGCTGTAGCCAAGCTCCATCAGATTCTGCTGCAGGACACGCACGTCGTCACCCTCCGAGCCGCGCTTCAAAACGCGGTAATAATTGGACGTATACTCCTTGATTGGCTCGGTCGCCAGCTCGTCATAGAAAATTTGACCAAGCTCCGCGCGTCTGCGCTGGTTTTCTTCCGTAGTGTTCGACGGCTTTTCATACATCAGCAGAAATACGTCCGACGCCTCCCTGACAGAGGTCGCGGCCATCAGCTTGCGCATGACGATCGAATAATTCTCGAGCTCGCGACAGATAAAGTACAGCTGGAACTGCAGGCTGCCGATCGAAACACCCAGAACTTTGGCGGCGGCAAGCATGTTCTGCTTGCGCGTGCGATAAGTCCACTGGGCGAGGCCGTAGCCGGCGTTATCATCGGCAAAATGCCTGTACTTGTCAGAATCGACGGCCTTTGTGTATTCCTGGTCTGTCATGCCAAGGGAACGCTCGTAGCTGTTTTGCAGGTTAACGGGGTTCAGCCCGGATTCCGCCTGAAGATTGCCCATGACGCCGGCCGCAGCATAAGCGTTACCCAGAAACGAGACGAGCTCGGACCAGATTTCTAATTTGGTTTCTCGAGTGGCCAAGTTACCACCTACCTTAGTCTGTTGTCGTAATAATCCTGCAGGCAATAGGCGAGTATCGCGCACAGGAAGAGGATGAGGATCCAGAAAATGTTGTCAGATATTGTTGTCATTGTTCCTTACCCGTCCAGGGGCCGACGCCAAGAGACATCTGGAACCCGCGGCCACACTCTTGTGTGCAATGGAAGACGTTAGGAAGCTGCGCGAACACGTCGCGGGCAACATCTTCCATGAGCATCGTCTTCTTGCCCTGATAATCAGCCAGATTATCATCAAAGAACTGCACGGGCGCAGCGTTCCAGATGACGTAGGTAAATTCGCCCAGCGGGCTTTTGACATACTTCGTATCGATCAGCGCAGGGTTGTTTTCAAAGGCGGTGGCGTACACGTTGACATACTTGTCGGAAACAGCGTTGCCGGGGATGACGCAGATCTGCACGGTGACATTGCCGAACACGGCTTCTTTGACGAGCAGCTGCTCAAGCGCCTCCGCCTTGACAGAACTTTCCACATATATGTTGATCTTCTGCGCTTGCTGATCGTAGACAACTTCGACGGCCGGATCGAACCTGAACATCGCCTTCAGCTCGTTCGCGAACGTGATCCATGGGGGAGATAACTGCAAATTGTCCATACTCAGGACCTCCAATATAAAGAAATTGCAGCGGTCGGCCCGCTGCGGAAAGCTGGCGGAGGGACTTGAACCCTCAACCTGCTGATTACAAATCAGCCGCTCTGCCGATTGAGCTACGCCAGCGAAGCGGAGGCAGGTGGATTCGAACCACCGCGCGGCGCAAGCCGCCTATCGGTTTTCAGGACCGACCCCTTCAGCCGCTTGGGTATACCTCCATCAGCTTTTGCCGCCTGAAGAAGATGTACAACATGCAATCTCGCACTGCACCCCGTCGACCAACTGTTTATCGGGCCGATACACGTGCCTGCACATTTCTTCAGACGGCCATTGTCATTCTTCCGTGAGGAGTTACGCTACGCTCACATCAGCCGTTTTACTTTACGGTAACCGGCTTGCCGGCCAATACGGGCAGAGGGACTCGAACCCTCACCGCCAAAAGGCGAGCGGTTTTTAAGACCGCTACGTAAGCCATTCCGTCATGCCCGCAAAAGCCCGCCGAGGCGGGCGATTAATCGAGAAGATCAAAGAACTCTTCTTCCGTTGGCTCTCTCGCGTCTTCTACAGGAGACGATATGTCAAGCCCGCCGACCTGACACAAGTCTTCGAAAGCGCTCAAGTTTATGTCTGCCGCATTCCAAGTTATAGTGCTCGGCGCCTCCCACAGTTGATAGCCAGACGTTGTGCCTGCATAACTGCTGATCGTCGACCATGCCATTGGGGCGGTCGATGATGTGGCGGTCGTCCATGGTTGCGCAAGTGTCTGCGAGTCTATCCAATTTAAAAAACCACCTGTCGGCATCACGAATCCTCCAACAGTTTCATTAATTGATCCCGTTCAGGCAATTTCTCGTCAAAAACGGTGACAGTTTTCAGCGTCGTCCTGATGTTGGCGACGCTCTTGTAGCTCATGAGAGGAACCAACAAAGGATTGGAAATATCAGTACTACAGTAAGTACTGAAATCAAAACCATCCACGCCGGATACTTCGAGCCGGATGATCGGTTCATCATCCTTATCTGTGATCAGGATCTTTCTGGCTTTGCTCAGCCGCTCTTTTAAATTAAGGTCAGTCATACTTCAGCAGAAACTCCGGATCAACAGCCTTGAAGCTCTTTCTGCCATCGAGCGAACGACAAACCAGGCCCTCCCGCAGGGTCTCCGGGTTGATCGCGGATGGACCATGCGCGGCGGCGATCATCTCGTCGACGGTGGCCGGGAGCTGTTTCTTTTCATACACGATGGGCACGAAGTCAATATCGTAGCAGGACAGAATGCCCTTCGCTTTTGTCGAGGAGGCGCGAACGCCCTGCGTGATCAGGTTGAAGGCGTAGAACTGCGGACCAGCAACCTTGTATTTGTTCTTCTGAATCTTCGGACCCAGACACTCGCCCTGGATGGCGATCCAATCGTTGTTGGCAATCAGGTTCATCAGCTTCTCCTTGAGCTTATACTTTTCGGAGACTTGCCAATAAACCGAACCGTCGTTCACGGGGAGACGACGGTTCCTGGAGCAGACGATGTACTCATATTTGACGCCGAAGAGCCGTTTATGTTTGACGAGCGCGAAGGTGCCGGAGGTGCCGTCTACCTTTTCCGTCCAAACATAAGGCTCCTTGTCTTCCAGATACCACGGCGCGGACTGGATGCGCGTCTCGTCCGTCTTCGAAATGAAGGATGGAAAGCCCTCCTCTTTCTTCTTGCCGAGCACAAGGCGCCTGAACCAGGCATACTTGCGCAGAAACTTCGGGAACCTGTTTAATTTCGCAGAATCTTTGCGGCTTGCTTTGGATGCGCCGCCTTCTCCGACCGGATCATCCATGTCAGGCTCATACTGTTTGACGCCCAGTATTTGTGTGACATCCTGACCGAGAATGTACTGCCCGGCAGGCAGTACAGACATCGGGAAGCAGATGCCCTGAGAGATGACGCCCGCCATTTTCATGGTTTTGATCCTGAAATTCTTGGACCTGAGGAATTCAAACTCCGGCTTTTCAGGAAGCACGGAATCGATCTCGATATAAACGCACTGATCGCCGACGTTATAGTCGGCTTTGCGTACGATGACGCGCCAGCCAAGCACTGTTGCCAGGACGATCTGATCTCTGTCGGGGATCGGTTCGAGCGCGTCAATCCGTTGTACTGTCGCTAAGTGTCTCATTTGATTCTCCTGTAATCGGGTTGATCTTTGCATAGATATCGCAATAGGTGGAATCATATGGATCGTCGATGGAGCAGATGTACCATGGTTTGGTACGGTATTTGTTGTGCGTGGTGCCGGACCAGTTGGACGAGCCCTGCCGGGCATGGATATACAGCACGTCGTTCCTGCCGACAAAGCGGTTGAACATGGCTAAGTTGTCTTCAACCTTTTTGCCGCTGTGCCGCAGAATGTACTTGACCATTTTGCGCGCTTTACCATGCAGGTTCTCCCAACGGATACCAGCAATGTCGTATCCGTTTTCATCCATGACGTAATACCGCTTCAGCTCTTTCTTCGTACGGCTGCTGTATGCGTGCCAAAACGGATTAAAAGACCAGCGCGGATGAGCTTCAACCAGATTCCGCAGGTCGTCGCTCAGCTTCATCTTCTTTGCCGCGGCGATCTCCTCCGCGACGATCGGCTTTTCATCAGACATCAGGCGCAGACCGCGCAATCTGTCGACAGAGATGCCGTTTTCACGCATGACAGTGCCAAGTGTTTCTATCTGTGCATATGCTCCAAGATCCATATTGTTTTTCCTTTCTTTTATCGCTACGACGTCTCCAACTGGTTACCGGAAGCCGCATGGATACAAGACTTCGTAGCTCCAGCCGTTGTTAAGGCCTGTTAGCGGCCGCGTTTTTATCGGCTTCACCTTTTGCGGACGCATCCGCTTTCCAAACCAGCGGGCTCCAAAGAGCCGCCGGACCCAATGTATTACCAGAGGATATCGTCGATGGATCCAATGATCCCGTCGCAGACCTTATACTTCATGCAATCCTCAGCGTTCAGCTCCCAATCGTTCGCCTTCTTGCGGTTGAGCGTCGCCTTCGGGATTTCGGTCTTCGTGAGAATATAATCCTTCATTTTCTTCAGGACTTTCTTGTAGGACTCGGACGCGTCGAGCACCTTACCGGCGTCGCCCTCGAAGCCGGCAGAGCCCTCATGAATGATCATGGTGGCGTTGGGCGTCATGAACCGCTTCTGGCCGGCCATGAAGATGAGCCCGGCTGAGGAGTGTGCGACGCCGATATTGTAGGTGTACACAGGTGTTTTGGACGTCTGGATCGCGTCGACCAGCATCCACATGAAATCGCCAATGCCGCCATAGGACATGATGACGATGCGGATCGGCTTGCGCTCTTCAACAGGTTTGCCATAATCTTCCGCGTTCCAGAGCATAATCTGCTTATGCAGGCGGAGCATGGACTCATTGACGTCGGTCTCCAGATAGATGACGCGGTCCTTAAGCAGCTGATGGTATGCGAGGTAATCAGGATCGGGGAAGTTTGGATCAGCGGACAGGGCTGAAAGAATTTCCGACAAGGCTTCGGTAATAGACATTTGTTCAGGCATAGAGTACCTCCAGATTGAATTGATTACTGCGGCGGGTCCAGCAGATCGGCCAGCTTAGCGGTTTCAGACCGCACAGATTCGCGCAGATGCACGTAACCGAACAGCCGGTTGCCCTTCAAGCAGTTGACGGCGGCCAGCAGACCGTTGTCCCGCTCGAAAGCTTTCGCGTCGATCTGACGGAAATCGCCTTCAAGCACGAGCACGGAGCCTTCGGACACGCGGCCAAGCAGCAGCTGGACGTGCTCGCGGGTCAGGTGCTCCGCCTCGGAGCAGAAGATGATCGCGTTCTTGATGTCTCTGCCGCGCAGGAAGCCTAAGTGAACGACCTCGATCTTGCCGTGCTCGATCATGAAATCAAGCTGATCCTTGCCGCCGATATGATCGGCCAGTGGCATGGCCCAGACGGACATCTTGTCGTAGTAATCGCCTTTCAGATGACCGATAGGGTTAGAATCTTTGACCTCAATGTTGTTGCGGACCCAGACGATCTTGTCAAAGGCGCCGTCCTGCAGGAGCTTAAACGCGCAGGCTGAGGTCAGGAACGTTTTGCCGGAGCCGAAGGAGCCGGACAGGCATTTGACGGTGGTCGTCTCGTCGAGCAGCAGATCAATGGCGCATTCCTGCTCGGCGTTCTTAGCCCTTACCTTGCCGAAGGCGGAGCTTTCGACAGGCTTGCGCCAGATGGGCTTATACTTGCCATCCTGCCACTTGTATTTGTCGACGACGTGGCCGGCTTCATCCGTCAGGAACAGGTACTGGTTTTCAGCCAGGTCGAAAACGTTACAGGTTTTGTCTGCATAAAGCTGTGCGGCTTCCGCCGACAACGCGGAAGCCGCCAGGATACCGGTGTAGTCATTAGGAAGTGTCTTAATAAACACCACCCCTTTGCAGTTATTCTTTCGCGATGAATTCCTTCCACAAATCAGGGTTGGTCATATCTGCGATGCGATGGCGGATGGCCGCGTACTCATCGGCCGAGAACTCCTGAGCGCGTTCGGCGATCGGCTGCTTCTTCTGGCCGACACACTCAAAGCGGCCCTTGATTTCAGGCTTGTTGGACCACAGCCATTCCTTGGCGGAGGGCAGGTTGCGAGCGTAGACGTAAAAGACTTTGCTGGCATCCGTTTTATCTGTGATCCTGTAGATGTACGTTTGCTTCATCGTTTTCCCTTTCGGCATTGGTGGCGATGACCAGGCAGGCCGCGCAGCCATAATGCCACCAGCACGGACATGATACATAGTACACGCAGTCAACGCACTCACGGGGCGGGCTGTTGGATACATCCATCTTTTTCTTCACTCACTTTCAATATGCCGTTCTGTACGAGGAATGAGATTGCGACCGCCGCGGCATCTGACTCATCGTCGGTCTTGTATTCGAGACCCGGCAGCCATTGCGGCAGCGCTTTCGCGACGTCTTCCTTGGTGGCTTTGCCGGAGCCGGTGATACACTTTTTGACGGTGACGGGATAGATCTCCGACCAGTCCAGCTTCAGCCGGTACAGCAGCCAGTCCATGACGCCGACGACCTTGTAGATACCGATCTCCGCCTGTGAAGCCCTGGCGTTGAACGCCTTCTCCCTGACGAAGTAAATCGGCACGCCGTCGTCCGGCATAAAGAAAGCGAACGCCTTCATGATTTCATCCAGCAGCTGGCCGTGCGATTTCTGGTTGGCCTTGTTGTCGACGCTGACGGCGGCCGCGCTTTGGAGCGCGGCGCCGTCAGGAGAATTGGTGACGAGGATTTTGCAGAAGCCTGGCCTGCGCAAACTGAGATCCGCCGCGACGACCCAATACTTATCCGGCAGACGCAGCGGTTCCGACTGTTTCTTTTTCGCCATCAGACGTGATGCATGATCTTTCCGACGGGCTTCGGTACAAACGTCCGTTCTTCGGTCATAACGGGCTGGAAATCATCGGGGCAATGAAGCTCACAGATATCAAGCCAGTAGTCCGTGAACTCCAAACAGATGCTGAACGCGTCGATTGCGCTGCAGCTATCCCAGTGATAGGCGTCTGGATCTTCCGAGTCAAAGCGTTCCCGCCAGGCGTTTCTACCAGCTGCATCATCGAAAATTTGATCCAGCAGCCAAGCTTTCGCCATGGATTCTGTGGTGCATACATACATGTTTTCGCCTTGTTCAGAACATACATAAACTTTCATAGCATCAAACTCCTTTATTAGAATTCTTCCTTCAATGGTTCAAGAAACGGTAGGCTGTCCATATAATCGTTGTACGTCTCGATGACGTACTGCAGGGCGACGTCGTCGTCGACTTCCTCGTCCCAACGCTCAAAGAAGGGCGCGTACTGGAACGACCAGCTGTCTGTGACCAGCACGTTGTCAAAGTCATTCCATTCCGACATGTCGCGATCGAACGCGACGCAGATGGTGAACTCACTGTCTGTCACTTTATTGATAAATGTTTTGGCGATATATCCCATCGCGCCGCCTTTGACCCAGCCGCCATCAAGGTGCATGCTTCTCGGCAAAGGAGCGCCGTTATACTGATAGCGTTTGATTCTGCTCATAGATATTCCTTTTGAAACTTGTGTGTAATATCAAAAACTGCGGGACGGTTTTGATCGTCCCGCAGTTTAAACATACGCTGATTTGTATTCGGATCCGATAAAGGCCCGTGATCCCGCTGCCAGGAACCGAACTTAATATAGTCCAGATGCTGAAGCAGTTGACCGTCGATCACTTTCAGGCTGTCTGCGCCAGTATACAAACAAACTTTGAACCCAAGTTTGTGCGCGAGACGAGCACAATAGATCAGCTCGCGCGGCCGCCATTCGCCGCCCATAAAGCAGACGCAGGTAACGCCGCCTGTATAGGTGAGACTATCCAGAATCTGCTGAAACATGGGAGCAAACGGTTCGCCGGTGTAAGACCACAGGTCCTGCGAGTGACAGCCGTCACAGCGATGCGGACAATCTGTGATATTGAACGCGACGGCGATTTCGTCCGGCACTTCCTGCAAACAGACCGCGGCACCCTGGCATTTAAGCGGTCTGTTCATGCGGGACCTCCGCGTAATAGCGCCTCGCGGCTTCCTTCTGCCTGGCCTCAGAGAACGAGGAGATGAGCTTCAGATAACCAATAACACGGGTAGCCCAATCCAGATTATCGCTGCCGCACTTGGGGCATCTGGCCAGCTTATGCTTGCTGATATGCCCGCAATCCCGGCACACGGTGTTCGGTATATTGAAGGTGAAGTAAGGACAGCCGGTCTCAATGGCGTAATCCATGAGCCTGCGGTACTGCGCCTTGCTTAAATGCTCGTCCAGGTTGCAGTGCAAGGCGGAACCGCCGTCCAGATACTGCGTAAACTGCTTGCCGTGAAGAATGAACTTATCCAACACGGAAGTAGACGGATCTTCTACGAGATAGAAATAGGAATTGTAGCAGGCGCGAGGCACGGCATAACCGTCTCGCTTGTCCCACTTGGCGTTCTTGACACCAAGATTTTCGGCAGGCACATATTCAGTATTGAACATGATGCCCTCTTCGCGATCGGCTTTATTGAGATCGCTGATCAGCTTCAATACAGTATTGACGAAGGTCTGATATTCTTTGCAGCCGGGCTTGATCTGATAGCCGAGAAACTCGGCGGCTTCAACCAGACCGTTGATACCGACCGTAAGATACTGGCGATCCGGCGCGACGAACTGAGCGTCGTACATCGGCAGGAGGCCCGCTTCGTTACGGTCCGTCAAGATGGTGTTGAAAGCTTTCAGATATTTATGTACGCGGGCGACTTCAACCTGGATCGCGCCATAAACCTTCTGCATGAAGGGTACGGCGCTGAAATCAGGATCTGGATGATGAGCCGCTTCCTGAACAATGCGATTGATGTTGATGGTCATGACGCACTTGGAGCCGGTGGATACGCCGCCGGCGCCGAGCGTATACGAGAACTGATTATCCTGGATCTCGTTACGCAAACGGCAGCAGGAGGCCAGGCTGTCTACGTTATCGGAACGGTAGAGGAAGAAGGAGTGGCCCTTCGACCACATTTCCGCTACGAAGTCAGCCCATTCCTGATCCTTATATCGCTTGCCGTCGTCCAGAAGGTTGACCGTTTCAACGGGGAATGTAAGGACTTTGCGCAGCCGCTCCTGGTTAAACCAGGTCATGAACCGTTTCTGCAGCCAGTTGACGGATGCCCACTGCATGGGTGTGCCATCCGGGAAGCAGAAGTCTTCGAACATGCCGGCGAAATAGTACTTGTCGAAGTAGGCGATGTTCCAGAAAACCGCCTGATTGCCACGAGCTGCGGCAGGCTGGTTGATAGAGTAGACCACTTGCTCAAAGCAGTCCGTAATGACACGGTCGATGGATCGGCCGCGCGTCGTCATATCAACGACTTGATCCGGGTGCAGATAGTATTCGTTGCCGTATTCCTGTCGGATAAAGTAATCCATATACGGAAGAAATTCCGGCGTGGATACAGCTCCGGCCAGCTGCGCGGCGGCCGCGAAGACAAGGTTGATAAAAGCGCCGCAGAAAGAAGAAAGATTCTTCGGAGCGGCGGAGGTACCGCCCAGATCCTTTAAACCCTTCAGCAGGAACGGATACATGGTGATGGAAGCGCAATAAGGCTTTCCACATAGGGCCGTCTCATCGTGTCGATAGATGCGGTGCGTTTCCAGGTCTTCGATATATTGCTTCGCCAGGTCCTCACCGTACAGCTCGGCGATACGCTGCTGCATGGCGAGACGGTTGATGGCGATGGCTTCTTTCTTAAATATTTCCGACTCCATGGTAGCGATGGATTTCTTTTCCACGTTTGCGTTGGCGTCCACCTCGGAGCCGGAAGCGGCGTTGACCGCCTCGGAATAATTCTTGATAAAATTCAGATAAGGCTGGCGGTCTGCGTATTTATACATGCGGCGCGCCACCCTTCGTAAGAGCGATAATATCAGGCAGATGATATACCTGTCCATCCATCACAAGCGCCGGCACGGAAGAAATATCATACCGTTTCGCCTCGTCGGCGTCTTGCGAAATGATGTACTGGATTTGGCTGTCGTCCAAAATGGCTTTCGCGAGCTGACACTTCGCGCAGCCGGACGACGTAAAGAGAATGTTCATGAAAACAACTCCTGTTAATAGCCCGAAGGGGCGCTTTGAGGCGCCCCTTCGGTGAGAATGATTTGATTATTCTGCGAGATCCGCGATGATCTCGTCGAGTTCAAGCTCTGTCGCTTCGATCAGGTCGTTGAGTGCGTTGAGCTCTTCCTTGCAGCGATTACGCGCGGCCTTGTAATGCTCAAGTTCCTGCGCTACACGATCGCGCTGCTGCGCGAGCGTTTGCTTTCCATCATCGAGCTGTTCGGTCTTTTCTTCTTCGAGCACGGCTTTAAACATGGCGTCCGCCTCCTTGATATCCGCGTCGGGACCGGCCTTTTCAAACAGCTGGTCGAGACAAACCGTCAGATCATATTCAACATCCTCAAGGATGTCCTCAAGATTATCAATCTTCTGACGTTCAGAGATCTTCAGTTCTTCGGACATCGAGGCCGCGTAGCGTTTCAGATCACGCTTACGGTTGCTGATTTCTGTTACGAGGCGGAGGCGTTCTGCGTCGTACTGCTGCACCTTATCTTTAAGCTCATCGATATTCAATCGACAGCACTTCCTTCCTTTGAGACGTATTGATGATAGAGATCGTCAAACGCTACGGGAACGGCATCGGCTGAGAGCTTAAGCATCTTGGTTGCAAGCGATCGCATCTGAGGATATGCGGCGGGGGAGCAGCGTAGTTCAAAGATGTGACGCCATTCGCGTACGTTTGCCTTCATAATGATGCGGCAAGCTGTCGAGTTTGGTAATACCTCTCTGGCTTGCTCAGGTTTCATGCCCAGAGAGATTAGCGTCTTATAGGTGCTTTCCGCGGACAACATGGCGTCGTACCATGCCGCGGAGCCATTACGAACAATGGAATCACCGCTTTCAGAATCAAACCACTCGGGGAGAATGAATGTGATGTCACCCGTTTTCGCCTCTTGAATATACCGCTGCGACTCAACGCAGAAGGAAGCGAGACGGTGACGGGTCATTTCGGCCAGCACAGCGCGTGATGTGGTGATATCGAATGTGAGATCAGCAAACTCAAGCGGCGTTTCGTGGCCACGCTCAATGAGAGACTTTGTGAAACGAAGACAGGAGTCTTCTGTTGTTTTGGCATGCGAAGCATAGCAATTCCGGCCAGCGAACTCAATTGCTTTCAGCAAGGTGAGTCCTTCGCCGGGTGCCGGCTTCAGCAAAACTGCCTGTTGTTCAGTGAGAATCAAATAGACACCTCTGATTCTTCCGCTTCCGCCGTCATTTCTGGCACGTCTTCATCTTCTAAATCAGGGTCTGGTTCTTCATCGTCAATATCGTAAACGCGCATGCGCTCAGGCGTGCGGAATTTTGTTGGGTTGACTTTCTTATAGTTTGCCTTTTCGATGGCAGACAAAAGCCGCGTGACAGTCAGCGGAGAAGCGATGACGGACCCGTTGTCCAGAAAGATCGCTGAGTTGACTTTCGCGCGGCCGGCCGCGTTGATCAGCGTGCCCGCCTGTTTCTCATCCTTGATGGTGCGGCGGGCCTGATACGCGTTGGTTGACATGATGGCGACGATGCGCGTGGCGCAGATCGAAACGTCATCAGACACCTTGATAAAACGTAGGGGAAGTTGATACAAATAACATCACTTCTTTATTCGAAGGGCTCGAACAAATCAGTCTCTGTGCCGAGCGCGGTATCCCAGCTCTGGCCGGCATAGCCGTCGATATCGTAGTGAATCTGCTGGCCTGTGAAGCCGGACCAGCTTTCGCCGAGATACCTGCCGTTGGCGTCGTGATGAGTGTAATCGGCAAGCAATCCCGGATCAGAATAGCCGACATAGCCGCCGTTGGCGTCGTAGTGCTCGAAAGAGCCTGGGATCAGCCCGGGACGGGACTCGCCGGCGTAATTTCCAAACTCGTCGTAATGGATCTTGCCGCCAAACAGGCCGTCGACACTGGTATAATGCTTGCCTTTCATAGATTACACCTCTTTCTCTTTGATCGTGTGATAGGCAACCGCCCATATATCCGTCTGGTCAAGCTCAATGCGCTTACCGTCTTTATACATGCACCGTCGCTGCTCTTTCCATTTATCCAGACAGATGATTTGCCCGGCGGTCAGAGGATTTGCCCTGAACAGGTCTTTGCGAACCTTTGCAACGCCGGACTTACCTCTGCAAATATTATACAGCTTTATTTTTATTCCATATAAATCGTCAATTTCCTGCACGAAATACAGGTTGGACTCTGAAAAAGGATCGCAGGACAGGCAAATGCACATGAACTCCAGCTCAGCGCGGAGCTGTTCTGCAATCGGGAGATCTTCGTTTGGAAGATCGTGTTCCATCTGTATCAAATGCTGAGTTCGGGCAGTAACCGATTTTTCTGACAGGGTTTTTGTCAAGCGGTTCTTGCCATCTTTGAACTCGTTGAACACCTGAAGCAGCATTGCGCTGCCGCCAAAGGCGGAGAAATAGCCGAGACGAATCAGCAATTCAATCTGATTCTTTCGGACGCAGGATTCCATCTGTAACGCTCTGAGCAGAGACGTGAAGCTGTCGAACTGTCGTTGCCCAAGCGTATAAAGGTCTTCAGCGGCGAGCTGAGACATATCCTTGATGGAAGAAAGACTTTGAGAAATTGTTTTGTTTTCTTTATCAATGTACCAGTCCCGATTGTCCTGGCCAAACTTGCCAGGCGTCATGCGGATATGCCGGTACCGTTTCATCTCGTCGACGATCAGGGCTACCTTGGCCTTGTTGCCTTTCTCTGTGTAAAGTTTCAGCATCGTCGTATAAAATTCGTACGGGAAATGCGCTTTCAGATACGCGCCGTACAAGGAATCACAGGCCATTGAAAAAGCGTGAGCTGCACAAAACATGTAACTCGCGGCATCGTTGATGATGGTCCAAACCTTTTCAACAATGTCGGCCGCTTCAGCGTCTGACGCGTGCTCTTTTTCTTTCAGCGTCTGTGTGAAACCTTCTTTGAAACGCTCCTTGAAAGAAGCTACTTTGGCGGCCTTCTTCTTCTTGATGGCTTTGCAGCATGTATATGCGTCTGCTGCGGAGATGCCAGCCGCCTGTAAAATCGTGAGGATCTGTTCATCGAACATCAGAAATGATGCAGGGATCTCTTTCGTTTGCAACAGTTGATCCAGCGACGGAATGCCGTAGCTGAAAGGCTGTCTCGCCACAAACGTGGACAGCATGGATTTGAAGCCGGGACGCACAGCCGCAATAAAGGCGGCAAGTTCTACCACGTTAGTTGGCTTGTATTGCTTGACCCGTTCGGTGGTTTTCTCTCGCTCCACCTGGTTGAGCCCCATGGTGAAGCCGTTGGCGTAGAGATTCCAGACTTCTGGATCATCCTTCACCTTGTCCAGCAGTTCGTCCACCGACATGACCGGCAGGCCGCAGGCTTTGAACGCGGCGTCGATGGTTTTCACAACGTCAACGCGCAGGTAATCAGCCTTGAGATAACCGTAAGCGTCAGCGGTCTGACCATCAATATATGCCGCATATACAGCTTCTTTATTGCCGGACTTTGCCTTGACCCTGATGACGCCAATCTCACGCCGGATGTCTTTGTCCAGCAGCAGATGTGCGCAGGGGTGAGGCGACATGTTGGTGACAATGCCCTGATATTGCCGGCTGTCTTCAATGAGCTGCAGATACTTTTGATCCACATAGTCCTCGATGTGAACATCGTCTTCGGCGTTATAATCAGGATCGTCCTGATTGTTTTCCCAGGCGTGCTTCAAATCGTTCTGATACGCCTTCAGCTGCTTGGAAATCTCATTAGAAGTATCGAAGTCCAGATTTCTGGCCCTGGCCAGCAGCTTGAACGCTGACAGCACCTTGTTGGTGCCGAAGGCGATCATTGGCAGGCAGCCCCACTCGCCGAGAATTTCCTTGCCGGCCTTCTCGAAGGCCGGAACATTGGCCATATTCAGATCCAGATCCGGGAGGGCACCGCTGGCCAAGCGTTCCCGTGAGATGAATCTTGCCGGGTACAGTTTGACCGGGCATTTGAGACGGTTGATTGACGTAAAGCCCAACGCGTAATTGGTGCCGAATGATACGCCGGAGCCTCTGCCTGTCGTCGTGAGTACGCCGCCATACTGTATGCCTTTATCCACAATGTCTTTCATGGCAATAAAGTAATCGGCGGTTCCGGTATCGACAACGGCGTCCATTTCCTCATGGATCGCGGCGGCTTCCTCTTTGTTTGGCATACCGGCCTTTTCGATATAGCCGTAGCAGCACTCCTTCTGATACAGCTTATTGCGCTGCTGCGGGGTCAGATCAGGACGCGAGCAGGGGATCTTCTTTTCCGTTGTGAAATGAAGGCCTTCAAAATCCCTGAGCTGCAGGGTATTCTGCATGGCTTCCTCAATCTGGGCGCGGCTCAGAACATGTTGAAATTCCAGCATCTGATAAGCCTCTTCCGCCGTAGGCAGATACAGATCGAACTCGTCCTCGTACCCGTTGTTGATGCCGGAAGAAAGCAGTTGCTCCTTGCGAAGCATCGCGTCTTCATGGCGGATATAATGGCTGTCCGTACCGTAGATCAGCGGGATGTCGAGCTTTCTGTACAGCTCCAGGATTTTCTTATTGTGCTCGACCTGGATAGCCTGCGGATGGTGCTGCACTTCAAGGTATAAATTTTCCCTGAAAATCTGCTTCAGCCTTCCTACGATGTCCTCGGCCCTGGAATCCCTTGCCGGACCTGCCACGCACGCTGTGGTGCACAGAAATTTTGCTGGATCCAGACGGGAAAGCAGGTCAAAATCGACACGCGCCTTTCGGAAGAAGCCGGACAGGTTCGCTTCGGACAGGATTTCATTCAGCTCATAGAAGCCTTCCATGTCTTTTGCGATCAGGATCAGGTGAAAGTTACGATCATCCTTCAGTTCCGGATTACGATCCGGAACGAAGTAGCATTCCGCCGCCGCCAAAGCAACCATGTTCAGCTTCGAGGCGACCTCGAACTGGCGCCAGACATTGGAGCGATTGCCGTGCTCGGACATACACAAAACACGCTGCCCGCGCTCGGCGTAAGCTTTGGCGTAATCCTCGATAGCCATGGTGGAATCCGGCTGCGTCAAAGGATTGGAGTAGTAGGTATGACAGTGATAGTTTTCGTACTCAAGCACAGCTTTTCACCACCTTACCTTTTGCGCTTGTAAGGCTGCCCGTTTGCGCAGTGATCGCGCATATTGCACAGATTTTGACAGAAGAAATCCGGCTCCGGTTTCTGCTCGAGCCAATCGAGCATTTCAAAGGACTCGATCTTGCCCATGATTTCGTCAGCCCAGGCCAGGGCGGCGTCAAAATCCTGCTTGATAAACGGGCGGGAGATGCGCATGCCATCTTCCTTGAAGAGGTTGAACATCATTTGATCCGGCCATTTGCCATATGTTTCGTAGACGTGCTGCGAATAGATGAGCTGCTGACGGAACATGGCGTCTTCGTTTTTCATGAAGGATTTCAAGGACTTGGATTTGTGGTCGACGATGATGAGCTCGCCGGTCTTTTGATCTTCGGCAATCATATCGACGATGCCGACGAATGGGCGGCCGCAGATGTTGTTCTTGAACTTCGTTTCTGTGCCGATAATTTTCAAGCCCTCGAACTCATCGAAGGTTTCAAAGTAACGCAGGCCGGCTTCGTACGTCTTTTCCACATAGCCTTTCGCGGCAAGGATCCGTGGGAACTGGGTGACGACTTCGTCCGGGTAGCGTCGCGCATACTCCACCGGCAGCTGCTCCTTGGTAAGCAAGCCTTTGGCCCATTGATCGATCAGATCATGGATCAGCGTGCCTTGCTCGGCAAAGCCGTTGGACTTTTGCGGCAGGCCCTCCATGCGCTGGAGGTAGAAGCTGTAAGGACACTCCTCAAAAGACGTCAGCTGAGAATAGGAATAGATATGATTTTCTCTTAGCAGACCCATGCGTGTTCTCCATGCTTGATCTTGATCGGTTCAAAGTCAGCAACGGCGTCGCCAGCGACATGCGCAGACAGCGGGATCGGCAGTACTGATTCCACGCCGGAGGAAGACACGACCATGCAGACCTGCACAGGCGGGCCGTACAGGCGCTTCTTCATGGTGTACTCGTCGCCAGAGCCGCACACGGAACCGTTGTGGATATAGTTGGTATGCTCCATACGCGCGTCGAAGATGTGCGTGTGTCCGGCGACGATGGTATCGACATGCCGGCCGAGCAGGTATTCGATACGCTGCGCGGAGGCTTTCAGATCCGGATCCATATCGCCATGCACGGACACGTACGTGTTGCCAAAGATATCGAACAGGCCGATGGTGTTGTCCAGAGCGTTCTCGACAAACACGACGTTTGAGAAATGCTCGAGCTTTGTTGCGCAGTACCAGGGGATCAGGTTATCCAGCTTCTCGCCGCGCAGGGCGTCGCTAAAGCTGGGATCGACTCGAGAGTGATTGCCGGGAACGGAGTTCACATAGACGTGCCTGAACGATTCCGCCAGCATGCGAAGGAATTCAGAGACGAGCTCCGACGCGCCGACAACCTGGCGCACGATGTTTTCCCGGTTCTCCAGACGGATGGTCTGGTGAATGATACCGGACATCATATCGCCAAGCAGGGAAACGTAAATGGTGTTGATGTTCTCCGAAAAGCCGATGTTGATAAGCTTCTGCGCGTAGTGCAATACGCGGGAACTCGCGACAGACGGATCATACGTGCCGGCGCGGGACATGAACGCGATGCCGTAATGCACGTCAGACAGTAGGGCGTAGAGGGCGCGCTGCGTCGGCGCCTCCTCGGGCGCCGCCTTGCGCTTCGGTGGATCGAAGCGTTTGATTTCTTCCCGAAAGATCTCGGCGACGTTGACCGCTCTCGCTGCGCGGCGCATGACGCGATTCTGATCCGTGCGGATGTCCTGAATGAGCGCGCGTTCCCGCTGCGCTTCGGCGAGATATGCTTTGATGCCGCCATCCTTGAGCTCTGGGAGCTGCTCGGGCGGATCGTATGGGAGCTCGTCGGGATCGAGCTCCCGGTGTACAGGCGGGTTTTGCTGCAGCCGCCTGAAGCGTTTGCGCCAGCTTGAATCATCCCACGGCGGGAGATGCGGGCGTAAGACGCTGTTGAAGATGCTTGAAAGTTCTGGCCAGGTAGACTGTATCGTCCCGGCTTCCTTTAAGCAGCCGAGACGATACAGATATTCGTCCTGGATCTCTCCGGGACGAAGCTCGTAGATATCGCTTATAAGAACCAACTTCTTTCTCAGAAGGGCGCTCCAGCACTGACAGAAACACCGCGCTGCACTTTGAACTCGGGCAGCGAACCGGCGGGATCTTCAGGCATGGTGATGCCCGTATGGTCCCAGCTGTAACGCACATGATCGCCGGCGGCCGTCTGAAAGATACGGCGGTTGCAGGGATCAAAGGAGCATTCGATGACAGGCTCAACGCCAAACTCGCGGTTCTTGCACACACGGATATTGGGCTTCTCGATATTGAGCACTGTATCAGCCAGGTTGGTGATGTTCGAAGAGCCTGCCACGTCGTCGTTCTGGAAGATGGCGTCGGCCCTGGTTTTACGTGGATGGGCAACGAGTATAACAGCCACCTTGTTCTTGACGGCAAAGCTCTTCAGGGCGCTGACAAAGTCAGACTGTGCTTTGTTTTCTTCTTCGGCAGAGCATTGCAGGGAAGACATCAGATTATCCACAAGGAACAGCTTGCAGCCATACCGACGGGCGCAGACGGAGAACACGTCCAGAATCGCTTCCTGCGTCGTCTTCTTGGTGACAAGCGTGTTGTCAAACAGGAAGAATTTGCCATCGATATAATCGCGGATCCGCTTCTGGATTTCAGGCGGTACGACGGTGAAGCGCTTATTGCTGACGCCGTCTGTTCCGTAAGCGATGTACTTGCTTTCAGTGGCCTGAAGCATGATCCACTCCAGGAACTTATAAGCCGGCAGCTCACCGGAATACGCGCACACGGTGTGGCCCTGCTCAATGGCGTTCAGACAGAACTGACCACCGAGGGTGGACTTGCCATGCCCGCGCTTGCCGGAGCAAACGGTGAGGGAGCCTTCGGCGAGGCCGCCGATGGCGTTGTCCAGCGCTGGAATGCGGGTATAGATGCGCGGCACTTTGGTCGGATCCACGAACTGCACGGATGCCAGGTTCAGGATGCCCTGCACAGGAGCAGGCTCACACTGGTCCACGACAGCTTTTAAGCCTTCTTTTCCCCAGCAGATCAGGATCTCGTTGGCATCCTTGCAGTTGCGGCCATAGTCTTTCCCGTTGAAGACGGCCTGCGGATATTCCGCAGGAATCATGCAGCGATCTTCACCCAAACGGGACATGAGCGTGGTCATCATATTGATGCCAGGCTCGTCCATGTCGCCGAACAGGATGATCTGCTGAAACTTTTCAAGCCAGTTCCAGCAAGTATCGACCCACTCCATGTTATTGCAGCCACATGGCACGGAGACGGCATTGGTGACGCCGGCTTCGTACAGGGACAGAGCGTCAATCTCACCCTCGGTGATGATCAGCGGCTTGTGGAAGGACACGAGATCCATGCCGAACAGGATGGGCTGCGTGTTGGCCATCTGCCATTCCTTGCCCATCTTGGACGTTGCCTTATCGAACGCCTTGGGCTCACGGTACTTGACGTAGATCAGCTTGTCATCCCGATAGAACGGGAACACGATGTTGCCGTTCGCGTCGCAGCCGACTTTATAGGCGGCCAGCGTTTCAGGGCTGAGCTTGCGCTGACCCAGATAGTTAAGCGCTGTTTCGGTCAGAGGCAGCACATCTTCCGGATTCGGACGGGCGTACAGCTTCTTGCCTTTTGCGCCGCCGAAGCTTACGGAGATCGTTTCAGGAGCTTCTTCACCGAAATAGTTGCACAGCTCACGGAAAGAGCCGGACTTGCCGCACTGGCCGCGCTTGCAGTTGAACGCGCCGTTGTACAGTCCGACGGCGAACGTATCCTGATCCCGGGAGTCGCCGCCTTCGCAGAACGGGCAGTATTTCGGGATCAATTCGCCGTTGCGGATCTTATAGGAACCAAAGTGCTTGGTGGCCATCGCTTTGACGGCGTCACTGATATTTTCCATACAATAAACTACCTTCTTCTTTCTTTTATTTTCGTCAGCCGAATGTTTTCGTCGAGCTTAATATGGTTTTGTCCGCCCCTGAGAGGGCGGAACAAACAAACATAAGCAGAAACGTTTTTGTTTCAATAGAAATAAGCGCGAGTGACAGAGGGATAAGACGAAAGACCGCTCCTTACGTGACACGCCTAATGTTAAATGCTGTAAAGCGCCAGGTGTTACGCGTAAGACGACCAATATAACAAACGATCCCAGATGGTGGAACCCATTTGCCTAAACTTGTTGTCAACAAGAGCGAATTGAACGTTTCCCGTGCGCCGCGCGAAGCGGAATACAGAAAGCGTTGAACACGCGGATAAAAACGTTTGCTGTTCATATTCATCTGTTCAGCCTTCTCAGGGGCGGACAGTTAAATCAACTGAGTATACCTGCCGACGCTGCGGCAGTCAGACAGGAATCATTGACGCTGAAGGCCGGATCAAAGTTGACTTCTACGTCAATCAGGATCCGATCAATCTCGGCGGAACGTTCGTCCGCCTGGTCCATCAGCTTTTTCGAGGCTTCGGCAGCGACCTTCGGATCAAGCACGGGCGTCTTTTTGACGACGACCGGATACAGATACTGAGACGCGCCTGTATCGTTGATGAATGTACCGGTGCTGGTTGTGCGTTGCTCCGACTCCTTCAGTCCTGCGAGCTGGCGGAACTTGAGCCCGATGGCCCGCATCTCTCGCGCTGTATCGAGCGTGCTCTTATAGCCGGCGGCGTTCATAGCCATCGACGCGTCAATTGCCTGAGAGACCGCCGCGTACTCTTGCAGGAGTACGCGGATGAACTCAAACGCCTGGGCGGCGTTGAAGCCGGTTCTCGATGGGACAGACGCGTCGATCAGCTCGTCCTTTTCAGCGGGGACGACAGAGTGCTTCAGGTGCGCTTCAGTTGTCTTGTACTTGCCCTGATCGTCAAAGAGGAGCAGTTCGCTGATCCACTCTCCGAGTTGGCTTTTATAACGGAATGCGTCTTTGAGCTTCATAAACGCTCCTTAGGCGCCGAACGGATCATCGTCGACGGGCATCGGGGCGGCCGCGGGCGAACGGGCTTCAGCGCCCTTAGCCTTGGCTGTGATCTTGACCTTGAACGCGTCAACGCGCAGGCGCACGCGCTTCTGGTTGTCCTTCTGGCTGACATATTCGACCATCGACAGATCGCCGACAACCTGCACAGCCGTACCCTTTTCGGCGTGCTGCACGAAAGCTTCGCCGCGCGGACCCCAGAGAGAGACGTCGTAGAAGTTTGTATCGAAGGTGCCATCGGGTTTCTTGACGGCGGTCGAGACGGCGACGGTAAAGGCCGCCACCTTCGATTTGGTTGCGCCGACTTCCTTCAGTTCGGGATCACGGACGAGGTTGCCATGGATGACGACAGTTGCATCATTTGCCATAATTGTTTTCTCCTTTTTCGTTGGCTGATTTGTTTTTGAGAAGGGACCATTCTCTTCTCATATATATCCATTCTTGAATGTCGACATGCTTATGCCGCTTCAAGCTTGGCTAACAGGTCTGCAAGTTTCTCCGCGTCGGTGCACTTGAGATAGTTGGACATGCCGAGCACCGGCTCTACCTTTTCAACGGCGAACTTGCGCTTTTCATCCGGAGACATGGAACGGATGAGCGTTTTGATTTTCGAGTCTACCTTGTTGAGAACGACGGCGAGATCGGCCTTTTGCTGCCTGGTCGCGTCGTCCTCTTCCGGCAAATCTTCGCCGGCGTAGATATACAAGCCGAGGCCGTGACGCGCAATAGCCTTGGTCAGCGAACGCTGAATGGCCTTATTGACCTGCATGGAGGTAACGGCGTCGGCCGGAATCGAAGCATTCTTGAAGTCCATGACGGGCAGTTCTTCGATATACTCCTGAACGTAATCGCCGTCGACCACGGTGACGCCGGTCTTGACCCAGCATGTGCGGCCATCGGTGAAGTAGTTCCAGTCATCCTTGTTGTGGTAAACGGTATAGTAGGACAGGGGATAGCGCTTTTTCAGCTCCGCCCAGGCCCAGGCCCAGCTCAGATAGGTCAGACCGTTCTTCTTTTCCGTGTGTTTGGTAACGTCGATTTGGTTTAAGACGCTGAATACGGACTGTACTTTGGCTTCCGCGGCCGCCGCTTCGGGCGCGGCGGCCTCCGCTTTCTTGACGGGAGGCATTGAAACACTCCTTTCTTTTATTGATGTAGTTTGGGTTTAGCATTGGACGACGTGAGATGATAGAAATGATCATCCCGCGTCAGGATCTCTGACATCAGAGGTTTCTTTTCCCAGAAAGCTTTGAGCCTGGCGAAGCCCTGGTCGGCCACCCTGCCAATATCCGGATCGGGCACGCGCTTGATGAAGAGCGCGGGCCCTGTCTGATAGCCGGAAATATCGCACGGGAACCAGAACAGTCCGCCTTCCGGGTAGTATTTGCGCATCTTCTTGTTCTTGCGCCGGCCTGTTTGATACATCGTATCCCGCGTGCGGTAGCAGGAGAGAAAATCGATCATCTCCTCATGCCCGGTCAGCGTGGTGACAAGGACCTTCGGCATGGCGCCCAAGGTATTGTCCGGCTGAACGACGCGCCAGGGGGCGCGGCTTTCCGCCGTGCCCCTGGTTTTGCAGAGCACGTAAGAGGGAACGATGTTGCCTTTGCGCATATCCGTTTTCTTTACAATGGCGAGGTAGTAATACATACTTCCTCCTTGCGGCGCAGACGTTCTTTGACTTTGCTGGCGCGTTTAACAAGCTTCCTGTGCTTCGCCTGGCATTCCGGGCAGCGCTTTTGCCGACCATTGAGCCGGTGGCACCACTTGCCGCACTCGACACAGGTGAAGAACCCTTTGACTGCGGCGGAACAGCCGTGCTCTTCCGTCCAGACGGGCAGCTTTATGCCGCAGTGAACGCAGGTAACGCAAGTCATGAGATTCAGCTTGAGATTGCGTAATGCAATGTCTCCAAACACACGCCAGAACATTTGCTTATGCGCGGCTTTATCTTTTCCGTCGCCGACGAACAGGGTGTACGCGATGGACGGATACGCGGCTTCAATGCTGCCGCACAGCTCAGTGAGCTTATCTGTAATCAGTTCTTTGAGCGCCTCATAGCCGAAGGCGTTGTACATTTCCATAACGTCCATCATGGACGCTCCGTCAATTCTGGATTGCAGATTGCTGTCATCGAGCCGGGAAAAAAGTTCAACGGCTTCTGTGTTGATCTCCGTGACCGGAGCTTCCAGAAACATCTCGCCGTTGAAGGGTGGAACGCCTACTGCGTTTAAGTTGATGTTGCCGATATTATCAAATAAAGCGCAAAGCCTGTTCATGGTAGAATTGTTGGCTTTCGCGCACTGCTTCTTCTTTTTCGTCGTGTCTGCATGGCGGCCGTTCTTGGAGAACTGGAACCAGTAAGGCATCTTACCGTTCGGGCCGCCGATTGCTTTATTGATTTTCGCAGAGACTTCCGGATAATTGGTATAACCGTTGACGGAACCTGTTTTGGCCCCGTCGATCGTGAGATTGTTGAAGTAACACAAAAGCGCGGCAGACTGTAAATCAGGATGCGGTCTGTTCCAAAGCCTGGTCAGGGCGTTTGAAATCTGGCCGATGCCACTGTAGTCATGCGCGCGCTTGACCCCGTGAAACAATGTTTCAAGGGAAATCTGTTCGGACGCGGCCTTGGTCGCGTCATAGAACAGGGGAACGATATCATACTCTTGAATGTTTCGCTTGGCGTTGTCGATCAGAATACGGTCTGAGACAACGTTGAGCTGATCTCCGTCTACATCGAACTGAAGAATTCTTGATATCAGATCATGACAGCTGGTGTAAATGCCGTTCGTGTAAAACCACGAGGCGATTTCCGGATCGTGATTGACGGTGCGAATCGCATGCTCGTTGAAAAGATGCGGACTCCTTAGAACATCTACCTCGTCTACATCCCTGAACGGACGGGCAAAGACTTCGCCGTTTTTCAACAAACCTTCCGGCTCCTTCTGACCGAGAAACCAGTATTGGCAAGCGGCATACAGATCCGGAATGGCAAACAGGCGTTTGTTTTTACAGCGTATTTTGCCGGACTTGGCGTCGAGCGTCCAACGCTTTTTGATTGCCTTCAAAGACTCTCTGGAATAAGCTTCGCGCAACAGCTCCGGATATAAAGTAAGCGCCTGACGATACGGGACTTCCGAATAATCGTCGGCGCCGAGCGCGTGAAGCATGTGTTCCCGGTCGTTCGAGAGGCTTTTGATCCGATCGTAGGTAGGCCTGACAAACTCCTTCAGCTCATTCTGTGGAAAATTTTGAAGCGTTTGAATGAACTGATAGTTGAGCTCGCTGTTGCCAATGTACGCCTCTTCCATGTTGGTGCGGCCAAATGTACAGCCGCAGGTCTTGAAGAAGGATTTGTACTCATCCCAGCTGTCGTAGTACTTCCACAGCTTGAGTTGTGACTTGGTGAAGACGACCTGTATGTCTTCCGCGCGGAGATCGTGCATCTGACCCCAGACGTCTTTCAGCTTTGCCTCGCAGCCGTTTTCCTCGCAGAAGCGTAGAAAATTAAAACTGCACAATAGGCCCTTTAAAAATGGACCTCGTATCATGAAATTCCATCTGGATACAGAAGGCAGCATCATGCCCGCGCCGTCACAATGGTTGATAACGACGGTCCGTTCGCCGCGCTCGATGGTGTAATCCGGACTGATATAATCCATCAGGCCGGTGACGGGAGCTTCAAAGTCGTCCACGACGATGCAGCGGTCAATATCGAGCGGGTAAGGATCCGTTGCCGAGCATGGCAGGGCCAAATACGCCATGAGCTTACTCGTATTAATTCCACCCCGTTCGTTGATGCGCTCCCAGCTGAGGCCGCACATAATGCGCGGCTCGATTCTTGACCAGGCGTCGTCTGAGAGAAACTGCACCTTGTCCGTTCTGAGCTGGCCGGCCGAAGCCGTAGAAAAGCGATAGCGTTTGACGGAAACGGAGCCATCCTCGTTCAGCACAGACATATTAAAACCCTGAAGGATGATCTGTCTTAAGATATCTTCTGATTTCCACTTGATGATAATCTTGTCGAAGGTGATGTCGTTTTCGTTCAGGCCGAGGGCGCGGGTTTCTTCTGATACGAACTCGGCGATGCGGCGGTTGGGTTTGAGCGTTTTCCACGTGACGCCCGGCGGGCGTTCTGGAAGCGTTGGATCGAGGACGGCGCTGAGATTCACCGTCCGGGGGACATGCTCGTGCGAAGCGATGAGCTTGGCGAGAGCGTTTTGCTGTACACGTTTTTCATTGACGATTTCCTGACGGTTAGGTACGGTATCATTCAGCATGCGTTTCAAACGGGCGATGTTGAAGAAAATCACGCGCTCCTCGTCAGTCAGCAGATCGTACGTAGAGAAACTTGCGAGGCGGATTTGACTGCTCAGATAAGATTTGTTACTCGTGAAACCACCTCTTTTGAAAAGTAAAGCGGCATGTGCCGCTGGGTGCATCCGCGCTGACTTTTGCGCGGATGTAGGAAATATTGAAAACCGGAGGCATCGTCTCTAAGTTGTTCTACTCCGAGGATCGTTTCGGCGGTGGCTGCCACCAGGCGTAGCCTTGGTGGCAGCCTGAGCCGAAACGAGCCGAGAAATCGTAATTTAAGACGAAGCTCCTGATGACATCAAGAGTGCTAAACCCGCAGGTAAAGCCAGTGCACGATGCCTCCGGTTGTTCAATCAGTTTGCATAACGCAATGCTTGTTTAATCATTACGTTTTTGTCGTACCACCAGATGTGAAACTTCCCTTTGGTATGATCGAACACATGCTTGGTGAATTCTGGTTCGATATAGCTGTAGTAGCTCCAGCGGCCGATGAAAGATTTGACCCAATCTTTTGACAGCGTTCCGCGGAAATTCTTGACGAAGTTGTACATATCCGCTTTGAAGAGCCGTTTCACCTGATGGCCGATGGTGATCTTGTGATCGGCGTTCAGCATGTAGCCGAGATTCCAGTTCGCGCCTTTGATGCTGCCATATCTGGTCTTTTTGCTGTTCAGTTTATAAGGATAGCCCAGCCTGAACAGGAGACCAAGGACATCGTGGTGGATGATGTATTGTTTGACGTGGCTGAAGTCGCCATAGCCTGAGATCAGACAATCGTCCGCGTAGCGGGTGTAGACATAGCCCGATCCCAGGACCCTGGTCAGCTCATAATCAAATGGGATCATGATCAGATTGGTGAGCATGGGGGAAAGCGTTGTGCCCTGCGGCAAACCGCCACGCAGGAACGCGTAGCTCAACGCCTTTTCGAGCTTTGCTTTTCTGGCCGGATCCTGCATAAATGTATTGAACGGCCAAATTGCGCCCAGAATATTCATGACTGTCGCGAGCGAAGTCGAGCCAAAGAAATCATGAAAATCGGTCTTCAGGAAGTAACTGCTGTTCTGATGCCGCTGGATGCACTTGTAGGTGTTGCGATAGCGGACGTAAGCGTAGGCCGCGCTGTGATACAGCGCGAAGAACCGCCTGCGGAGAATTTTCTCGATTTCTTCATGAACTTTTCTGAGCTCAGGCTTGGGATCATCGATGGGCCTGACGCCGCCGGAACGCTTTGGGATGGTGTAATGCTTGTACCAGCTTTCCGGATCGCCGGTGACGGTTTTCTCCGCCAGATCGATCACGGCGTCGAGCGCGGTCTCGGCCGCTTCCGCGTCAAAAAGGTAGGAGAATTCCTGCGGGACGGTGTTGGTTTTGATTGTTTTCGTCGCTGCGGAGCCGTACATGAAGTTGCTTTCAGCGCCCGGAATCTCAGGATCAGTGTCCATCAGAAGAGACATGTATATTTGTTCTTCGTTTGTTTTGCCAAAGAGGCGCCGCGTAATGTACATTTTAACTCCTTTACAGGGCGAGAACGTCCCAGGTTTCCGTATTGATCAGGATGGTTTTCTTGATGGTTTTCTTCTTGACGAAGTCAAGAAAGTTGACGACGCCGCAGGTGACGATCATACGAACGGTGGCGGCGACGCCCAGTGTGACGCGGCACGCGGACATCGGCGTCTCCTGTGCCGCTTCCTCATGCGTGAATTGCATTGAAGCGATGAACGCTTCTTTCTGCTTTTCATTAGACCAGTCCGCCGCGTAATGCTGCGCGTCGGTCAGGCGTGTTCTGAAATCGAACATAGCCTTGATGAACGGATTGCTCTTGTTCTCTTCAGCAATCTTACGGCGCAGCTCGATATTATCAACGCAGAGGAAGACATAGCCGCTCAGCTTCTGATTGGTGTAGCCTTTGTCCGCGACGCGCAGAGATTCCGCGATTTCCGGGTTAATGGCCACAAGATGATCAGCCAGGGCTGTCACCTTTTCTTTGCCGATGTCCGCCGAAGTAAACATCTGGTTAACGATGTTCTTGGGCTCAACGTAATCGAAATCATAGAGCGTGATGTCCTTGAGCCCGTAACGAACAAGCAGCTCCGCAAGCGTAGAGCCTACGGAGCCGCAGCCGATGATATGGATACGGCCTTCCGCCATGGAAGGCTGAAAGAAGTCATAGCTTTTCGACAGATCCATTACGAATAACTCCTTCCGTACGGATAGCCGCGACCGTAAGGCGCCGTGCCATCGTCAAAAAGATCGTCGTAATCTTCGTACGGGTCCTCAGCGGCCTTTTTTTGCTTTTCCTTTTCCTTTTTCTCTTTCTTTCCGCCGTTGATAACCGTACCTGTAAAGACCGTTTTTTTAACCCTGGCCTGCGCGGCCTGAATGAAACTCGTTTTGGTGTAGGTGTTGTCCGTGCCGCCGTAGTCGAACACGATGGAGAGATCGATATCCTTCGTTTCATACATGACGTTGTTCGGGATATCGTAGATAGCGCTGCTGATTTCACCCTTCTTGTTCCAGATCTGGAAAATCCAGGCTTTATCAGGATCAGACGCCTTCATCAGATTCGCTCGGTGCGTCATATCGGTCGAGGAAGGGAACACGGCCATATTGACATGACTGTGACCGTGAAAGAACATATGATCCGCCTGGTCCTGTGTGAGATGCTGCAGGAACATCGGGTAGCTGTTTTCGCCCTCGTAGACGGTGTTGACGGTCGTGCCGGTCACCTCCTGATCGTACACGAGGACGTCGTAGACGAGCCAGGTTCTGTCGCTGGTCTTGCGTACCAGGGCGTGCCAGCCGACCTCAGAATCGAATTTCTGAACGAGCAGCAGCATCTTGATGTACGCTTCCGCGGAATATGAGATGGTGGCGCGTTCTTCCGGCAGCGCGTCGCGGGACGCGAAGCTACGGGTGAAGGTGAAGTGTCCGTCGGACAGACGAGCCGTCTCGAGCTCCTTCAGGAACTCCTGTCTCATTTTCTCTTTATCGGCTTCGGTAATTGTAATCGGTTTCATTTCTGCTCCTTCAGTTTCTCCAACGCTTCTTTTGCGTTATATTCGTTGCCGTCCTTGTCGATGAGGACTTTTTCTTTCTTGGTGGTGGCGAAGAGCCGCTTCATAAACGGGATAAAGGTGACGCCTGTCTCTGCCAGGTTGATAGACTGGCAGGACGCGACGCACTGCTCAATGGCGCCGATATAGTTGCTGTTGCGGATCGCCGTTCTGATCGGGTCGCGGTAAGAACCGAGACACTGATGATATTGCAGATGCGGATTCGGAAGATACTGACGGGTCAGCTCTTCCGGATATTCGTAATTGCGGAAGACGGCCACGTCCGTGTTGAGCGCGTATATGGCGCACAGACGAATGCGGAAAACCGGATCATCCGAGAAGATCGCGTCCATCAGGAGTTTGCGGTCTTCTACCTTGCAGAAAGGCGGATCGGCGGTCATACGGTAGATAGAGCCGTTCGAGGAGGCACGGCGATAAAAGTCCAGGTCGAACCAGTCTGCGGTCGTCTTGACGTAGAATTTGATGGTGCCGTCGGAAACGTTGACAAGCTGAAGGTTCTTGTGCCGCTTGAAATAATCGACAAGCTCGGTGCTCTCGTTCTTCGGTCGGGCGAGCAGGGCTTCATATTTAATCGTCGCGTCGTTGACCTTCTGCACCAGGCGGGCGTATTCGGCGACATTATCTTCGAGCGCCGCCCGTGCGACCCGCAGGGTGTTGTTGGTTTCATCAATACTGCGTTCGAGCTCGACGTTGGCGAAGCGCTTAAGCAGGACTTCGTTCAGCTCGTTCTCAAGACCGGACTGACGGACCAGCTTCGCGATCATGGACTCGAAGTCTCCAGAGGTGCGCTTGGTCATGGAGAAGCATAACTTCTTCTCGTCATCGGTCAGCGGCTTTTCATCAAATGGCGTTTTGATAAACAGCGGGAGCAGCGACATAAGCATGTGCGTCTTGCGGGTATCGAGCTCCTGCGAGAAGACGACCGCGCTGTTGATATCATGGTTGACGAAGATCTGGCAGCTCAGCCATTTCGAAAGATAGTTTTCGGCCTTTTCGAGCTTGGTGTAGGCGGGATGCGACGCGGCGAACGAATCGTCGGTCGTGTGAACGATATTGAAGGATTTCGGCAGCTGCGTGTCCGGGATCGGCCACGACTCCTTAATGCTTCTGAGGGTCAGGGTTTCGTCTTCCGGCAGCCTGTTAAACAAAAGAATCCTTGCCGTCGCGAGGCATGTGCTATCATCCGAATCGAACGGGTAATGTTTATCGACGCTGATTCTGCTGAGGATTCCGTGTTCGTTGCCGAACGTGTCGGTCAGGCCGCGGACGGTATTGAATGTTGCGCTGAACATAGTTACTCCTTTTGTTTAAGAGGCTGCCGCGAGTAAACCGCGGCAGCCCTGAATGATTACTGAATGGTGATGAAGCCCTTGATCTTCTCCTGATCCGCGTGGATGGACGCGACGGCGTCAGCGAAGTTCTCCTCGATCTTGTTCAGATAGAGCAGGCCCATGCCGATCTTGTCGGTCAGCTGGGCTTCGATATCATTGTCGCGGTCGACGCACATTGTGATGGTGGCGTAGCCTTCCTGGTTCGTGGCCTCGGAGAAGGTGGCGCCCTTATCGTTGATAGAGCCGGAGGAGCGGGTGGTCACGTCGATGCCGAAGAGCTGCTCGTTCTTCTTATCGTCCTTGTAGAGCTTCAGAGCCTCGGGGCGATACTTCTTCGCGAGCTGAATATCCTCGAGCTTCAGCGCGGAGGTGACGACAGCGGCTTCACCGATAACGGTCACGGTGGCGGCGTTATCCGCCTTCACGACGACGGACAGGTAGCAGGCATCCTCGATACCGTGCTGCGCGAATGTCTTATCGAGATCGCCGGGACGCAGGGAGCATCCGTCGATCTGGGTCATGCCGACGGAATAGTTGACGCGGTTCTCGTCGAGAACTTCGCGGACGGTGGCGTCTTCAGAAACGTTGATGGTTTTGCGGCCGGAATTGGTGATGAGGGTGATCTGGATCATTGTGTTTTCTCCTTTTTTTGATCGATAGTGAATTAATTTGATTTTTTGTGCGGCAAAATACACCGCGCGGCAACAATACGCGCCGCCAAAAATATATGTGGTTGTTCAGATGATGGTCAGGCGCTCGGGCCGGCTCTCACCTTAATCATGCGCTGCCTCCTTTCCTGTTGGCATAAAGATATAAACGGAACGCTCCGTTTACAGCAATGAAAGAAATTCCGCGGGATCCGCTTCGAGCTCGTTCATTTCCGACTCCGAAAGCAGCATCCAGTCTGCCCAGTTGTATGCCCGGTTGAACTGTTTTCTGTGTTCCTCGTTCGGGTCGATGCACGACAATGTGTAGGTTCTGGCATTTTTATACGTTATCTCGCATTTGTATCCCGCGAAAGTTGTCATTTCCGGAACAACGGATGGGCTGCGATGGGATTCGATGATATCCGGATGGATATAGACGACGCTGCCCTCTTTAAAAAGTTTGGTGCCCTCTCTCTCCTTGCATCTTTGATTTGCAAGTCCTTCAAAGTTGAGCATATCAGCCTCCGAGCATTTGAAAATGCTTCTTCTCTGTCGTCGTGTCTTCCGGCACCTTTCTGAGCTGCGAGGCGCGGAAGTATCGCTTTCCTCCCAACTGGTTGCGGCAGGTGTAATAAACGTCTCCGTCCTGTCCGGTGTCTATGACCTCGTAAATGTCACCGGTGGCCACGTATAAAACCGCATCTCCGTTCTGATACCTTCTCATACAAGCATTCCTTCAAATTCTTCGGCCGTGACGGGGTCTTCCGTTTCCGGTGGGACAAACATGTAATCGGCCCAGTAAAACGGGCATTCCTCGAGCGTGTATGAATCCGGATGCACGTGTTGAATGGTCATTTCCTGGCCTCGGTAGTCGAGCATATCGCTGACGACGGACGGACCAAAATCGAGATCGTCGGTCAGGTCCGTTCTGACGACAACTTTATCGCCGACCTGAAACAGATCGGCATTGGCATGTTCCAAACAATATTCATCTGTCAATTCAGGCATATTTGCTCCTTCATGAATCGTGTTGTTAGAAAAGATCTCCTTCGTGATATCCGGCGTTCACAGCAGCATGGCTTCAAACTCAGTCATGGAAACGTCTTCTTCGGGCGGTACCAGCATATAATCCTGCCAGTAGTAGGTTCGTATACGACAATCTTCGCCGCTCAGACGATAATAGACACCCTTTCTCTGGGCGACGAAGGCTGGTTGTCCCGACAACTCGGTCATTAGCTCAGTGACGACCTTGCCATACGGCATCCTTTTTATCAGGTCCGGTCTGATGACAACGGCGTCTCCGACCTGAAACCATTCCGCTTTGCAGTGCGCTTGACAATAATCCGGTGTTAATTTTTCCATTGTTACCTCCGAAATAGGGCTTCTTGGACTCGAACCAAGGACCTGCGCTTTATAAGAGCGCTGCTCTGACCTGCTGAGCTAAAGCCCCGGACTGAGGCGGCGGGAGTTGAACCTGCGATGCGGGAGTCAAAGTCCCGTGCCTTACCGTTTGGCGACGCCTCAATAAAAAGAGCCTGCGTGCCGAACCTATAGCACGCAGGCTTGCGCAGAAAGGATTGCTGACTTGTTTCACATCAGCAACTGGTGGAGACTGGCGGAATTGAACCGCCGGCTTCCTGCTTGCAAAGCAGGCGCTCTGCTAACTGAGTTAAGTCCCCACGTGCACCGGTTAGATTATAGCGCCCAAACCGGTGCCAAAACGACGTACAGAAGTGCCGGTCATGACTCCGGCATACTGCCCCCTGTAAGGCAGCATCTTAGACCCTGCCTGACTCGAACAGGCGCATAAGCCATACTCGCTTCGCTCTGCCAACTGAGCTAAGGATCCATATGCGCGTAAACCTCACCGATGTAAACCGCGCCGCTGCGTTCTTACGTCTGCCGACTTCTTCGCTTTTGCTCCATTAGCAGATCAAACGTCAGCTTTAACCGCTTCTCTCTTGTGCGGAGGTTTTGTTTGCAACGCTGCAAACAAGGTGTGGGATTGGATCAAAGGCAAGACTAATTGCGCAACCCAAGCCTTCTGTTCCAACGGCGTTGCGCGTGAGCTGCGCCATTTTCCGGCAGCTCGTCCCGACGAGGCCCCTGCGTGACTTGAACACGCGACAAGCTGGTTAACAGCCAGCTGCTCTGCCAGCTGAGCTAAGGGGCCATGTTACAGCATTTGAAAAAATTCGGATTCTTCTACGGGGGCGCACAGATAATCGAAATCGTCGTCTTCGACCCAATACTTGCCACCGGGGCCGTCAACAAAGATGTTACTGCCATTGACCTCCAGGACCGTGCCGATCCAGCCCGTTTTTGTAATCGAATAATAAACCGACGCTTTTTCGTTGCCGACGACCTCGTCGCCTATAGAAAATTTAGGCATAGAAGACTCCTTTCAAAAAAGATCTCGCCCGGGGACGTAAGTTATTGTGGAACCGTCCCCGGACTTGCAGTCACACTGCCATGGCCTGTTTATCCTGCGGCATTTATGGACTGTGCCGTAAACCTCGCGTTGCATCCGAGCTCAACGCATGCTCTGAAAGGAGGTAATCACATGGCTCCCTGCCCGAGTCGAACGGGCTATTCCAATATGGCGTGTCGTCGTAACACTATGGGAGCATGGCGGTGAATTCCTCTATGTCGACATCATTATATGGCGAAAAATACTCATCGTGCGTTAATTGAAAAGTCTTTCCGTTGGCCCAGCGGTAGCAATATTCGCCGCAGTCATACCTTAAGAATACGACGGGATAATTCGTTTCGTCCAGCAGCATCCTGGCGAAGCCAGGGTTCATACCTTCTCCTCTGGAGGTGCGTCTACTGGCCGCGCATTCGCGGCCGTAGTCGTTAAGGATCAAAAGATCTCCTGTTTCCATACAAACTCCTTATAGCAATTTTAAAAAATCATCTTCAGCAGCCTCTTCGACGTACGGTATGATATAATGACCTTCGAGCCCCAGACAATAATATGAGCCTATGTGTTCTGCCAATTCAAAGCACCCATCTTGCACTTTGGTGATCATCAGCGGCTTTCCGTTGGCGAAATCTCGTCCGAGTTTGAGTTTTTCCGCTGAAAAACTGCTCATGTAAATTTGTCTGACGTGAGCTGCTTCTTCCGGTTTTACTACAACCATATCGCCAACTTTTAATTTTTCCATTATTTCGTCTCCAGTCGCGGGTTTATAAATTTTAAAAAGCGTCATTACGGCAAGACAGCTTGGCAAAGCAGTGGTAACTTCGGCCACGGTAAAAAAGCCGGGATAGCCCAGGAGGAGGGAGCTATCCCGGCAACGGTGAGGAGGTGATGCGCTCTTGTACGGCTTGACCGACGTTGACGGTCGCGGCCGCATAAAAAGGCGGAGCTGCCTTTCACAGCTCCGCGTCGTCGTCAAGTTCTTCAGCGTCTTCGAAGAGCGCCTCCGCGATATAGAAGGCCTCTATATCCTCAAAGGAGGCGTTTTCGCTGTACGGATCCATCTGCTTAGCCGAACGGGAACTCGTCGGGCTCCTCGGTCGCGGGAGCGGGAGCCGCGGGGGCTTCCTCGCCGTCACGCTTCTGCGCAGACAGGAACTCGAAGTTCTGGATGACGTTGATTTCGGGGCTGGCACGCCAGGACCCATCCTGCGTGGACTGATAGACCGACACCTTCAGCGGGCCTTCGACGAGCACCTGGGTGCCCTTCTTCAGGTACGGAGCGGTGTTGGTGGCCTGATTGCGCCACATGGTGCAGCGGACATAGGTGACGGGGCGCTGGCCCTGTTCGTCACGGCGGCCGGAGTTAGCGGCGACGGTGAATGTGCACACGGGCGTCTGCACGCCAGAAACATTGCGGTTGACCAGCACAGCGTCATTGGTCAGATGTCCTACGATGGTGAGCTTATTCATGTGATACCTCTTTCTGCCCGGCTAACGGGCGTGATCAATATTGGCGTAAGCCGAAGTTTTAGAACCTGTAGCAGGTTCAAAATATATCGTTTAGCGCCGGAGCATTCGTCTGCAGCGCTTAACGAGCGTATTTGCCGGCCGCGGAAATTGTTTTCTTTTCCCGCAAACCTTTCATCATGGCTGCGGCCCGTCCCCGGGCCGCCCTGCTGGCGTAAAGACCAGCTGGGGAGGGGCGTCAGGCTTTCAATAAGCCGGTCGCAGGAAGCGGCGCTTTCTCGCCGAGATATTTGCTGAGCGTTCTGGCGATCTTGAGCCACGCTTCTCTGTCGTGTTCTTCCCTGGCGATCTTGTTGAGCACGCAGCCCATCGTCGGGTCGAGCTGCTTGGAGCCGTTGTAATACAAGCTTTTATCCATACGACAATCTCCTTTCAGGCTACGTAAACCTTTCATCCTGGCTGCGCGGCGTCCCCGCCGCGCCCTGCTGGCGTAACAACTGCCGGGCAGCGAAAATAAAGCACTTGTGCCGGCTTTCTATGGTTAAAAAAGTGAACTTAAAATGCGAAAAATGTAACAGAAATTTAACTTGACAGCGATTTTTCGCGGCAGTATAATGGAATCCCGAGAAAAACCACCATGGTGCCGCCCGTCCTCGGGCGGCGTTGCCAAGAAGATAGAAACGAGCCAAGCAAGAACAGTGAACATTAGCTTGGCCGGCTTAAGGCGAGATATGGTTATAAACATGTATAATCTGGTACCAGAAAATACTGTCGACATTCAAGAATCGATATATATGGAAAGAGAAGCCCAAAACGCAGAAGTACGCGAATCGCGTGAAGCGCGATTCGCCTGATAACTACACGACGGTTAAAAGATAACCGAAGTGAAGCTGACAGGACGGCATTGAATAAAGCGTCGTTCCCATGGAAGGAACGACGCGCTGAAACAGTGAAAACTTAGGCTTGAAGAGAAACGCAGGACCTGCATAACAGGACCTGCAATGAAAAATATCTCCCGTCGCCCATGGAAGGCGACGGGAGGGTGATGAAGATAACATGTCTAAAGAAAGAAAAGAACCTCGAAGCTGACACGCTGAAGTCAAAAGAAAGAAACGAACTTTCTTTCTTTTCAGGCACGATGAAGATAACTACAGAGGGTAGAGAGATAACACCTCCTCGATATAGGAATAAAAAAGGAATCAAAAGGACAAAACTGTGAAAGAACTACTCGTGCTTCTGAGTAAACACAAGATATTGTATCCGATTCCCCTCCTTTCTACTACATCTTGATATATCTCCAATATTGCTGATATATCACCTCTTTTCCTGTTATCGTTCGGCATGGTTTTAAGTTAGCAGTGTAAATAGGGGAGCGCCGGTGAAGCGCTCCCCTTATTTTTTACATATGCACGTCGTAGCCTTTCAGCCAGTCAGGATTCACCGCCATTGTATCCGCTAACACGGTGAACTTGTCATCTTTCGGGCAGTACTTTTCATGTTCGTAGTTGTAGACATCCTGGTATGAAATTCTGATGCCGGATCCGTTGGCTTTCAGGTTTGCCATTTTGACGAGCTGTATTCTGGACATGGGCTTACCGTCAACACCGTGCATCGTTCTCCACTGGATAGAGCGTTGGCCGAGCGTAGCAACTTTGTGGGTGGACACTCTGCGATAGGCTACCGAATTGTAGGGATACATCATAATACGTTTCCTCCTTTACGGGCGCGGCAGTGATACTGCGTTCCATTCACGGGCAAGAGACTCGCCTTTGGCTTTCGACCAGATATAGCCTATTAGCCGGCTGTCGTTGGTAGCATGGTTGGTCCAGCCGACACGATACGCTGATTCGGGCATGATGGCGTGATCATACTTGCCGATTTCACGGACGTCTCCTTCATCGAAGACGATCTCGTGAAACACGGGCTTGAAGATTGTACGATCGTACTTGTTATCGGCGTGCGATGGGAACTGGATGAACATCGATCTGTCATTGACGATCTGCGTGCGGTATTCGGTGTCACTGACCTTGTGAAATTCACCAAGTCCTTTTGCTCCGGACATTGCTGTGACGATACTCATCACGTCCGGTTCATCAATCTCTGGTACGACGACTACTTTTCTCTCCATAAAAAACTCCTTTCAAACCTGAAGTTAAATATCATCATGGTCCCCGCCCGTTTCCGGGCGGGGCAGTGAACAGCCTCGTTACGGACGATTGTAGCGCGCGGTGCTGACTTCCGCGACGCGGCGGGTGACGATGAGTTTGCTGGATCCATAGCCGCAGAGCCAGGACGTGCTGACGCCCATGACCTTGCACAGGACGGTCATGTTGTTCATCTTCGGCGTGCAGCGGTTGTGCACGTACGAGTTGATGATGGACTTGCTGAAGTTGACGCCGTAGTGGCGGCCATAGACGTTGCAGGCCCTGGTGAGCTCCGCCTGCGTCGTGCCGGTCTGGATGAGCCAGGCCTTGATGCGATCACCGATATACTCGGTGCGTTTGGTGTAACCGTGTTCCATCTTCTGCCACGAGCAACTGTAAGGCTTATTCATGTGTGTTACCTCCCAAGATTATTGAAGTGATGACTTCACCATGGCGCCGCCCGTCCTCGGGCGGCATTCAGCATCAGCCTGCTGAACCAGGCTTCGAACGGTCAACAGGCATGTTACGAGAAAAAATATAGGGCCCCGCAAAAATAGGGGACCCTCATACATAGACGGTGTGCTTACTTAACGGGCGTCACTTCGATCAACTGTAGTTTCGCCAGATCACGCTGGGCGCAGGCTTCCTCGTCGCAGCGCTCGTTCAGGGGATGACCGGCATGACCCTTCACTTTAGTGAAGGTAACCTGATGGATGTCAAGCTGGTTCTTGAGCGCGGTCCAGAGATCGACATTCTGGACAGGCTTCTTATCCGCCTTGACCCAGTTGTTGGCGATCCACTTGTCTAAGTAGCCGCCGTTGATCTGGTCGACGATATAGGCCGAGTCCGTGAGGACTTCAACTTCACAGGGAAAATGGAGCTCCTTGAGGCCGCGCACGACGGCTCTCAGCTCCATGCGGTTGTTGGTGGTCTGTGGGCTATTGCCGGAGACCATCATTTCACGGTCTTGACACTGCAGGATCGCGCACCAGCCCCCGGGGCCTGGATTGCCGGAGCACGCGCCGTCTGTAGCGATGGTCACGTGATACATAAGATGTCCTCCTTAACGAAAATCGCGGCGGACCCTTTGCGGGTGCCGCCGCTTGTTGTAATTGAGACGCCAGCGCGGGAAGCGCTGACGCAGATTCCAGATGGCTTCAGTAGATTCGAGCCAGATGATGTCGCCGAGGATCAGGATGGTCAGGGCGGCGACGATGATGAACAGCGTCAGCATTTAGTCACCTCTTCGATGACGACGAAGCTGAAGCTTTCGCAGCGGCCCATTGTGGTGACCCAGTCATAACGAAGCTCGGCGTTGTGTCTGGTTTCGTCATAACCGTGAATAATGAATCTACCGTCGGACAGATACTCGATGACTTTGAACATATACAGATCCTCCTTCTGCATTGCAATAAAATAAGCGCTGTGTGGCCAGCGCTAACCCCGGCGAGGCTTTTCGGGTCACCGATCCCGCTGCGGTTTATCGCGGTACGCAGGATATACCGGAAGAGCCTTACGTCTTCAGCCCGGTTGGCCAAAGGCGTAAAACTATTCATCATGGCCGCGCGCCGTCCTCGGCGCGCATCTTGGGATACATTTTGCCGGAGAGTGACGATGCACAAACACCGCACAGACCGGACAGGAGTGCAATAATGCATTCGCCATGGCCGCGCGGTGTCCCCAACGCGCTTAGCTTGGAAGTGAAGACGTCCAGCAACGCTCATAAATTGTAAGGATAGAAAGACGTCATCATAGAGGCAGGCAAGAATATGGGGAAACGCGGAGAGCTGGATCAGCCTGCATAAATTATGCAGAAAATTCGACAGGAATCACGCTTCAGCACCCGGAGACAGCACGCAGATGAAAACAGCGAGATCGGGAGGTGGCGGAGCGGAGGCGAAGCCGAAGCGGAGCCCGTGAAGCGCAAAGCGACGACACGGGATACGGGACCGACAGACGCAGCACCCGGAAGCAAGCTTGAGAGTGAACCCAAGTAAGCAATGCGAAGCGAAGGCCGGCGAAGCCGTGACGCAGCGGAGCGAGCGAAGCGGGAAAAATATGGGGCCCGGAAAAAAGGGGAGGCCCGCTCGTGGTGCAATGCCTGTCTTGACGGCGCAGGCAGGGCCGGAGCAGTTTAACGACGTGCTCAGGTCGGCTTGACTTAATGATTAATCTGTGCTATCATCGGGCTGGAGGTACTCACGGTATTCTTCTTCTGTCGCGAAGAGAATCCACTCGTCACCAACGAGCCCCATGTAGCCGCTTGCGGTGGAGTAGCCGTACATGGAGAACCTCCTTTCCGCCGGATGTTGCTGCATCCGGCTTATTTTATTTTGAGCCTGGGGCTCACTCGCAGGCCGCAACGCGGCGGCCCGTGGTGTGAGACTCAGACGAATTACAGGTCGTCAGCGACGCAAAGAGAATAAAGAGAATTATATGGATCAACTGCTGCCGCTTTGCTGTCGTAAAGATAACGCCATTCTTCTTTCTCAGTACAGCCGCTCATTTCGACATAATAACTATCGTTGCGTACATATTCGTCTCTGATGTAGTAAGAACGACCGTCGACGCAGATTTCAAACGGCTCACCCTCGAAGAAATATCTGTCTTCAGGTTTGAAGGATTTCAGAAAAGAATCCAATATTTCTTCAAGTTCGTCGGACAGATCGATGTCGCAATGAGTCCACGATTCTTTCAGAGAAAAGACATGAAAGATCGCGTTCAATGCATAATCTTTATTTGCTTTGTCGAAGTTAAAAGAATGCACTTCGACATAGCTCTGATTGCGAGAATCGGTATTTTCAAGCATGCTGAACGTAATCATTGCAACGTGGGCTTTATTCAGCTCGCTGAAGTACTTGACAGCCTTTTCCTTGGTCGCATAGCGCAGATCCATATAACCGTCTAGGATCCGATCATCCACGCGAACAATGTGATACAGGCCATCCGGGTCCTGGTCAAGGAACGAAGCGTCTTCAATGAGATCAAGATTGATCGCTTCTTCAACGGACTGTTCCTGTACAGGCTCAATGCTATCGACAGCATCCATGTCATCAATGGCGTCGTTCATTTCGTCGATCGCTGCGTCGATGTCAATGTCAGGCGTTTCGGATTCCGGCATAGGCGCGACGCCCGCTTTTGGGGCGGGCGTCGGCTGGAGCTGGTCAGCATGGATGCTGTAGCCGGCCCACTTCGGGCCGCAGTTGTCGGCGGTGACGATCTGGCCGTCCCGGCTCAGGAACACTGGATAGCCGGCATGCAGACCATGCACATAGATCGTGGCGGCTTCCATGGAGTTGTTCGTCGTCTTGCTATAAACACGGCGGCCGGTCTTGATCTTGACTTCGTAGATGTGGGCGAAGCATACGCCGGTGATAGCCTGGGTGAGGGACATAGTGTAGTTCGCGGGGTTGGCGGTGTAAACATGGCGTCCTGTCTTAGTCGTCAAGATGACGCAGGCACGGATTACGGACGGTTCGCCGTCAGTGCCATACTCGATCATGACTCGGTCTGATTTGATCAACTGATCCATCTGGCGATACGCCTCCATAACGGAAGGCAGGTCATTCATAACGATTTTAATACCGTATTTGTTGTTATAGCCGATGCTGATAGACATAATGATTTCCTCCTTGTAATCTGATATTTTTTGTTGTATAATCACCCGCAGGGGGTGGTATCATGGAAGAATTCGATACTCAGGCGCTGCAGGAAGAGAAAGCTCTTGCAGACATCGAGAAATCGCAAAAAGTACGCAAACTTAAACTTCTGAAAGATCAGAAGCTTCTCGAGCTCGAAGCCATCGAAGCGATGCTCAGCGAGCTCGAGAAAGACGAGGATTACCCCTTCTGATCAGAAGTCCATCCCAGCCAGCCAGGAAGGTAATGCTGCCTTCCTGGCCTTTTCTTCGTGCGCTTCAACGCATTCCTGGCGGAACGTCTTCTCCGGAATAACGGCGGGCAGTATGGTACGCTCCTGTTTGTTTTCAGCGAGGATATCGCCGAAGCACTCCAGAATCGCCATCAGGTGACGCGCGGCGAACTTCTTGTTCCATTTGTCGTGGGCATGCGCCACATGCTGACGCAGAATCGCGGCGGCAGTCCAGCGAGCCAGCTCGTCGTCGGACATGTTGCCCTTATTGACACCTTGCATGAACGCAAGCGTCTCGTCGCGGACGTACTTGTAAGCGCTCAGCATTGCCTCTTCGTATTCAGCCGCTTCAAACGACGCTTTCGCGATCTTCTGGACTGCGCTGCTCAAAGTTTCGAACAAGAAGTAGATCGAATATTTTGTGTCTGCTGCGAAGACCTCCTTGCCGAGCATGTCGTTGTATTCCTTGACCTTTTCAGCAGGAAGCACGTCGTTGCGCACCATGCGCACGTTTGCGCTGCAGCCGCCAGGCATCGCGATTTCCCAGCGGTAATCGATCTTACTGAAGTCCGGCGCCCACTCGGAACCGCCGATGATCAGGTTGACCTGGTGGCCGAACCGATCTACGATGGACTCTGATTCGGGCAGGGTTTTCTCGTCCCATCTCTGGTCGTTCCAAGGAGTTTCATCACAGTGTTTTGCAAACCGCTGGTTGTAAGGCATCGCGTTATAGTTTTGCCCGACGGTGCGAGCGATTTCCCGGAGCGCCTGCGGAAGCACGCCCGTCTTGATGTAGTCCAGAATCAGGATGGTCAGCACGTGCGGGATCGCCGCAGTTTCCAGGATGCCGCTGATGACGGAAGGATCCATGTCGATCCTGCAATCGTTCAGGATCTTGGTGCAGAGGTTGGAGTAGACGCCAACCTCGTTGTACCGTTCAGCGTCGATCATCATCTGAGCAGTCTGATTCTGCCACTCGTCCGTCTTGGGCAGCTTGCCCTTGGGTGCTTTGTCGTGGTCGAAGATCACGCAGGGCGGATTGACGCGATTGATGACTCGCTCCATCAGGGAGACGAGCAGCGGATTCGAGGACCAGAAGCCCTCGTCTCCGTCGTTGTCACCGTCCCAGTAGCCGGACAGAACAGTGCTGTTCCACGGCAGGATCATCATGTTGCCGCAAACGGCGAGCTCATCGTGCACCTCTACGTGAAGCACACGAGCGTTCAGCAGGTTGGCGGGATGGCGAATACCATAGATTTTCCGGCCATTTTCTACGCCGGTGACGCAGCAGGTCTTGCTGCTGTTGAAGACGCCGATCTTCTCCTTGGCCGGGTCCTTGCCAAAGACCCAGACGTCGATCAGGGCGTAGGGGTCCATAGCAATATATTCATAATGAGATTCTTCGATTGCAGGCGAGATCATTGCGTCTGCGTACTTGTTGTTAAACAGGTCTTCCAGGTGGTTGATGATGTCTTGATTTGCCACATAGTCCGGGAAAGCGCGGAAGAACTTGGCGGCGTTGCCGCATTCCTCCTCGTCGGCCCAGGGTTTTTGTAGTTCCTTTACACAGCCTTCAACTGTTTTCAGCTGCTTTACGCAAATGGCCTTAGACGTACCGAGCTTCCTAAGCTCGGCGTTGCTGGTGTAGACCAGCTCCTGCAGCGCCTGGCGGGAGAGATTTCGTTTGTCGCCTTCTGCCTTGTTGGCGAAGCCGCACACACGCAGCTCATCGATGCCGAGGGTTTCGAACGTGGTCCGATAGTCGTCGAGGCTATCAAACCATTTGAGGCCTTTGCAGCACGACTCGCTGAGAATGATATAGATACCATCAGTCGAGCGCCAAATGCCCTGATAATCTTTGATCTTATCCGGTATATTCTCGACGATGGCGACGACGGCCATTGTCTTGTTGGTGCCGAGGCGACCCTGAAGGGAGAGGAAATTCTTGGTATCCTCGAGGCTACGAGCGATGATTACGGACTGACCGTCGGCGATTGTTGCGTCCTCTTCGGATTCGGGAACGTATTTGATTGCGCCGGTTTTGGCGTCAATTTTCAACACGTTGGTATACTTCAACTGCCAGTTGAAGTCCTTAACGATGATCGCGTTCTTCAACGCTATCTTCTTCAAACCAAACCGACTGACCGGCACGCTGCCGGAGAACAGCGTGCTAAGTACTTTGTTGTATTCTACGGGGTTGGTGCCCCTGTCGAACTGCTCCTTGGTGCGGAGCAGCGCGAGCTCCTTCTTGTATTTGGCCTGAATGTCGACGCGAATAAGAAGAGATTTGCCGACCTTCAGGTAGGAAGGCGTTGAACACAAGTATTTCCAAACAAGCTGGCCAGACTGGATGCCCAGCTTCTGCAGGTTCTTGCCGACCTGCTTTTTGATTTGGCCGACAAGGAAGAAATATTGTTTTGCTTGATCCGCTGTGAAGTGGATTTCACAATTGAATTTCAGAAGGTTGTATAAGTGGTGTTCGAGTACGACGACGCTGTCGTCGAATTTATCGTACTCAATGTGGAGCATATCAGCTCCAGCGGATTCATCCATTGTAATGACCTTGGGGTCATCAATGGAAATGGTGTAGGGAACGGTGCGCTCCCGCTCCAGCTTCAGGATTTGCTGGGCGGCAGAGATCATTTTCTGGCAGATGTTGTCTTTCGAGTATAACGCTTTATTGAAGATGTCTGTCTCTTCCTTCGGGAAGAAGGCGGCCTGGCTGAAGGACCAGGTCATATAATGTTGTTTATTCAGGGCGGGAGCTTCAATGGCGCGTTCGATAACCTTAGACATAGTTTTCCTCCTTATGCGGTATTGACCGCGTTTTCATTTTGTCGTATAATAGTGAACGGGGTGCGTTGATGAGTTAACGTTACTACAGTGGTATAATGTTTTCACCTCCCTGCCGGGTGCTGCTGACACCCGGCTTTTTGTTTTATGTGAAGAGCCTAAGGCTCGCTGAGGTGTGCTTATTGGCAAACAGAATCTATATATCTCAAGTTATCTTTTGTTGTTTTGCTATCTTCGGCAGAAATACAAAATGGAAAAGAGCAGCCTGCCATATTGTCTAAATATTCTGCATAATCTTTATCATGTTCTTCGGACAATATTTTTTCTTTTACTGCTATTTCTTTAGCGATAGAATATTCTTTGTCTTTGAATGTGCCGATGTTTTTAATGTTGTTGTTTATAGTTATAACAATATACTCGCGGTTCAACTCATCATACTCACCGAAGTACCATTCTCCATCAAGCATCGCTGCTATGCTTGATATTTTGAATGTTCTGGGCAACGCGCCCATTGAGATGAATCCTTTTGCCATGGCAGAGGCGGCTTCGAGGCCGATGGTGCTCCAGGCTTTGTTGATTGCTCCGATTCTCCAATTTTTCATAAGGTTTCCTCCTTCTGCTGTTTAACGCACAGCTGCATATTATTCGAGCAAGCGCCCGTATCTGCCCACCGCATGGATGGGCAGAAGCTGGTGCTTGATTACTTTATGGCCGTGTATTCGCCACGGTGCTTCTCGATACAAGATAGTAATTCTTGCATCGAATCGAATTGCCAATCGATATCACATCCCATTAGTCCATCCCAGCCTCCGACATCTGTTGTGCTATCTCCGCGCATGACATATTTTTCGCGGATCTTGTAAACACGACCACTTCCTTCATAATGGCAATAGTTGTGGCAACACACTTGGCCATAAGATACGGAAATACTTCCTTCCGTATAAGACCATTTGAATTTGCCTAAAAGCTGCCGATTTAATCTGTCTGCAACAGCTTCGCACGTTCTTTCCAGATATTCGCTTCCAATCTTTTTCCATGCTTCAAAGAAACCTTCGTTGTAGAATCTTGAAGTTTCTTCAATCCATGCGTCGTACTCCTTTCCATGCGTTTCTTGCTCGTAGAAAAGACTCTTATAGAAATTAATTATTCTGTATCCGCAACCTCTCGCATAATACTCATCAAGGTCAACGGAAATGAATATTGCTTGTTGCAGCTTAAACCGTTCGTACTTGAATTTATCGGACTCCACATCGAAGAAATCAATTTCTTCTTTGTTTCCGCAATATGTTTTTCCGACGTAAAATATTTTTGCAAAGTACACCGTGTCGTCGTTCTCGTCCACATAGGACTTGGTTGCCCACCACGTGAGCTTTTCGAATACTTGTTTCATAATGTTTCCTCCTTGCGGCTGTGCCGATAATCGTTGTTTGAAGGTTAAATTTAAGAATCTATAATCAGCATATTGATTAAGATTCTTAACCTTCGATTGAATAATATATCATGACGGCCAAAGTGTAAAGGACAACTTTTGCCGTTGATACAGGGAACATCAGCGAACAAATCTGATGTGTTATCAGGATAATTCGCCGATGTGCGAGGACTCGTCAAGCGATTTGTCAAGATGGAACTTTTCATGAAGCCAACTTAACAAATGCTTAACATTTTGCTCGATACAGTTTCGCGTTCCGTTTCGGCTCATGCCATCATCGGGTCTCGGACTCTTACCGAGACGACGGAATTGCCCTTGACGGCAGCGGTTTTTTGTGCTACCATCAAGGGCGGAGGGGTTTACGGTCGCGTATAACGACGTGACCGACGCGTAGAGACGTTCGTCAACGTCTCTGAGTACCCGTTAAGGTACTCAACCTCGGCTGTGCGAGCCGAGAGCCAACGGATCTTGCGCACTTGACCGAGTGCGCAGGCTAATGCATACAGCGTGTCAGCGCTGTCATGCACCAGGCGCTGTTTGTCAGCGCGTCCTGGCTTGGCGCCTGAGTCCACCATGAAGCCAAGGTTATTCAATGGACATTGCATCCGCCGGGCACCCCACCCATTTACGCTGAAAACATAAACGAGGGAGAAAACCCAACAAATTTGTTCTTCTCTAAGTCCCTTCTCTAAGTCTCTTCTAACCGTGCTCAGCACGGTCTTTTTTATTGCCAAAAAACATGTCGACATTCAAGAATGGATATATATGGAAAGAGACGAGGGTCTCTGACCAAGATTTTATGATCAATTCAAGAGGTGTTTTTATGCAGAACAAAACCTATGAGAACAACACGTACGTTGCTCAGCGTCCCGCCTATGGATTCAATCAACCGCCAAAGCAGGCGTATGATATGGAGTACGGCACGCAGAGCAGAAAAGAATTTGAGTATCTGAAAGATCATGGCATGCTGCCCGTGTTCGTTAAGAAATCCGAATACGGCATCAAGACCTACAAGTACACGAAGACGCCGGCTTTATTTAAACTCCTTGTCGATTACTTCACCGCTGTTAAAGCCGAGAAGGAATACGATAAGTTGAACCGTGAGATCGAAAATAACAAGACTCCTCTGTCCGAAGAAGAGGAGCATGAGATTATCGATTCTCTGATTGATCGCGGCGCTCCGATTCGGAAGGCGCGTATCTATGCCTAATGTTACTGAGTCAAAACCGAAGCGTATACCGAAGCCGCCGCAGACAAAGCTCTGTCTTAAGTGCGGCCGGGTAAAGCCTATCGCCGACTACTACGTCAACCGAGACTGGGAAGACCAGCTCGGCAAAGACATTTGGTGCAAGGATTGTGTCAATCGTTGTTCTTCCAAAGACGAAGTGCGTGAGTACTTTTGGGAGAACCATCGCGAATGGAATGATCGTATCTGGCAGAAAGCCGAGGAACGCGCTGAGAAGCTGGCCGCCAACAACACGGTTTATCAGAAAGCAAACGATGACCGTAGGCGCATCCTGCTTGAAAAACTTACATGTCAGCAAGTGCCGGCAGTGATGGGCGTCTATTACAAATACATTGATAACGGAGAAGACGGCAAGACGATTACCTATGCGGAAGCGAAAGAAAATGGACAGATCGTAGAAGAAGCCGATCCTAATGTCAAAACGTACAGCCACAAGTTCAACGGGTACTTTAAACCTAACGAGCTTGAATACCTTGAAGAATACTATGCCGGGCTTGAGGAAGACTTTGATCTTTCTGACACTAACCTTCGCGACATCGCACGCAAGCTCGCAAAGGCAAGCTTGCAAGCCGATAAAGCACAGGATGATTTCATGGCCGGCAAGTGCGATTACAGCGTCGTTAAAGACGCTATCTCTCAATTTGACTTATTGAGTAAGTCTGGTAACTTTGCCGCATGCAAACGCAAGCCTGGAGAAAATGCCGGCATGAGTTCCTGGTCGGAACTGACTCTGAAGCTTGAGACATCCGGACATCCTTGTACACGAAAGATTGAGTGGCCTAAGGACGATGTAGACAAAACGCTTGAAGAGTTCAAATACATTATTGAGGCTTTAGGTCTTGATCAGCAGTAGCAAGGAGGTGGTGGCCGCATGATGTCAAAGCCAGGCGTTATAACGAACTGGGACGTTGCTGAAGAGCAAGTCATTTTTTATCGAACTCACTTAGACATCTTTATATAGAAGACGCGTTTCCACCTTATAAGCTGACCCGCGACCAGCATGTTATTGCCAGAGCTACCGGCAACGGAGAAGACATTAAGCCAGTAGAAAGCCGCGGGTCTGGCAAAACTTGGCTCATGGCTTTATGCGCACATTCTATCTGCTGTCTTTATCCGGGTACTATCGTTGCTGTATGTGCCGGCACTGCGGAGCAAGCGACGCTTATCTTCCAGAAGCTGAAGATGATGGCGGAGCAAAATCCGAATATCGCTAATGAGATGCAGGCAAACAACGCTCGCAATCTTGTTCAGCTTTCCGGCGACAAAGGTAAAGTGACCTATAAGAACGGATCCAAGATGGAAAGCTTTGCTGTCCGCTCTATGCGCGGACAGCGCGCCAAGATCGTCATCGTCGACGAGATCCCCGAGGTTGACCAGGATGAATTAGACGCGATCGTTTCACCTATCCTTAACTATCGCAGAGACATCTCGTTTAACTATGGGTTCAAAGATTACGCGTCTAAAATGATTTCTATTACTTCAGCCTGCGAAAAGTCTAACTCATTTTACGATGCGTTCTTGCGTACCGTTAAGGATATGGCGCGAGGCGAACCTGGAGCGTTCGCCTGCGCCTTAGACTACCGTGCCGCGGCAGCTAACGGAATTACCGATATGGATTTCTTCATGAAGAAGAAAGCTGAGTTGCCGCAGTCCGTATTTGACAAAGAATATGGATCAAAGTTTATTGGCGCGACGACGAACTCTGCGTTCCCGTACGAGCTGACGCAGACTTGCCGTACGTTGAAGAAGGTTGAGCTCGAGCAGCCTAAGAACAGTAAATCGAGATACGTTATATCTTTAGACATAGCTACGTCTGAAGCAAAAGGCGCCGACAACTCTATTATCACAGTACTCAAATTCAATGAGCGAAGTGATGGTACTTACGCAAGGAAGGTTGTCCTGATCCGAAGCTTCCACGGTAAAGGCTTGGATGTACTCGCTGAAGAGCTGCGCAAGCTTTACCATTTAAAGTTTCCAAATACAGAAAAAATTGTCTACGACGCTCGTGGCTTAGGCGACAGCTTAGACAAGTTCTTTGACAAAGAGTGGGTCGACATAAATGGAAAAGAGTATCCTCCGCTTGTTGTAGACGATACTCCTAACATGAACTCGGCGGCTTTACCTGTGTTGCATCCATTCCGCGCCGTCCAGACTTTGAACCAGCGGATCTACACAAACCTGCGCGTCGCCTTAGAAAAGCGTACGATCGAGATCCCTGTGAATCAGCGCATTATACGCGCTGATCAGGAAGCAATAGATGATCCCTCAAAGCGGATGAGCAAAGAAGAGCAGGCAATATATTATGAAGCCGACGCCTTGCAATTCGAGATGGGTAACATCGTCAGCAAGGTAGGTGCAAGCGGCAACGTATTATACGACACGCCGCGGAACTCAATGCACAAGGACCGCTACTCAAGTCTCGCGATGGGCAACGACTACATCAGCGAGCTTGAAAAAGATAGCGTCAAACGTCATAAACGTGGCAAGCCCTGCGTTGGGCTTGTCAGTTATTTTTAAGGAGGTTGAGCGGCTATGGGCTGGTTCGACAGATTCCGAAGACGGAAACCGGTAGAGGCTGCGGTTGAAAAGCCTCCTACGCAGAACAAGCAAAAAGTTGTTACCGGCGCGAAAGATGAAGATGACTTTATCAAGTACTCGTCGTTTTCTAATTCTAACATTACTTTTAGCGGCAGCTTGTCGGGCTATGATTACGACAGCATTTTGCGGAACAAGCAAAGGAATATCGTAAGTTTGTATCAGCTGTCTGACTATTACAGCGACGCTGACTCTGTCGTGCATGGTATCATCAAACACGTATACGTTCCGTATACGGTTGGGTCTTCGTGGACATTATCTGGCACGAACGACAAGACGAACAAAATCTACGAAGAGTACTACAAGAAGATTCGGCTCAGAGAGAAACTTGAAAGCATCGCCACGGAATACTGGAAATACGCTAACGTATTTGTCTATATTCTAAACGGCGTGCCAATTACTCTTCCTGTGCATCTCTGTAAAATCGGCGACACGATGCTGAACGGCGAGCCGATCGTTGACTTTGACTGCCAGACGATTCTGAATGAATGGCGTGTTAAAAACTACGCTATTAAAGAAAACTGGATCAAGGACAATAACCTCCAGCATTACTTTGAGGGGTATCCACCTGAGATTCGGGAAGCTTTGAACGCCGGGCAGCAGTATGCCCAGCTCAATCCTAAGTATACGAAAGTGCTTCAAGCTCCGAAGGAAGGCTGGCTGAGATACAGCATTCCTTTTATCGCGGCTTGTCTTCCGGCGCTCGCGAAAAAGGAACTCATCTCTAAATACGAAAACGCAATCCTTAACCTCGGTATCCGCTCGTTTGTTCACATTACTTATGGAGACAAACAAAAGGGACGTGACATCCTCCCAGATGCTGCTGAGCTTACCGATGTGCGCTCGATTTTCTCAAGAGCTATGTCTAACTTTCCTTTAGCTGTAACGAATCAGCTTGCGGAAGCTCATGTCGTTCAGCCGAAGCTCGATGATCTTTTCCAGTTTGACAAATATCGCGACGTTAACAACGATATTCTTTCAGCTGGAGGCATCAGCGGCATTATCGTCAACGGCATCTCTGAAGACGGCAGTACCTTCGCTTCCGCTCAGGTGTCTATGCAGACGGCAGCCGAGCGTATCGACGCGGCGAGGGACGAGATCTGCGAGCTCATGAATAAGATCAATGTCTGTATTCAGGAAGAGCTTGCGTTATCTCACGTCTACAACGTCAGCCAGGTTCCTGAGTTCAAGTTTAAGCCGTTGGATATGGATGGCCGCAAAGCGATGCGCGAAACCTGTAAGGAGCTTTGGGCTCAGGGCTTAGTGTCTACTCAGACAATGATGAAGACACATGGCTATTCGTTTGAACGGGAACGCGCTATGCGTGAAGAAGAGAAAGCGAACGGCGCCGACGAAGTGTTTGCGCCGCGGCCGCTGCAGGGCCAGACGTCTACTGAGAAAGAAAGCGGCAGGCCAGAGATGACCGACGAGGAGCGACACTCGGATCCCGACGCTGCCAACAGAAGCAAACAACCCAAGCCATCCAACCCAGACGGCAGTATGGATGACACGTAATAATAGGAGTGGTCAATATGCGCATTTATGAAAACGGTACTTACCGTGACGCAACCGAAGCTGAAATCGCGGCCGCCGAGAGCGTCGTCGAGCCGGACGAGAAGCAGACGCTTGAGCAGCGCCTTGCTGAGCTCGAACAGGAGCTGGAGGCTACGAAGATTCTGCTGGGGGTGAGTGAATGACTCTTACCGAGCTTGCGCAGAAGCTGCGTTCTTATATCGAGAAGGCGGCTATTTCTCTGAGCGACGAAGACGCGCTTGACGCGGTGCAGCTGTATCCGAGCTGGAAGAACGAACACGAATATAAGACGATTGGCGAACGCGTGCGTTACGATGGCGTTTTATATAAGGTTCTTCAGCCCCACACGTCTCAGAGCGCTTGGACGCCTCCGGCTGCGCCTTCTCTGTTCGCGAAGGTACTGATTCCGGATCCCGATGTGATTCCTGAATGGGAACAGCCTGACAGTACGAACCCTTATATGAAGGAAGACAAAGTTACACACAACGGTAAGACCTGGATCTCTGACGTAGACAATAATGTCTGGGAGCCGGGGGTCTATGGCTGGTCCGAGGTGTAACGAATATTACATATTATTTGTGACATAGCGCCGGCTTTCTATTGAGGCCGGCTTTATGTATATCTGTGCAAACACATAAAGTATCTCCCACTGCTGTATGTGTAAGCATGAAGGAGAAATGCGTATGAACCAAATTACGTTCATAGCGTCTGCCTCCGAGCTGCAAACTTCTGACCTGTATATGACTGTGAAAGCAACGTTGTTCACTGTACCCGAAGCAAACTTGAACGGCGTGCGCTGCACGCACGAATTCCTTTCGGAAATCGTAGAACATCAGGACAAGTATATTGGCCTGCCTCTTTGCGCAGATGTAAAAAATTTGGCACAAGGCCGATATGAAAAGCTGGGTCATTGTTACAACCCGGTAACCGGAACCTTTCTGACGTCAATGATAGGAAGCTTTTATAAGTTTGAGTCTGTTGCTACAGAGAACGACGGAGAGGCGCTGGTTGGATACGCCAGGATTCTGAAACGGAACAAAGCTGTATGCAAGGCGATTGGCGAACTGTTTGCCGAAGGCGCGTTGAAGTTCAGCTTTGAAATTGCCTGCGGGAGTTACGAGACGCTCGACGACAAGACGATCTTGATCGACGCGGCGGACGACAATTATCTCGAAGGCATGTGTGTCGTTTCGTTCCCTGCTTGTCCCGAGGCCGTAGCGTTGCAGCTCGTGGCCGAAATCGAAGCTTGTAACAAAGATCTGACAAAGGAGGCAGAAAATATGCCTAATGAAGAGGCTGAACAGCCTATTGAAACTGTGGTCGCTGAAGAAGTGACAGAACAGGAAGCGGAACAAACCGCTGAAGTCAAACCCGAAACAGATGAAGTTGTCGCTGAAGAAACAGCTGCTGTTGTCGTGACCGAAACGCATGTCGAAGTTGACGAAGCTAACGCTTATGATACTGAGACCGGCGAAGAAGTTTCTGAACGCAACGTTCATGAGACGACTACCCGCACCTACGCTGAGGAAGAACAGCAAGAAGAAGAAACGGCCGCCTGCAAAGACGACAAAGAGAAGGAAGATGAAATAGCTTCTCTGAAGGAAATGATTGCCGAGCTTCGCAAGGAATTAGTTTCCGTAACGGAAGGCATCAATGATGTCCGCAACATGTTTGCGGAACGGGAAAAGCAAGTTGCTGAAACCGTCAACCCTTTCATGGCTGAAATTGAGCAGCCTGTGAAAAAGTATTCTCTGCTCGAGTCTGACAACGAGCCGGCGAGCAAGCAGTGGTCGCTGCTTGATCCGGCGTAAGTAAATAAACAATCGAGTATTGCCGCCCTTCGGATTGGGCGGCAATACGCATTTTTGGAGGGATAGCTATGGCTGGATACATGACCAAGCTGCAGGGCTACCTCTATGAAGGCGAATTCACTAACGGCACTGGCGCCCCCGTCGAGAACGGTACGCTGGTTGCTCTCGGTTCCGGTGATGACGCCGGCAAGATGGTCCTGCCCGCGGCTAATGCCAATACTAAGTTTGTGTGCAAGGAAGTTGCCGCTATCTATGACGGTATTCCTGCTTATCGTTTTATCGTGACTGCTATCAATACGCCCGTGTATTTCGTCGAAAACGGCTTCGAGCTGAACGTCGGCGAGGGCGAATATGATACTACCCAATACGCCACTAAGGACGGCGCTTTCCTGCGTGCTCACCCGCTGCAGGTCGGCGAAGAGTTTGTGACCAACATGGTCACTGGCACCCCTGTGGCTGGCACCGAGTACTCCGTCAAGGCTGACGGTACGATCGGTTAATCAGGCTGAGAGGTGATAACTATGGCTGATATTAATGTGACAAAAGACAGTAAGTTTGTAAAGGTGCTTACTGCTCAGGCTAAGAACGAACGCGTTGATTCTAACCTGGTTCAGGAAGCTAACGAGATCGTTGCCGAACTCGTGAAGGATCCTTCTCCCCAGAATCGCCATCAATTGGCGCAGACTGTCGGCTTCGCCGTCAACGATCTGCAGCAGGGCGAGCTGGATTTCCTCAATCATGTTGCCGACATTAAGAACATTGCGTATGGCGACAAGGCCGCGTTCAATGTGAAGACCGGCGGTATCAAGGCGTATATCCAGGCCAAGGGCTCTACAACCGCCCGCAGCTACGTGGCTGACCGTCAGGTGACGCTGGAGACCGTTGAAATCTCCGCTCGTCCCGCGATCAACATTATGGATCTGCGTACCGGCCGTGTGAACATGGCCGACCTGATCCGTGAAGCAAACCGCGAAATGACCAACATGAAGCTCGCCAAGATCGAAGGCGTGCTGCATGACGCGATCGACGATTATGCTTCCCCGTTCTACGCTACCGGTACCGGCGTGGTCAAGGCCACCCTGGACGCCCAGCTGGCGTACTTCAACCGCCTGGGCAATGTGACCCTGCTGGGTGACGCGGCCGCGGTTGGTCAGCTGTCTGGTATTACTGGCTTCGCGAGCTACAGCGGCCAGAACATGATCGTGAGCCCGTCCGACAATATGATCGACGAGCTGAACAACAACGGCTTCATCGGCCGTTATATGGGCGCGAACGTTATGAAGCTGCAGAACGCATACAAGGATGGTACGACCACTCCTGTGCTGGCTGTGGACTGGATCTATATCCTGCCCGCTGGCATGACCGGCGATGCTCGCAACCTGAAGGTTGTGAACGAAGGCAACGTTAACGCGTTTGAATCTCAGAACATCGACGATCTCGTTTACGAGATCCGCCTCGATCAATGGTTTGGTGCTGGCTTTGTGACCGGCAAGCTGCCTACGATCGGCGCTTATAAGATCGGCTAATTTAACGCGAGGCCGTCCTTTATGGGGCGGCCTCGCTCTTAAGGTAGAAAGGTGTTAATTATGACTGAAACATTATATCGAGTATACAATAAATGCAAGTATGATATCGGTGTCGTGACTCAACAGAATATCGGTATCAATATCAAGGCCGGCAGTTTTCAGATGCTGACGCCTAACGATATTGCGTTTATCGAAGCAAACTGTGCCGACAGGAAATTCTTTTCTCAGAGGATGCTTGTGCCCGTCGATGACGATGGCAATGAGGTCGATCTGCGAAAGGTGCATGTGCCGGTTGACGTAGACGTTGTGCCGCACAGAAGTGACGACGAAATCATTGCTGCGCTGAAAGGATCCGCGAAGAAGCTTGAAGACTGGCTGTCTACGATCGACGATCCTGCCGAGCTGCATGCTATTTATAAAGTTGCCGAGGGGCTTGATCTCCCCGCGAGCAAGCTGAAGATTCTCAGCGGCAAGATGCCGAACAAAGACTGGCTCGACCAGCGTTAACTTAATTTGGGAGGTGAGACTTGTGACAAGCATCAATGATCTGATCGACGAAGTGAAGGATGCTACCGGGTGGCAGCGTACGCCTGAGCCTGTGACAGACAGCGACTATAAGCGCTTAATTGTCAACGCTATCAAAACGCTGTTTATTGATACGGGTCGAACCTTCCAGTATAAAAAAGAATATCTGACTCAAGACGAAAAAGGCAACGACGTCTTTGACTACGATTTCGAGATTGACGAAGAGAAGTACATTCTTCTGACAGCGCAAATTGGATTCTTTAAAAAGGTTCAATCTGACGTGAATAACATCGTCAGCTACAGTACAGACGCGTTAACCGTCACATCGGCTGACAAACCTTACACTCATTTACAGGACACTATCGGTGAGCTTGAGAATGAGCGCAGGATCGTTTTCTATAAAATGAGCAGGTTTGTTTGCCTGCAGAACTAAGAGGAGGAACCCAATATGCCTAATGAATACACTGTGATTCATGCGGAAGATCATGCTGCCGCATTATACGCGGCGCAGCTTCAGGCCCGCATCGACGAAATCGAAGCCAGCGGCAGCGCTGTTGACGAGCATGGTGATCCGGTTACTATCGCCGCTGACCAGGTCGTTAAGTCCGGTACTGAAATCGGCGGCATTACGATTGGCAGTAAACGCACTGCCTTCTATGCTCCTGAGGTGCAAGTGCCAGAAGCGTCCAAGGTTGTTGTAACACCTTTGACGAACACAGGCACAAAGATTGCAAATATCAAGGTCGATAACACGCTGCACTCAATCTACGCGCCGGCTGGTGAACAAGTAACAGTTACGCCTGCGCTGAGCAACGGTGTGGCCATTGGTACGATCAAGGTTGGTAATACGACAAAAACACTGTACGCACCCGAAATCATTGACGATGGCAGCGGCGGCACAGTTGATATCAGCGGCAAGCTTGACGCACCGGCTACCCCCGGTACAAGCGGGCAAGTGCTTGCCACGAACGGCCAGGGCACTACCTACTGGACAAACAATGGTTCTGGCGGCGGTTCTACTGTTACAGTAACACCGCGGCTTTCAAGCGGCACAAACATCGCTACGATCACCGTCAACGGCACGGCGACGCAGCTGTACGCTCCGACGTCCGGTGGTGGTGGCTCTACTGTCGTGACCGGCGGCGGGGCGTTCCCGCTGCTGAAGTCTATCACGCTTGACGAAGATGTTTCAACCATCGTCATCAGCGAAGACGACGGTGGCAACGGTTTGAGTCTGACCGAAGGGTTCTTTATTCAGGCTGAGTTTGAACTCGCTTCTGAGAACCGCGCTCAGTATTTCAATGTTAGTCTTGGCAGCTCGGACAGCGAGAACAATGTGCCTGTGAGCACAAACCATCGTCTCGACACGACCAGGTTCACTTATGCCGATATCTACGGTGTTCAGGTCGCTCCGCAGCAATGGCTTGTTGAAACACACACGAAGCAAGCAATGTACGACGGCGCCACCGGCGTTGGCACAAATGTCGGTAACTTAAGCTATAACAACTGGAACGGTTTTAACAACCCGCCGGCTACAGTCAACCGTGTAGTGATCAGCTTCAACACTTCGCTGTTCGGCAAGAATACGAAGATCAAACTCTTCGGTCGGTAATTTTTATTTAAGGAAACAGAGGCCAAGGTATGAATAAGGACTTCACAGTACAGATCGATTACATGAACCGCAATATGGATCACGTTGATCGTAAACAATATCTGTTCAATGAATATACTGGCATGCTTGAGCTCGAGATTAAACGCCTTATTCTCGATGTTGAGGATGCTTTTTATAAGCTGGAAGACGACAAGCAAAAGGATGAATGGTCTGCCGAAGCCAAGCAAAGCTTCGGCAGGATCCGTCATAAGCTGCTTGATATCGCCAACGCTGTTGGGCGCCTTCCGAAAACACTTCATTACAAAGGCGTGTCTTGCTCTGAAATCAAGCTGTCTGATCTTATTGCGGACATCGTTGACAAATCTGCTAAGTAACACAGGGGGAGAGGTCAATGTCAAAAGCGTACGTGCCGGCTGGCACAAATAAACGGTTTTATATTCCGCCAACGTTGGCCTCAGACTTTACTGAATTTCTGAGCAACGATATTCCAGATACTGTAATGGACTTTATTGTATATCACGATTGGTATGACCAGTTCTTGGACGGATACGTGGACACTATCGTCAGAGGCGAAGTGTACCCGGACTCCTCCAAGAGCCGTTATACCAACATGGACAACAACATGAATATCCGTTGCAATGTCGATAGCGGCATCCGTAAAGGAGACATCGTCAAAGACGAAAATGGAAGGATCTATATACTTGACTGGGAAGTGCATGAGCAAAGCAATAACGCACCCTCGCGGGCTTTACGTTGCAACATGTATCTGACCGTTGAGCATTTTTACAGAGAAGAGACAGATGACGAAGGCTATCTGATTAAAGAAGAGGGCTGGAAGCCGCTGTTTGAAAACCTTCCTTCTAACGGCTACAGATATGACGGCAGGCCGGAATACTCCGCGATCTCTGCTACTCCTGGCGTTACGCCTAACGCTCTGACGATCGTCACCGTGCAGTATAACGATAAAACGAAGTTTATCCGCATCGGTGATCGGTTCAACTGGGGCGGCGAGTATTTTGAAATCGTTGACGTCAACCGGATCGGTGTTTCGTTAGACGAAACCTTTGGCTGCATTACGCTGCAGGCAAAGAAGGCGGCGGGTGGTATTCAATGAGCTTGTTAAACACTGACGCTATCATGAAAAGAATCGACGATATAGTCAACGAAAAAGCGCACGGCATGTTGGATAAAATGCTTGCTATTCTTGACTATGAGGGCCGTGTAGAGAAGACGGATTTGTCTCAGGTTACGGGCTCGGTTGAAAAGAAAGGCGACAATGAGTATAACATCGAGTTTCATCTCGGCGCCTTGAACGAAGACGAAAACAAACTCTTCAAAGAAATTTATTATCCAAACATGTTAATCAAAAGGAAGTGGGACTAATGCCATCAGCATGGATTTCAGAATGGAACACCATTCTCAGAAAGGTTATCTGGAAAGATGACAAGCTCAAAGAATTAATGATGATCCCTGACGGCACAGATATTATCACTTTCTTTGACAAATACTTTATCAGAGCTGGGTACGCAAACACCTTGGTTGAGCACGAAGACGTCCGCATCACATACGGCGTTATGGGAAACAGTGATACTGATGTCCCAGACGTGAAACGGAATATGCTTAACTTTGACATCTATGTGAAAACAGAACATCTGCATGACGCAGACAGAGATCGGTTGCTTTATCGAACCGTTCTGATTGCGGACCGGCTTAAAGAAATGCTGAAGCGGAAAGATTTTATCGAAGGTACTGGTTATAAGTTCCGGCTCGCTGGCGAAGGCGAGCTCGGCACCCGTACGATTGGATACAGCAGATACGGTATCAGCTTCAGCTTTATGCGTGTTTATTAACACACATTGATATATCTTGCGCGGATTCTGTGGGAGGTTTCCAAGCTTTATATGTCATCTGTGTTGGTAAAAATAAATTCGAAAGGAAGTGCTTCTGAATGAGCACTTATATTGCCGCGTACAAAGGGTAAATAACATTGCCCCATATGACAGTGATGCCATATGCAAACTCACCTAAACGGAGGAAATCTTAAGCTTGGCAACTTAAGACTACTTACCGTGCTAAAGGTTGGAGATTGTTTACGATTGTTCCATGATTATAGGATTATGTAACCAATCAAAAGCCTAACGATCATCCCTGATGGGAGTAGGGGCAAGTGTCCCGAAATGGTGAGCGTCTCATTGAGACGGTGATATGATCTACTCTGCATGGCGACATGCAGCTGCCTTATTGGCGGCAGAAGCTTAACGAACTTCTGCGAATAATAGGATATCGCTGACGTTCCGCGCGTGTGGTTCCGTCGTTGCGATGGCCGCATTTTCTATTTTGACGAAATCACTCAGGCGAACGCCTCTCCTAACGTCCAGTATACCGAAATCAACGCCGGTTGGTCTCTGTTCCCCGTTGCGTACTTACCCGGTCAGTCTACCATGGAAATCTCCATGACCTCCGGTCAGTTCAACGCCGACCTGTTCGCGCTGGCAAATGGTTCCAACTTCAAGGCCGACGCCGCCTATACCACTTACACCACCGAGCACCTGACGGTCGACGCTACTTCTCACAGCATCACCCTCACCAATACGCCTGTGGCGCATAGCATTTCCATTGGCGGTATGGTTGAAGGTACGACCGCCGGCGCTGGCACTGAAGATACTGATAACCTCGACACCTTCGCGGTTGCCGAAAAGGTTATCACCCTGCCTGACGACGTCACTGGCGAAATCGAAGTTTCCTATGAGTATGTCGTGACCGACGCGAAGGTTGCCGAAATCGACAACCAGACCTCCGCTATCGGCGAAGCTGTCTTCAAGTGGCCGGTATACAACTCTGGCGAAGACTGCACTGACGCCTCTATCAAGGGCTACGTTATCATGAAGGTGTACCGCTGCCGCGTCAGTCAGATGCCCGGTTTCGATACAAGCTATAAATCTGCGGCTTAGTAATATAGGCCCCTATAATAGAAATATTATTTGAACAACCTGCTTAAACGGGGAACGTCTCAAAAGAGATAACCTACCGTGCTAAAAGCATAATTCCAAACGTCCTCAAGAAAGGACGTGTTTTATTATAGAAACGTATATTGTCTACATGCACGTGAATAAGATTAACGATAAAAAGTATATTGGTATTACCAAGAGAGAGCCTGACGAAAGATGGAAAAACGGAAGAGGCTATTCGAAGAACGTACATTTTTACAGAGCTATTAAAAAGTACGGATGGGATAACTTTAACCATGTGATCCTTTGTGAAGGTTTGACAAAAGACGAAGCTTGCCAAACTGAAAAAGACTTAATTAAGAAGTATAAAACCACCGATGAAGAGTATGGTTATAACAACTGTGCTGGCGGCGAGGGTGTTTCCGGATATCGCCATACGGAAGCAACAAAGAGAATTATTTCTGAACGTATGAAGGGTGAACATAATCCGAATTACGGTGGAGTACACAATACGCCGGAGCAAATGAAAAAACTTCTTGAAGCAAATTTAGGATTAAAGCATACAGAAGAACATAAGAAAAAGATTGGAGAAGCTCTTAGAGGACAACATTATCACGATGAGACGTTTAAAAAAGCATTATCTGAAAGAGCATCTCATCCAGTTCAAAGAGATGACGGTGTTATATACAAATCTGTTAAAGAGGCTGCGGCCGCGATGGGTGTTTGCCGCGCAGCTATCAGCCAATCGATCAAACGAAATCAAAAATCATGTGGATACGTTTGGAGTTATGTAAAAGCCTAACGACTATTCCGGAAGGAAGTAGAGCACAAGCGATTGGTGCTCGAAATGGCAGGGCTCTTCAATTTAAGAGCGTGATATAGTCTGCTCTGCACAGTGATGTGCAGCTGTACAACAGTACGGGCGCGGTGTAGCGAACCGCGCCGAACATAAGGACTAATAGCGTCACCTGGGCCACGATGGACCCGAAGCGTGACGACGGCAAAGCGTACAGCATTGCCTACGTTGCTGCCTAATTATAATTAAATACTCAAGCGTTTATTAAGACTATATAAGGTTTAGCCGCGCAAGCGGTGTTATTAAGGCAGTCCTTTCTAATATACGCGATCAGGGGACACTGCCTTGTGCAGTGTCCCCTTTTTTAAAACCATAAGGAATGAAGGTGTCTGTAATGCTCGCAGAAGAAAAGCCGGTTCCGGAAGTTTTAGAAGAAGAAGTTCCAAAGCCGGCGCCAAACAAAAAGAGAAAAGTAATTCCGAAAGAGAATACTGCGCTCAAGGAAACACCTGAAGAAAAGAAGCTTGATAAAGCAATGCCGGTCGAGGTGAATCCTGAAAACTGCGTTACTATAAACGGCGAGACGATTGAAATAAAGCCGACGAAGCTGAAGTATCAGCGCAACCGTACGGCCGCCGCTTATCATATTCTCGAAGTCTATCCTCTCGCTGACATCTTAGCTTGGGACAAGGGCGTCGTTGATCCAGAGCGTGACGGAGATCAGGTCGTATTTGATTTCCTGATTGCTGTGTTCGACAACAGCAAGCTTGTTGCCAGGCTATACGACTCAATGACGACTGGCGATATAGAACGCATCCTTCAGATTTTTAAGCGTCTCAATAAAATTCAAGAGAAAGAGGACGCGGCAAAAAACCGGGCGGCCAAGGAAACGAATCGTTAAGCCTTGACGAAGCCGTGGCTATGATTGCAGTTTACCTTGGCGAAACAAACGAAGACAACATCGACAATATGAGCTGGCCATTTTTCAACGACGTCTTGGCGGCTTTGGGTAAGCGCGTGAATTATGACGCTGTTGTCAACTATGCAGGAAACGCGTTTGCTAAAGACAGTTGGAAGATTATCCAGGAAGCTAATCCTATGACGAAGCCTAAGAAGATGAGCACGAGCTTTATCGACATGCTGAGTAAACCGAACACGATGTCGAAGATCGAGGATCTTGGAGACTTGTCATGGGCGCAATAGTACATAAACACTATTGCTTGCTGCGTGCTAAAGCACGCATGGCACAATAGCGTATATACGTTACAATTATATTTTTCAAAGGAGATCTTATTATGAACAAAGAGAACGCTGCTTATCAGTATTACGATATTATGGTCAACAACTATCAGCGCTGGCAGATGAACGTCATCGACAGCAAGGCTTGCCGCGGGCGTTTTATTAACGCGGCGATCAACCTTGCTAAGCTGAATATGCCGAACCCGTTTACGTTTGCGCAGACGCATGACAATGCTCAGGCTCGGCCTGTTGAACCCGGTATTGTGACAGCTGTTGCTGAATAAAATAAAAATACGCCCTGCGGCTTTGAGCGCCGCAGGGCGGTGTAAAGGAAGATAAGATTATGATACAAGCGATTGAAACGTACTATAAAGGCTATCGATTCCGTTCGCGGCTTGAAGCAAGATGGGCTGTATTCTTTGATGAATGCGGCGTTGTCTGGGAGTACGAAAGCCAGGGTTACAAATGCAGTGACGGCACCTGTTATTTGCCGGATTTTCTGCTACACAATGTCGCCGGCCGTGTTAATGGAGATTTATACGTAGAAGTCAAAGGACAGATGAACGACGCCGACGCCAAGAAGATCAAAGCTTTCGTTGCAGAAGGCATGACCGAAGATAATAGATATACGAATACGCCTATATTGATTGTTGGCGATATACCTTATGGAGATACGATCGACGATGTTATTGAATGCATCTTCGAACGCGCATACGATGATCATGAGAAGTGGCCAAACTTCTACAACTTTGAAACAATTGACGGCGATTACTTTGCTGCTTATCCTGGTATCAATCGCAGAGGACAGTTTGAAATCTTCGGAGATGCCGTGCACTATCTTGGCAGAATGAACAGGCAGGCGACAGAACAAGCTTATCGTACCGCCAGGCAGGCGCGGTTTGAACACGGAGAGAGACCAGTCCAAACGTATCAGAATTGGTCAGATACCACATTACTTACAAACAGAAGATACAGATAAAACAATCTTTCAATATTTTGTAAAGGCGCCGACGTGAACCGGCGCCTTGCGAGAGCATTAATCGAAGCTGCTGGTAACAGCTTTTAGTTTATCAATGACCGTCTTTTGTTATTTCATTTGTCTGGGCCAATGCAGCTTAATCAAGCTGCACAGCATCCATTCGACGAACATGATAAAGCTACCAATTGTTCCGACGACTGAAATAAAATTCCAGAAGACTTCACTCATGGCGATCGCCTCCTTTCTTTTGCTAATTCGGGAACGCGGGGGAAGGAGACGGTCTGCTCTCGCGTTCTCATTCTATCACAACAAAGAAAGGAAAACAATTATGAATTATTTTGATATTGTTAATCAGGCTATTGAGCTTGTTGTCGTCGATGCCGGCAACGGCCTGTATTTTCTCGAACCTCGATATAAAGAAGTCCTGCGTGAAGCAGGACTGACGGAGCACGAAGAATCTATTGATCCCGAAGAGCTGTTTGAAGTTGTCAGGCTTGAAGTTGAAAAACGTAACACGCTTGGCAATCAGATGAACGTTATTGCCGCTTGGGTCGCGGAGACAATCACTACAGTAATTGAGCCTGCTATTGCTCAGGAGCAGAACGAACTGATGAAGAATATGCTTGCCTATCTCGAACGCGACAAAGAAGTCAAAGAGAAGGAAGCCGAACTTGAAGAAAAAGAAAAGGAATTAGACGTCAAGGAGAATGTCGGCAAGATTGTGCCGATGGGGATTAACCTGTCAAAGCGTAGGGCAGAGGAATAAAACATCAGAACGGATACTCTTCGCCGGCTTCTTTTTCAAAAGCAGCTTTGATTGGATGATCGTTGCCGTCGAAGAATTCAGGATACAAGACATGAGGTCTCATATTCCGGTTGGCGGCCATCAAATGCTTAGCAACGTTTAACTTGACAGCGCAGGGATCTGTAATGCCTAAACGCTCGCCGTAGACCCATTCTAACTTTTGAAGAAATTCTTTTAGAAGAATCGCAGGATCATCCTGAACTTTAGGAACATCGTGGGTTGCAAAATACTTTTCTTCATCGAAGCTGTCGATCATGTGCATGATGTCCGCCTGGTCGTCGTTGTAATTCATAGGGCACCTCCATGTTTAATACGTTTTATATCATAAGGAACAAAGTATATGATTTCATTTTATCATCCAAACAATTCGTAATCCAGTTTGTGTAGTCGTGCACGCCAGTAGCTAAAGCGCTGTATAAAGTAACAGCGGCTGCTTTATCATAGATTCTACCATCTGGCAAGAAATAACTGTGTTCGCAAACCCAGAACGGGCTGTAAGATCTGTTTGCATGATTATAGTCGGCACACAGATAAAATAGATTACTATGGTAATTACCAAAATCATATATGATTTCCATTCGCGCCAATACAACAAAATGATAGCTCGCATTACTACTTTTGTTTTCGTAATCGACGGGAAAACTACGACCAGGTGTAAGCGTTAAGTTTTTGTAGACAACCTTATTCTTTGAGTCGAAGGTTTGAGCCATTCTGTTATAATCGTTTTCAATTAAACGCATATAAGTAGGATCAGATAGTGTAAACATGTAAGCATCGTTTAAACAGTCAAACAACCTCTGTTCCATAATGCACCTCCTTATGTAGGTGCATTAAGTCTACCACACCGGAATTATAAAGTCAAACAAAATAAGCAAAAGGAGGAAAACACATGGCAGACGAAATTGAACTATCAGTACATATAGACAATCAACAAGCACTTATGTCGTTGACAGAATTAGAAGTCAAAGCCGGTGAGATGAGTGAAAGTGTTCAGCAAATGCAATCTGGTATGACAACGCAGCTTCCCGGTTATGCTGAAGGTATGGCGTTTCAGTATTCTCAATTTCAAGACAACCTGCAACGACTCATCGACTTAAGGCGAAGTATAGATACTGCATCCAGCAGTTTCGATGCAGATCGTTTGACAGAATCATTTACAAGGTCTTTAAAAACTATCGAAAACGTTTATAAAGATTTTACCGAAAACTTTCAATTTTCCAAAACGATTGAAAGCAATCTGTCAGGCATGGGAGACGCTGTTAAGAACAATCTTCTTTCGTCTCTCAGAGAATTACAACCTGAATTGATTGGTGAACTACGGAAATTCGCAGCTTCGGCAACGCAGGCAGTCGGAGCACAAACAGATAAAAGCTTATTGAATATGTTTGCCGGCAGCGACGCATTTAAGAGACTACAGAGACAATTAACACAACGTACTTCTGCTTTTGGCGGTTCTGACGACAGCTCTCTGCATAATCTTCAAACTCTTGCAAAATTAAGTATGCCATTTGCTGTCGCTCAGTATAACAGACAACAAATCGTTGACTGGTTTGATAAGACCAATGCTCCCGAAACTTTTAGACAAATGCTTCCTAAAAGCTTTCAGACGATTCCGGCTTACCTTAAAAATACTCAACTCAGACAACGCGGGAGCAATGCTGCAGAAAACAGGCATTTGACAAACGATGAGAAGAAGGCTTTAGAAAGTATTATAACATCTGATTCGTTTGCCCTTGATGCCGCAGTTTCTCAGGGTATCGCCAGAAAGCATAACGGACGTATTTTTCTAAACGAATATACAACCAGAGAAATGATTAACGCTATGGCCGGACGTGTCATGCACGACATCGTCAACGGCGCTCAGGGCGAAGCGCGTTATGGAATTACTGATGTTGAAGATCCAGATGTCTTTTATAAGATCATTCGCAAAAACAATAAGATGCTGACTGGCAGTTTACAAACTGCCAGAGTGATGAACGATCGTTTTGGATCATGGTTGAATCCCGGATATTATGAAGCGTCTAAAGGTCGGTTTTCTGAAGGCGGCAAAGATTTAGGCACCGTTCGATTCGCACCGAGAATCGATACGCGCGCTTTTGCTGAATATACGCTCGATGAAATGAAACACGGCGCACAGTTCGACGGGCAACCAGTGACGGAAGAAGGAAGACCAGTCAGGCCAGAAGACTACCATCAGATCACATTGCGAGACAGTATTCATCACAGAAAATTACGCGCAACGCAGGCCGGTGACAATGTTGAACATAATGGTTTCAGCAGAAACGCTATCTACTTAAAAACTCCAGAAGAAGCTTACGATTATGAAACTTCACCTGAAAGATTAAAAGAAATAGAAAAAGATTTAGCCGAAAGAATTGAAAATGGTTATACTGTCAATGGCAGACATTATTCATACGTCAGGCACAATGCAACTCATGCCGAATTTGTTCTCGACGATATTATCAAAGAATTAGGCGGCGGGGATTTTGAAAAAGGCAGAAACGTATTTTTAAACGGTGCGCAAAGACGATATACGGATCCTGTCAAATTTCATAAGGCGTTAGATTATCAAAATAAGACAGCTACCGACTCTCAAAGGATTGCTGACTTATATGGATCAGACTTACGTGGCGCAAAAGTAGTTGTGTCTAACCTTAAAGAGCTCGGTATGGACGGCTTCAATTTAATAAGTGATGAAATTGTTCCGGCCAGCTTTCAAGGCAGAGAAAATGAGGCAGCCGAAAAAGCTACATATGTTAAGTTCAATATGGCCGGCTTACGAAAACTTTATAAAGATAAAATTGATAGTCAAGGCAATCTTGTTATCCCTAAAGCTGCGCCTGGCGGACAAGATTTAGTTATCGGGCCGGATGTTACAATGATAGAAGACCAGGCCAACATAAAAAACTTTGATAGCCTGTATCGTGACAAAAAAGGAAATCTATTACCTCTTGAAGCAATTAATGCCGCCAGAAGCCAAGTTATGCAGCGCGGGGATCTTTCAGCCAAAGTAACATATGAAGGCGCTAATACTGAAAAAAGATGGTTGTCTCATCAGATGGTTCAGACTTTAGGTCCTGTTTTTACTCCTGAACTTCGGAAATACTTTATGCAAAATGTTTTCGATGAATTAGCTTCGCTTGGTGACGACGAAACTGTACGTAGGAAATTATTTGGCGGGCAAAATATTGATTTAAATTCTCCTGCTGCTCAGCAGACTATACAGGATTACAGAGATTCTATTTTTGAAAGAATATCTCAAGGTGACCTTTTGGGTCCTGAAGGCGGTATTCAATACGGAATGGCTGCGCCGTGGGTTCCCAGCATCGTCAACAAAGCATTGAAGCGTGCTGGAGTTTCGCTAACAAAAGAGCAGGAAAACGCTGCAATCGACGAAAACAACGTTTTATTCATGAACATGCTTGCCGATACGCTGGGCATTGTTCGCGCTCCGTATTCAGCAGAAGGCAACATTGTCGCCGGTAATGAAGCAGTAAAAGATAATTTTAAAGCATTGGTAAAAACGCTGGGCCTTGACCCGAATGGTTTATATATGGCGCCTGGCGCTCCAATGCTCAGCTTTATGCAAACAGAAGACTTTGACGGCGACATTAATGCTATCATGGACTTAAGCGGCCAAGGCGTTAGCCGGAATAATCCACGCTTTGCTGCCGCCATGAATAAGCTAATGACAGACGCTCAAGCGTGGTACCAAAAAAACATTGTCGAAAGATCCGGCAGAACACAAGAAGAGCAAGAAGCATTAAAAGCTCAACGTACCATTCAAGCTGCTAATCAGCCTGGTGCCGTGTTCGACATGTTTGATAGTAAAACCAACGCACACGAAATCATTGAAGGCGCGCAAGCCGGGCAAAAGATGGGATTAGCCAACGCTGTTGACCGTAATGCATGGCAGTATGGTGTATCTCAACGTGTCGCAAGAGCTCACCGAGATTCAGCGTCTCACTATGACGCTGTTTCTACGTTTTTAAAAGAAAGAAACAATTTTGATTTAACTGAAGACGAACGAAAAATTCTCTCTGGCGGCGCTCCATTTGCGGCTATGTTTAAGTGGATAAACGATGCTTTAGAAGATGTAGATGGCAATCGGATGTGGACAGAAAACAGTCAAGCGCAATTCAATAAACATAATATTGATAAAGTGAATCTTCCCAGCCAGAAGCAAGGAGATATTCAAGCAGCTTTATATACAAGGTTTTTAGCCCATAAACAGGGCTTTGATATTAACGGCAAACTGAATTTAGATGAAATATTTGCTAAGTTACCTGAAGTAGATTTAAACACAGCTACCGGCAGAATGACTCAGCAGTTAAGAAATATACGGCGCGACATGGGCAAAGGTCTATATGTGGCTTTGTCTGATTCATTGGCCGAAGAAACAAAACTGATGAGTACAATGGCTTATAATGAGATCACAAGAGACGTTAATCAAGACAGTCGTTTTGTTACTACGAGCGATAAAAACAAGGAAATTGCAAGACGGTTCAGAGAAGCTGGCGGAGAAGTAGCGAAAAACATAGATCAATTTGTTGTTACAGAATCTATTGCACGTGGTAACCAAGATTTAAGAAATGAGTTAAAACAGCTTTCTGATTTATCTGGTCAACACTCTGTTTTTGGCACGAGCTATGGAATAACATTTAAAGAACCAGAAAAAGTCATTGAGCAGAACAAGCGAGAATTAGAAAGAATTGATAAAGAGAATCAAGAAAAACAACGTCGTGTTGATGAAATAAAAGCTAAACAGGCTGGCAATGGCCGCAGGCTTATTTCCGATACGGAATATATGATATATGATCCAAATATATCTAAAGAACAAAATATCAAAGAGCGAACTGAACATTTTAAAAAACAAGGTCTTTCTCAAGAAGCAATTGATAAAGATGCAAAAGCTGTTTCAGACTTGTATGATGCTATTGAATCAGGACAAATAATTGTAGATGACGGAAAGAATTCTAAGTTCAAGGTTAAAAACAATGGACAATGGGTCAACTTAGCCAATGAAGAGGTTGAAGAGCTCAAGCAATTAAAAACATTAACAACAGAGATCGGTGATAACGACGAAAGAAAAGCAGCTATCGAACAGAATATTGATTTGGCCGAAAATCAGATTTCAGCAGCTTATAATTTTATAAAAGCACAAGAGAGGTTTAATGGCATACGGTCTAACGTTGGACAATTTACTTCAGGCCTCTATTCTTCTATTGCGAAAAAAGAAAATGAATTAGAAGGATTAAGCAAAGCGGATATATATTATAACGATAAATGGAATATGGCTAATCGTCTTAGCAAAGAGTTGGACGCTTTTAGAGAATCGCAAGAATTTGCAGCGTTGAGTACGGACGATCAAGATACCATTAATCGCTGGCTTTCCAAAGACAATGGTTTGTTTGCTTTAGTGGATAAAGATTTAGCAGAAACAACAGCGTTCAAGACTAAGAGAACGCTGGAGCAATATCAAAAAAAGAATGTAAAGCATAATGGGAACGCTGCGATATTAAAAGATCGTTTTGAGGCATACGATAAGGATATAGAAAATTTAATAGGATATAGAGATCTGTTAGAGGAACGTTTAGCTGCTGGCGGATTTGACGATAAAACAAGGGATCTGTTTGAAAAGCGATTGGTAGAATCAAATAAAAATATCACATCTGCGCAGGGCGAAGTTGGGCGACTGAAAGTTTCTGAAGCCACCGAAACATTAGATAAAATAAAAAACACTGTAATTAATGACCCATTTCAAAAACTAAAGCAAGGTGCTGCTGAAGCTAAGGTTCAAGTATCAGCTTTGGTTGATGTTCTTGCAAAAGTATACAAAGATCAAGGTTTAAATGATGCAGAAATAGAAAAGAAAATGAAAAATTATTCGACGCTTACTCAACAAATTGATGAAAACGCTGCATTTCAAAAAGATGTTTTGGACTTGCAACAGCGTTCTAAAGTTAGACAAATATTAGGCACATATTCAACGGATATAGACAGCTATGACTTAGAAAGACAAAAAGCTTTTTTGGATTTTAGGCAAGAACAAAGCCGTATCGCAAAAAAATATAATTCAGGAAAGCTTATTACTGACGATGAGCGTCGATTACTTAGCACTTCTTTTGCAGAGTACAATCGCCGATTTGATGAGAGGCATTTAGATGTATCTTCGTATTTAACTGGAGAGGATGCTGTACGTCATAAAGCCAGCGTTAATGTTGATAACGCTAACAAGATCATCGAAAGAATTCGAAAAAGCAAGCTTAATAAAGAAGAGAAAGAGCTTCGCGAAGACACGATAAAAAGGATGTTTGGAGACAATTATGTAGATGACCAAGTGGCCGCTTATCGAATTCAACAAAGTATGAAAGATCAGCGACAGTTGATGCAGGCAGAACGCGCCGAGATGCAGGGACAGCAGATGCAGCGCAACTGGAATATGCGTGGATTCAGTGATCCTTTCTCTCGTCGTTACATGCAGCGCATGAGCATGTATGACCAGTACCGCAGTCAGTATTCTTACAACAAGTTGATGGCAGCTCAGGCTGCGCAGGCTCAGCGTGAGAGAAAGCAAGCGTTAGATCGGCTCAGTCCGAACGCTACTGATGAAGAAAGGGCCAACGCTCAAACAAGTTATGATACGGCAACAGCGGCACTGAACCATTGGAACGCAGCATTAGAAGCATCTCAGCAAGGCATGCAGCATTTCGGTGACGAAAGCGGAAACTTCAACAGCTCTATGAACGCTATGGGCGCGGCGATCGATACTGCTGCGGAGGCGTTAGACAGGCTGATCCAAGGCTTTGGCCGGCAGATATTCAACAAGGCGATCAGCGAAGCGAAAGCGTTCACGACACAGTTTGATACGCAGATGCGCACGATCCAGGCTATTACAATGAAGTCTGACAGCGAGATGGCTACAGTACGCAGGCAGACGATTGACCGTGCGATACAGCTGAAGACACCCGTGGCAAACGTTGCGTCTGTCGAAGCTGACCTGTACCGCCAGGGCTTAAACGACCAGCAGGTTGAAGAACGCACGAGCGCAATCATCAAGTTTGCTACAGTTGCCGGCGCGAAGGTGACGGATGCCGGTAAGGCAATCACTACGGCGATACAGAACGGGCTTGTCTCTTCCGCTACAGAAGCGATGGATGTCCTTGTCGCGCTCGGCGATACAGCCGCTACAACGGCAGAGCAGATCTTCAGAGGTATGCAGAAATCCGCTGCCGCCGCCAAGGTGGCGGGCGTCAGCTACGAAGAGCTGACGACGCTGCTGACGATTGGCACGAGCAAGACGCAGCTGAGCGGCCAGGTGATTGGTACCGGCTTGCAGACGATCTTTAGCCGCATGAACCGCGTTACAAATCAGGGCCTTGTCAACGATCAGTCCGGTGCGACAACTACGATTAACGATGTTGAAGCCGCCCTGAAGAGCGCAGGCGTTAAGTTAAGAAACGATGACGGCAAGAGTTTCCGCAACAGCTTCGACGTTTTAAGAGACTTAAGTAAAGTCTGGGGCAACCTGACGGATATTCAGCGCAGCAATATTACGTATACGATGGCTGGCGGCCGACAGATGAACGTGTTCCAAAGCTTGATGGAAGGTATGTCTGAAGATGGCGGAGCCGAGCTTGAACGTCTGTTAGGCATGGCTGAGAACAGTGAAGGAACGACCGAGAACAAGTACGCGATCTCGATCAAGAGCGTGACGGCAGCGTTAGACGAACTGAAGAGTACGTATGATAGCCTTGTCAATACGATCGCCGGAGGTAACTCAATCGCTCCCGCTATCGAAGGTGTCACCGGGATCATCAACGGATTCAACAACCTCGTCTCTAATGGACAGAGCTGGGTTGCTGGACTTGCGATTATTGGCGCGGCGCTTGTCGCGTTCGGCGTAAAGGCGATGGTGGCCAATGCCGCAGTTGAAGGATTTGGCAAAGGTACGCTTGGCGTACTTGGTACTATTCTGTCTCTTGGTGCAGCGGCAGGTATCATCGCTATTGCCGGTGGCGTTGGGGATATGGTTGAAGGCGCAAGCAATAACACAGAAGAAGCGAGAACGAAGAAGCAGATTGAATCCGGCAATAAGTTCTATGAAGCTCAGATGAAGAGAACAGCTGATGAGCAGAAACAAATAGATAAAGTAAGAGAACTTGGTGAAGCTTACGAAAGAGCAGAAGGTCAGATGAAAACTGAAAAGGCTGAAGCGTTGAAGAGTGCATTAGAGGGATTATATACAACGTTAGGTGGATTAAGTGTTGGGTTTGATGAAAACGGTGCTGTTGTACTGAAATGGGCTGAAGCAGTAGGTGAGGCTCAGAAAAAGGTTACGCAATTAAGATTAGACGCTGCAAAAGTTGCTGACACTGCAAAATTTAAAGAGTTTAGTTCAAATCTTGAAACAGTATTCGATGAAAATAATTATACTGTTGGGCTGTATGAAAACAACGGTTTTAACTCAAGAGACATTGTACAAAATTCTTTGACGTATGCTTCGCAGTTTCCGGGTTTATTTTATTCTTTGGCTGAATCTGATACTGTAAGAAACGTTATTAAAGGAAAAACTGGACGAGAAGTATTTAACGACGATGTATATACGTATTTAGGATCAATTGGTATTGCAGCAGAAGATCAGGAAAAATATATAGTCACAGACGAAAACGGTGATAAAAAGCTTAATGAGGATGCTTTGATTGACTATTTTGCGGCTAAATATTTATTGGATTTAAACACGCAAGACCCAGAAGAAGTATATAAGCATATCGAAGAAGCCAAGGGACAAAAAATAGAAAATGATTCCGCAATATATCTTTCTAGTGTATTTAATTGGCTTAAAGGTTTCGAAGGAAGCACGGAATACACAGAGATGTTGAATAATGTTGGCGGCGATATGTCCCAAATAAAACCTGAGACATATTTAGAAGCTCTTCAGAATTATCAACAGCATTCTCAATCAAGTTCGTTAAGTGGAGCACAAATTAACGCAAGTGAAGCGAAGATAAGTACAGTAGAATCATATTTGAGAAATAGCAGCCGTCTGTCATATTTATTCAAAGATATGGATCAAAAAGTTTTTGAAGGATTTATATCGCAAGCTATTAAAGATATTAATCCTGGTCAATATACTGATGCCGGCGAACTTGCAAATGCTACAGAAGCATATATAGGAAACGCAGTTTCCAGATATGCAAATAAAGATACAGAATTTTTGAACAAAACTTTTAATCCATATGATTCAAAATATAATTCTCAGATTACGTATACAGGGAAAGATGGTAAGACATATACTTTCGGTACAGAAGAATACGTAGATGCGAATGACGCAGAACGTATTCAGACTTTGATCGATCAACACTATAACGAGATGACGAGTATAGATACTGATCCAATGGTATCGGCCGTTGAAGGGGCCGGAGACTCAATAGTTGATGCAATTGGCGCACTTGCTGAAGTAATTACAGGAGACGAGACAGCAAAAGAACGGTATGAAGCCCTATTAAGCAAAGGCAAAGAAACCGCAACCACACCGCAAACTGATCAAACTACATCTGAACCAACAATGTCCAGCTTTGTTGCTCCTGAAGGAGCCATAAAAATTGCTGCTGGGTCTGCGAGCGATGTTGGTCCTGGATATAAGCGGCCAGAAGCTCAAGCCAAACAAATGACGCCGCAGGAACGTCTTACAAATTTATATCAGCAAGGTATTGCCGCTGGATTTACTCCTGCAGAATTGTCAGAGATGGGTTTAAATGAAGCTTTATTCAACTCTTTATCAATTTCTGGTTGGGATGCCAACACGTTTGAAAGCTTTATTGGTCCAATAGAAAAGATAATCGGAGAAAGAAACACAAAGTTAGCACTTAAACATGCTTTACCGTACATGTCTTTAGATGAAATGCATGAAGCCGGAGCTATTGATGATTCTTTGTATACTGAAGCAAAGCGTCACCGTTGGACGTATGCGGATGTATACAACAGAGGACTATTAAACAACACTATTCTTTCTTCTGAAGCACTGAGTAATGTAACTTCTAAAATCACTGAAAAACAGGAAGCTGGAAATGCTGAAACAAGAAAGAAAGCGGAAGGTGCAGCGAAACTACATCAAATGTTTGATGGGCTAACTGATGAACAAATAGAAGAAAGAAAGGATTTATTGCCTTTTCTTCCGGCGTATAAACAGTTATTAATCGACGAAGCGTTTATGGCTGGGGCCGAACTTAAACCAATGTCTTCGTCTGTCACGCCGTTAGATGTAGACATATTAAAAGACGATACGGAAAGAAGCCGCAAAAGGCCTGAGTTTATTAAAGCGTTGGCGGATAAAGGTATTACGAGCTATGCTGACTTTGAGAGAGGTTTAGATTCACAATGGATTGATGGATTGCTTTTAGATGTGCTTCCTGCTATTGGATGGACTTCGAAACAACTGGTTGATCATGGATTATTAACACAAAAACAAATAGACGAAGGAGATTATGATGCGATTAGAGGAGTGGCAGAAATGCTATATGGTGCTTTTTTTAGTCGAAAGGAACATGATGAAACATACGGCACAACTTCAACAGGTATATCAACTTATAAAGATTTGCAAATTTCTCAAACGCCATATGATTACAAAGAAACAGACGAGCCTTTTGTAGGAAAAAAAGATAGAATAAGGACAAATTCTGTTAAAGAAAAAGCAAATGAGATAAAGATAGCAGCAGCGCACGAGGGCTTTAGGAGATCGCAACACGCTGGCGCAACTGTCGCAGAATCACTTAGTATAGCGCAACAAGCATCCGATGCTGCAGAAGAAATAATCGAAGATACAATCGAAGAAACGCTTGGTACCGATGGCCCAGTTGACTTGCCAAAGCTCGGAGATTTGCAACTTAATGAAATTACCAGAAATCTTAGTGATAAGTTTAGCGTGTTGTCGAGCGTTGGAGAAATGCTCAGAGCTCCTGAAATTATTAAAGAAGCGGTTGAATCTGTTGGAGAATCGATTGGCAACATGGCTACCGATTTAGTTAATGGAGTCGTCAGTTTGTTTACGGTTCCGACAGCTGAAACAGACGAAGATCCTGAACTGGTGAGTAGAAGAATTAAGAGAAGTAAAGAGTTAGAAGCCGCGAAGCAAATTGAAGACGAAAGATTGTCGACAGAAACATATAGGACGGAAAGAAAACGAGGTAAACAGAACACAAAGGATGGTTTAGTAAAGTCTGAAGAATCAGGAACTTCTGGAAATACGCTTAAACAAGTTGAAACAAAAGAAAGGAGAAGCCTTGAACAAATCATTGAAGATGCGACCATTAATGGGAACGTAAATAATCCTGACTTAAGCGGACTTTATTCTCGTTTATTAACTAGTTCAACAAACGTTAGTACGCTTGCAGAGCTTAACGATATTATTGGTGAAAACGCAGATGATTACGAAAAACTATTTTCTAGTAATGAAAAGCTAAGAAAAATAGGCGAAAGCCTCAGAAAAGGTGATGGCGAATACTCCATAGAAGATTTCCGCGAAGAGTTAAGACAAGGTGCTGCAGGTACTACGCTTAAAACTCTCATGCCTCAAATTACTGGAACAGCCTATACATACGATCAACAACTTGCTGCATTGACCGCCGTTGAAAACGGTACGGCAACTACAGAACAAATGGATCTGGTTGCGAAGCAGTGGGGGATTGACAGGAATACTCTGATGAATAATAAAGGCGCGTATACAGTGCTTGAGAGAAACAGGTTGCAAGGAGAAGCTGGGGCAATGGGACGCAGCGCCGCTACTGTGTTTAATAAATTGTTTGATTTTGAGGAAAACGCAGAAAACAAAGCTATTTTTGAAGCGCTTCATCCAGAAATATCCGGAGGAGAAGCACGTTTCCGCGCTTTCTGGACTCAATACGCTGGCAACAACGAAGAATACAAGTCAATGATGGACGCCTACAAACAAGCTGGTTATACGTTTGAGATGAACGACCAAGGGCAAGTTACAGCAAAGTATAACGGCAAGGCTGTTGAAGAAAACCCGCTAAACCCGTTTGATTGGAATCGCAGACACGTATCAAGAGCGCAGACATTGGCTGACATTAACACCGTAATCAATGGCGGAGAACTAACTGGCAAAAACATTGAAGAACGTAAAACACTGTTAAAAGGTTATTCGAGTGAAGTTGCTCAGTATCTCGAAATGGATGATAAACTTCGCGAATCTGCAGAAGGACAAGAGCTACTCAAGAAAATAAAAATACAGATTGAGGTAGATGGATTAGATAACTTAGTTGCGGTCGGTGAATTAACGCAGGAAGCTGCAACTGCTGCAAAGAATCTGTCGGCCGGTGGTATTCTCAGATTTGACGCAATGAAATCTATTCGTTCTCAGACGTATTCGAATCAGCAGCTTGGCGGCCTTGCTTCCGCAAGTCCTACATCTTTCACAAAAGAAATGGATCAAGCGTTGATGAGTCAGCTTGGATTAACAGAGGCGCAATACTACTCGCAAGATCGTACACATTGGCAAAATGAATTGCAGGATTATCTTGGAAGCGACGCTTTTGAAACGAGCATTGTGAACGCGTATGAAGAAGAGATGAAAAACGCGAAAAGCATGAAAGATCGTAATGAGATTAGAGCGCGTTATCGAACAACGTACGGTTTGCGCGGAGAGCGCGATGGTGGATATTCGATAGACAGAAACTGGTACAACAATCAAAATTACCAAACTGTGAATTCTTTTAAAGCGACGCAGCCTATTCATACAAAATCGCAGGTGTTGGAAGCCGCACGAGAGATATATGGTAGACAGTTAAGCGTTGAACAAGCGGACACACAATATAAAGAATATGCTGACGAATTAAAGAGCAGTTATCCTGAGCTGTACGAATATCTTAACACCGATAACGCTGCTCGCAAGGCAGAACTTGAGACGCAAATCAAGTTGAAGTTTGCTGTTGATGGATTGGCCGATGTGAAGGAATTCAAGACAGAGCTTGAGTCAATCAAAGCTTTGGCGGCGGAGCTGTCTGCGTCTGGCACCGGCGAACAAAGAATCAACGCGTTGAACGCCGGGTTTGAGGATTTGCAATACAGAGCGTATGTATATCAGCAAGTTGATAAGGTGCGCAAAGGCGAGATTGGATATCAGGACGTCGCGCCAGAAGTGTGGAAGTATGTGGCCGGTGTTGTTGGCGCCAAAAATGTTGAGACCGCTACAGACGCCCAGAATTATCAAGACATATATGGAACAAGTCTGATTGACTTACTGTTTAACAATAGCGAAGGTTATCGTCAAGAGCATGAAGCGGCACTGACCGCATTGCTGCAAAACGGACAAATTACTGAAGAAGCTGTTACGGCCCTCGGCGGTTCTGTTAGACGTGATAAGAATATTGACGTAGAAGGTAAAGCTACCGTTACGCCGAGAGTTGTTTTAGACGAGGATTGGTTTAGTGGTGTTAACTATACGCCGAAGCGAAAGTATACCACGGACAGCGTATATTCAAGAGCTGAGAATATGGATATGCTGCGGACTATTAGAGAACAAGAAATGAGTTTAGATGCTGCTCAGGGTATATATGAAGATCAGATATCTCAAAGCAGCAGCCTTGTAAAAGCGTTGCAACTTGAAGAACGTCGGCGTCAAGGCAAAAAAGTGGACCAAGCAGAAATCGACCAGCTTTGGGAACAAGCTGAGAAAGATTTCTCGAGTGATCCGCTGGCAGGGCAGAAAGCTCAGCTGACGACGAAAGAATTGGTTAGTCAAGTAAATGATATTGTTGCGGCAGGGGAAGCTGGAAGAGATGTGTTTAAAGGGCTTGACTCTACTGTACAGCAGCAGTTGATGAATCTGAACGGATTCTCTCAATTTATGCTGACTCTCGGCGAGAATACTGAAGCCGCCACACAGGCGCAGAAAACGTTGGCAAGGACTGTGTTGTCTGAAACTGTCAAAGCGCTTGAAGAAGAGGGAAAAGTTATTAAAGGATTAAGCAGCGATCTCGATACAATCATTTATGGCAACGTCGTAGATAGTACAAAGCAGATAAATCAAACGAATGCTGATTTAGTACAGATGGCAAACATCGGTGAAATATATAAACGGCTCACCTCTGGCGGAATTACGAGAGAGCAGGACTGGAAAGACTTTGCGAGCTTCTTTAACATTCGTGAAGAAGATCTGGTTAAATACCGTACCGGAGAGAAGAGTTTGACGGCCGATTATGGATCCAGAGTAACTGGCACTGAAACGCTGAGAGCTGATACAGCTATGCAAGCTGCGGAGCAAATTATAAGAGCGAGTCTTAAAGATGAACAGTTGTACGAAACTAAGGAAGTTGAAGATGTTCCTACAGGGTTTGTCGACAGATTATTCTATAATTTGTATACTGCTGCTGGCGGCTCTAAGAGAATGAAGACAGTAAAAACCGAGAAAAGCACTGACGAGATTATCGCGGGATTCGAAGGGGAACAGTTGACATCCATAAATAATCAGCTTGAACCATTTGGATTAACGATTCGAGACGGTGAGCTTGTTAGTATTGACGGCGGCATGGCGGATAAACCGCTGACTATGCAGCAACGTGCCGCCATCGCATCTGCAACAAGAAGTTCTGCAGAAAATACAAGCAAGGCACATGACTATAGGCTGTTGCTACAATACGGGAGAGGCTTTAAAACAAGAAACTTCAGAGGCAATATGTTTGAAGCCTTAGAGAGACACGCCCAACAATTAGCTCAAGGTGACAACTTTACAAGTGATGCTGCTGAACAATTCTTCGCGTCTCAGGAGTATGCTGAATTAAAAGAAAACAACGATTATGAAGGATTAATGGCTCGTCTGTTCGCTTTGGAAAACGGACAAGAAGCGTCTAATCCTTACAACATTAACAGCGAAGAAGTTCAAAAGTATCTTACAGCAGCAGAGACCGGAGACTATAAGACGCTTGCAAAGTTTTCAGAGGAAAAACCTCTTTTGAAAAATTATATGCAAACCATTCCTGGATGGTTTAACATATACAGCCAATATACGACAAACCAACCTGTAGATGAAGAAGAGCTGAAAGCATTCAAGGGCGAGCGCGTTTATGCAGAACTTGCTGAAATGGAACGTCTGGGTACCATCAGAAAAGGCACGGCACAGCTTGGACGTACATTGACAACAGGGACAGAAGAAGAGCAGAGGCAAGCTGTAAATACAGCTGGGTCTGAGATCAGAAGTGCTGCTAACGCTAAGAAAATTGTGAATGAAATGATTGAAAACACAGATGAAATTACAGATGCGCAATGGGTTGCATTAAAAGCAACTGGCGAAGTAGGCGATACAGAGATAGCGTATTACAGACAGCACACAGATGAGCTCGACAAATTAAAAACAAGACTTGAGTCAAAAGAAAATGACTTGTCGACTGCGCTCGAAACTGCTTTAGCGAAAGCGTTCAATCTTGGTTCGTTTGATGATATAATCGCAGACGGAAATGAGCAGATAAAGGCAGCTATAGAAGCATTACTTAATCTTGCTGGATTGCAACTAAATATAGACGGTGAAAATGTTGATGTTGGAAGATTAAAAGATACTAGGGCAGGATCTGTAATTGTTAGCGAGGCTGCTGATGCAGTGTCAGGATACGGAAATAAGCAAACCAACGCAGCGAGGCGTAGACAGTTTTATGAAATTGTATTTGAAAGCGGGGACGCAACAGAGTTCAATGCCGCGTTAGATGCTTTAGGTAAAGAAAATGAATGGGCGAAAGATGCTGACGAGTGGAAAAAGGTTCTCACGGAGGATCAAGCCAGCTTGATGATGTCAATGCTTAACGGTGGAATCAGTTATGAGTCCTTTAGGAACCAGATACAGCAAGGTTCTCCTTATGCGCCATTATATCTGAACAATTCACTATTTCCTGTGGTTGACACATTGCAGCAGTACGCTGGAGATAATTTTGCATATAATCCAGAATTTGATCGTGAAGGTTTTGAAAACTTTATATCTACTACACAAGAAGGTGCTAGCTTCGCATCGTCGATGAATTCGCTTGAATACGGGGCACAAGTTATGCGAACATTTGGCGAAAACACTGATGAGGCTAACGAATATTGGCGCTTGTTTTTGAATGCACTTTCGGCTAAGTCAATAGCGCAAATGGAGCAATGGGGCGACAATACAAAAGAAGTGTCTGATGCTGTATCTGATCTTGGCAAAAATTCAAAAACAGCTTTGTCAACTACTGGACAGTTGATAAATAAGATGTCAAAGCTTAACGATCAGGCTTATGCCGCGAGTAAGGCTAAAGGAAAAAGCGGAAGTCAGCTTGATTCAAAAGCACTTGGTGTGTTGTCATCTGCTACTGGTATCGATCAACAAGCAATGAAGAAAATGACAAAAGAAGAAATCGATGGTCTTGCCGACATGGTTGAATCTTCAGCAAACGAAGAGTTTTTGCCGATAGGTCAAATAGTGGCAGAAAGATTCCAGGAATCCGTCAATCAGGCTATCGGAAGCGGAAAGATTACGTTGCCGCAAGTGCTTGAACTTAGTGTTGATGGACAGGGAACATTTGATTTTGCGGGGATTGAAGCTTTGGCAAAGATGATGTCCGACGAAGAACTTGCGGCTTTGGCAGCGTACGCTGGTAAAATCGCTACACTTACTGCCAAATACAGCTCTAGCGGAGAACAAATCACAGTTGAAAACGTTTTGACGTCTTTGCTCGGCGGAAGCGGTGCTGGTTATAAGAGCGCCGGCGGCGGAGGCGGCGGAGGCGGAGGTAAGTCCGCAGCTCAGAAGCTGATGGAAGAGCTTAAGCGTGAGCAATCTCTCCGCAACCACGAGATCAAAATGATACAGTTCCAGGAGACACGGTATCATAACAAAGATGAGTACGGTAACGAGAACGCGATGATCGCGTTGGAGAACGAAGCACAAAAACGTTTGATTAAAACGTTACAGGACGCTATTGAAAAGACAAAGCAGCAGATGGCGCAGACTAAGAAAGGTTCTGACGATTGGAACAGCTTATACGACAGCGTACTCAATTACGAAGAAGCGATCGAGCAGGCAACACAGGCAATCGAAGATAATACAAAGAAAATGTTAGAGAACGAAAAAGCTATTTTGAAAACAAGAACCGATCTTGAGCAATCCGTACTGAAAGAAATTGAAGCAAGAAAGCAGAGAGAACGGGATATGCTTGACGGCACTGTCAGCATGCAAGACATTGTACTTGAAGCGATTCGCCAGCGTTATCGCGACGAATGGGAGCTTGTTAAAAAAGACATCGAGAAGAAGAAGGAAGCGCTCGAAGAAGAGAAGAGTTTGATTGATGAGCGTCTGCAGCGCCGTAAAGATGCTGAAGATGAAGCTGAGAAATATGAAGAGCTTGCCGAGTACAAGAAGCAGCTTGCGCTTATCCAGACGGACAGCACACGTACGAAGGATGCTGCGAAACTGCGCGAAAAGATTGCTGAAATTGAGAAGGAAATTGCCTGGGATGCTGCTCAGGATGAAGCAGATTATCAGAAAGAACAGATCGACGATCAGCTTGAAGCTTACGATGATTTTCTGAACTACGGCGAAGAAGATCTTGAAAGCTTCCTCGAAGACGCTGACAATCTGTCTTCCGAAGTAACGAGTGTTATGCAGTTAAATCAAGAAGGTTTAATGCAGTGGCTCAGAGAAAACGTTAAAGAATATGCGTTGGCTATGACAGCTGCACAGCAGCAGATGATCCAAGGCTGGACTGATACGTACGAACAAATGCTTGGCAAAACTCACACGTATTGGGATGAGATCAACGAGATCCTGACCGGCAAACAGACTTGGCTCGAGTATATGAAGCAGAGTCAAGAATACATTAACGCAAGCGAAGATGAACGTAAAACAATGTTGATAGAATGGGGCGAAATGTATGATAAATATGTTGCTGCCCATTTGACTGGTGCTACGTATAGTCATACTGATGAACAGCTTGCCGGCACCGGAACAAGCGGCAGCGGCGGAGGTTCTGGCGGCGGCGGTGGATCAGGAAGCGGAGAGTATAAAGTTAAATACAAACCGTCTGGATATATTTGGGGATCTTCTTATGCGTCTGAGAGTGATGCAAAAGCTGCCATTAGCGCTGCTGCTAAGAGAATGGGTACGAATGTTGGAGACTATGAGATTATAAAGCCGGCCAATGTAACAACGCCAACGACAACATCTACTACAACGCCTACAACGCATACGATGGCTACTGTCGGTCCTGATATACCTACAACGTCTACAACAGCAGAAGGCGTTATCGATGAGATATTGCATTATATTTATTCTGGCGGCATTAAGTACGCTTCCGGCGGCCTCGTAGATTATACAGGTCCTGCCTGGGTTGATGGCACACCGTCCAAACCAGAAGCATTCCTGAGCGCTGAAGACACACAGATGATGCGTAACTGGATCGAGAGCGCCAAGTATGTACAGTATCGATCGACGGTCAGCAACATTGACGGTTCCGCGTTTAACGGAAGCTCGCAGAATATTGGCGAGCTGATTATCAATATTACAGAAGCTCAGTTCAAAGACGATGCTGATTTCGACGAAGTTGCAAGACGCGTTGGCAATCAGTTTGTCAAAGAATTATCCAAACAAGGATTCCATACGATGAGTTATTCGTTTTAACGAGACGTCGCCCCGGGCTTTGCCGCCCGGGGCGACACTCAAGAATGGATATATATGGAAAGGGAAAGAGGGTGAAATATGGTTGGAGGGTTTACTTTTGACGGCGTAGATATCGCTGACTTAAATTTAGAATACGCGCCGGAGTTAACGAACACATACGTATATAAACCCGCGGCAGCTAAGAATCACGAACAAGTGTTTGATGGACATGACGGCGGCTATTATTATGGGTCGTCTACTCAACCTAAAGAGTTTACTTTACGTTGTTTTTATGAAGCACAACATGTTTCTGGCGGCGTCATGACAAGAATTTATAACACGTTTAAACGTGGTAAAGCCGGAAGGCTTGTTTTTAAGAAGCGTCCGTGGTGCTGGTATACCGCTACAGTCACAAATGTTGAATCCGGGCAGATGTTCAATTTTGAAAACGGTGTTGTCTCTATCTCGCTTAAAGCATACTATCCCTTTGCGAGGTCGGATTATTTAGGAATACCGGCAGGCAGCGAATACAGAGAAAGCATGTTGGCCAACAGCGCTTTGATCGATGAGAACGCTGTAAGTTTTGTTACTTCTTTTGCGAACATAGGTGAGCCGATCCAGGCTGAGCAAAGCATATTGCTATATAACCCTGGCACTGAACGGGCAAAGGTTGCAATACGTATTGCTGGTGACGTAGGCACAGGTATTTCTATAGACAACAATACAACAGGCCAAAGTAGTAGGTTTGTTGCCATTACACCTGATGTATGCGCGAACAACTATTACATACAAAGTGACGGTTTAAGCGGACAGACAGTTCTGACAAACGGTACAGCTGTAAAGCCTGGGTTCCTTTATCATGACTACGGGTTTATAGAACTTGATCCCGGCTTTCCTGCATATCGTGACGTTATAGTCACTATAGAAAATACAACAGATAACTCTGTTTTTAGCGACGGCAAGTTTACTTCAGACATGCTTGGCAGATATATTTATTTCAGAAGTGGCGAAAGCGCGAAGATTGTCAATGTAGTTGATGAAAACATAGTTGTGATAGATAAGCACTTGACAAACTCTGACAGTGGACCTGCACAGATTCTGAAAATGAATGAACTGTATGTAAAGCCGAATCCTGCCGGCGGGCAGATTCGGCTAACAAAGCTTGACTTTATTTTTAAACCTACATATGCGTAAAGCAGAAAGGAAGTGAGCATTGCATGCTTAAACACTTACGCAATCTTGTATTGGATATATTTGACTACGCTGGGAACAAGCTGTGCTCACTATATGATCAGACGTCAGACGCTGGTGGCCAGGCGCATGATGTTGTTGTTACAACTGAGCGCAATGGATGGAAAGAATTATCTTTTACTCTGCCTCAGTTAATGCGTACAGAAGACGGCGATGTAAAGAATTACAGGTTGGACTATATTAAAGAAGGATACAAGATTCGTTTAATTGACGACGAAGGAACAGACTGGTTTATCTTAAGCGAGACGAAAGTTCAACACAACAACTATACGAAAACAATTAACGTTACAGCTGGCCATGTATGCCAGCTGTTGAAATATAAAAAACTTGACCTTGAGTTTTCAGACGATGAAGGCAACAATGTCGGAACTGCACTAACTCTGTTGGCAACAATCTTAGATGGAACTGGATGGGAACCTGGCGAGGTTGATGAATTCAAAGAGAAGGACGGAAGCACAAAGTATCGCAGCTTAAAAGCTTCAGTGAAAACTGGTGCGTTCAAGCTTATTGCTAACATGTGCGATCTCTTTGAGGCAAAGCCGATCTATCACGGAGATACAAAAACGGTAGACATTAAACCGCTGAATCCGTTCAGTGAGCCAAAGAATGGCGCGTTGCCCGACGTGCTCAATGAAGACGTCGTTGAATTGCATTATGGAACTAACATCAGCAACGTTACGCGCACGCTAAACGAAGAAAATCTTATCACGAAGTTGTATGCGTACGGTTCTTACGGTGACAAGACAGACGGCTACTGTGGTATCGACGAGTGCAAACATACTGTATTTACATTAAGCGTCGGCGAAGGCGTAGAACGAGGAGCTGTGTGCCATGTCAATCTGACAGATACAGCTGGCGTATCTATCGTAAGATATTTCACTGCCGATAATCATAGAGAAATTATGCAGAAAGTATGGAGCGTGAAATGGTCCGAGTTGGACCCTGCTTCTCGTATGTATGTATGGGACGAGGCAAATCAGTGCGCATATTTTCTGTACGAAAATCCGGAAGAAAATCATATCGATGCATTCTTCACAGAAACAGATCGAA